CGGTACACAGCTCGTTGGAACAGATCCGGGTCGCCACCAGCTCAAGGTGGCACGCATGAACGGCACCGGCACGGTAAGCTCTTCAGCGGTAAGAGACGACTCTAACGGCAACGATGCAACTGCGTACAACCATCCTCGTGTGGGAGCTATAGCTGCTGGTAAATACTTTGCGTGTGCCCCTACGGAAATAGCTGGGATGGCTATGCCCGGCAATACTGGAAACGTGTATACAACCCCTGTTGCGGGGACGCTTAGCCTCACGGTTGTTCCAGATATTGCTCCAGAAGTTTTATGGAGAACCCCGTAAAGTACAGTCTTTATTTAAGCACAAATGTGAAATAGTAAAACGAATAATATCTATCGATATTTGAGCATTTTTTAATATGACATCTCGTTTTACAGGTAGTGGGCGTCTTCGTGAAGGCCCGTTTGATCAACAGTATAAATGACGAAATATTTAGAATTAAAACAAAAGCTGCTAAATACAATCACTAACAAAGATGCCATCGAAGAGCTAAAAACAAATTATAAAAAGGTTATAACCATTAGAAAACTTGCCAGATTATATCACACTAATGAGACCAGTATAAGATTAATTTTAAAAGAAAATAGCATCAAAATAGGTAATTATGGACATAGAAAGGCGTATAGAAAATACATTTTAAATGAAGAGTTTTTTAATGATCTATCCTCTCCTGAAGCTGCTTATTGGTTTGGGTTTTTATTAGCAGATGGATATTTAAATAAAAATGGCTATATAGGGCTAGATATTAAAGATTTTGATCATTTAGAAAAGCTTAAAAATGTTATTGGGCCTACATTGCCTATATATAAAAGAATAGTTAAAAACAGCAAAAGAAATTTAAAATGGAATGATTCAGTTGTATATTACATGCACATTTCTTCTGTAAAATTAGTTGAAGCAGTTAAATTAATAGGTTTAACAGAAAGAAAATCTCAGAGAGAAATTTTTCCGACGCAAATAAATGATGATGTTCTTAATGTGTTTTGCCGAGGGTATTTTGATGGAGATGGTGGGTTTTCACATAGCAATGGGCAAACAACTTTTAATATTAGGGGATCTAAAGATTTTCTTGAAAAATATTTGTATATAATGGCCGAAAATTGCCCATTAGTATCAAATAATAAAAAAATAAGTTTTGATTCTGGCGCTCACAGGCTTCAATTTAATGGAAATAATATATCTGAACAAATAATTAAATGGTTATATAAAGATATTATTATTGAAGATAATGGTTTGTATTTAAACAGAAAATACAAAATAGCAAAACAATTTATGGATATTACATGAGCGTACCATTTAAAGGATCAGGAAGGCTTCGTGAAGGTGGTTTCGCAGCCACTCATTTACAAGATTTTAAAGCTCACGCACAAGGAAATGGGTGGCGGCACACTTCCGATCAAACGGACATGAATCCGGCTATAAGTATTGATAACGGTATATTCAATGCTGCAACAGTTCAGGCAACTTTAGAAAAAATTACCACATTCTTAAATACAACGGGCCAAGGATTTATAACAATTGGTGATGGGTATGATACCCAGCATGCTGATTTCGTTGTTGGAAGTGGGGAAGACGTATCAAGTGCTTTTAATGATGCATTTATTCATCCTAGATTAGCGAATGGCGGAGTGATTTTAGTAAAGGCAGGAACCTATCGTTTAAAAACAACGGTTACTGTTCCGTCAGGGTTTGTTATTATGGGCGAAATGGGAGGCACTATTCTTCAGGGCGAAGTAATTGAGCAGCCGATGTTCATAATGAATAGCGCCACAGATAGGCCGCAAATAAGTTCTGATGGCATTTTGGCAAAATACCCGTTGGATAAGAGCCAGTTTTTTAATATTGTTCTTGCGGATAATTTAGACGGATATGTTAATTCTGGCGCTGCGTGCATGACAACTGTACCAATGATTAGATGTCAAACCGGATCATATGTAATTTGTACTCATACTGCTTTTTTGGGCAAAATGGGAACACTTGGTGCTGGTCCCGGTTTTGGAAGAACAAAAACTTTGTATGCTGCTGGGTTTACCAATACTACCGCTAATGAATCAACGTTAATATTTGAAAATTGTACATTTGATGGATTTACGTCTATTGTCAAATATGATCCGGCAAATATAAATGATAAATTGATAATAAATGGATGTAATGGGCGGGCATTTGGAACGGAAGCGTTGGCAGACAGTACGAACGCAACCAAGAATTGTTTTGTACTTATAACTGGAACAATGACAGTTTCTATTAAAGGTAATAATTTAATAGGAACTGACGGAAATAGTTATATATTCGCTCTTGTTACATTTACTGCTGGAACGCCAATTATTTCAATCGCAAACAACACTGGAACAATAAGGGTTCCATCAGTATTCGAGCAGCTTGTTAATAATAACGGATCTGGCATATGGGAAGAAAGTACAAATAATAATTTATTTAATAACAAAAGTGATTTGACAATTAGTGCTGGTAATAATGCTGTTGGAATACAGAGCAATAATTCCGGACTTATAGTTTTAAATGGATCTACAGGTCAATTATTGTTGGGAGCTAATAGTGCCGTCATATCATCATCAAATGATATAACTGTATCTGCCGGTGATGACATTTCTATTACAGGCAATGATTTTTTCTTTATTAGATCAGATAATATCATGAGCGTTAGCTCCGAAAATAGTTTGCTTCTTTCTAGCGACACTGATCTTGCGCAAATATATGGTAGTGGAATTTCTATTACAGCAGGTGTTAATGATGTTGATATCCAAAGTACATCAGGTGATATCTCTATTGCCGCTCCTGCTGGTGATATTAGCGTTTCTTCTCAAGTTATTCTTTCATCAGCTGGCAGAATAAAATATAGAGTTACATACGGAACAAATACGAATTCGACTTATTTAATAACAACAACTGATATACTTATTGCTCGTGACTTAACAATTACAACTCCGCGTAATTATACAATAAGTAATACTGGGGCGGCTCTTGGATCAATAATTGAGTGTATTAATTTATCCATGACATATTCAATTACGTTATTAAGACCAGATGCGGTTCCAATTATTGTTCTTGAGACTGCTATACCTGCAAATTTAAATTATGCTAAATTATGTTATTTTGATGCTGATGACGGTGACGGTCTTCAATGGCACGTTCTTAATCTTTCTTTGTAAATTAAATGTTAATTAATAACAAACAATTATGTGAAGATTTGCATAATAATCTTGATTTGGTTATAAACTATCTTAATTATCATTTTCCGTATGGCCCCGATTATTATGAGCTAATTTTTACTAAATATACATGTGATGAGGTTATATGTATGCGTAAGACTGGCATGCCTCTTAGTGCAGAAGAAGCGGTTATATTAAAACTTTATAAATAGGAAGAAATATGAAACAAGAACCACCTAAAATGGTTTATGATGCGTTAATTAAGTTTTCGTGGAATGAATATATTCCAGAGGAAATTTTAAGAAATGATACAGAGACTTTGCTTCTCAAGCATGGAGCAAATATTAACAAATGCAATGTTTATGTTAATTATGATAGAGATCATTCGTATGTAAAAATAATGCCGAATAGATCTTTAGATGATTTTGCTCCAGAAGAATTAGACGCTTTTAGGCATATAGCAGATTTAATTCAGTCAAGATTATAATGAATATATTATCTGGTTCAGCTATTGATGGTTTGGAAGATGAAATCAAACCGAAAGAAGCTGCGGCACCAATGGTAATAAAGAAAGATTATAACAAAATGACTATTACTGAGCAGTTTGAATATAAACGGCTTCAAAAATTAGAAAAGCACAATAAGCTCATATTAATATCACAGTATAGTCAGACTCATGAATGGTCAGCCGATGGAGAATTTTCTACAAAAGCAAGAGTAGGATCTACACTAAGAGGTTCTTATGCGCCCATGGCTGGTAATTGCAAAAGATGTGGTAATCATTATCAGTTGTTTAAATTAAATCCTGCTCCATGTCCTAATCCAAAACCGTAATGCGCTAATAAAACTGTATTATATTATGCCGTGGCTTGTACCGTTTCAATTAGAATTATTTGAGAACGATGACGCTTATAATGTTGATGATAAAAGCGAAGAAGTCGTACAAGAAAAGAAGCAACCAACTGAAGAAACTGGGTATCTTACATGTAAAGTTTGCTCGGCCATAAACAATTATGAACTTCCTAGAATTGATTATATATGCCGTGGATGCTCAGTTTTTAAAGAATGGATAGTAAAGAAATAGAAATATATTGAATATTTACACATTTATAATAGGTTTAATATGTCAAAAAAATTATCTTCAGAAGAAATTGATAAGATACCAAAATCTAAATTGCTTGAAATGATTAATAAACTAAAGAATAAGATACGCGATAATGAGGTTGTCACGGATATGTTTGAAGAATATGGCGTTGATATTGATGAATTAGATTTGGTTCCAATTGCTTTTGCTAATATCGATGTTTCAGCCAATACTGATCATGGATCAATTTTTTTAAATTATAAATTGTTAGAAGATGGTGATCTTGATAAAAACGATCATTATTTTGTTCATGAACTTGTTCATTTCCTTCAACAAACTACGGGCACAAAACCTACGAAGGGAGCATCTGATGGACAGTATTTAGACAATAAATTTGAACAAGAAGGGTTTCAAAATCAAACTGAATATCTTTCTCAAACAAGAGGGGATGAGTCGGCAGAGAAATATATTGATAAGGTTTTAGATCATCATGAAGTAGAAGATCCAAAAGAACGAATGAAGAAAAGGAAAGACCTTTTACATTTAGCAATGCGTAGGCTTTAATGGTTTGTGTACAGTATATTCCACAATATTTACCTTCAGTGAAACGAGGGCTTAATACCGTCAATTCATTGGGTGACGGTTATACTATGTCTATATTTTGGGAACAAGCATTTCCTGATAATAACAATTTACAAATAGCTTACAATATTTATTTCTCCACAAGAAGAGAGTCTATATTTGCAGAAGGCCCAAAGTTTGTTTCATTAAATATAACTGGAAGATCTGCTTATATACAAGATTTTACTCCTGGTGATATGTTCTATTTCGCCGTAAGAGCAATGGAATATGATTTATTATGGTTTAATCCAAATCTGCTTCAAGATGGTGATGGTTATAATACTGGTTTAAAAATTTATCCAGAAAGCATGCTTCTTAGTGATATTACTGACTCAGATATGTTAGTTCCAATAGATGATATTAATATATTTCCAGCATACGGAGTTGTAGTTATTGGAAGCGAATTAATTAGGTATATTTCTAAAGACATTCCTGCCAATAATTTAATTGTTGGAGAAAGAGGGTTTTTAGGAACTGTGCCTCGATTACATACGGTTGATGGATATGACGGAATAAAATATTATGATAATCCATTGGCTCATTTCTTTATTGGGTTCGAGGATGGAAACAATTTTGTTAATCAGGAACAGAGCACATTTAATGATCCTAATTTTGCTAGAACAAATGCTGATGGATATAAAGAAAGATTACAAGATTTATTAACCACTAATTTAGAAGCTAGTGACGCAGACAGAGTGGATTTTCCGGCGTATGATTATGTAGGATGGCACAGAACAAATCCTGCTGATTTATTCAATGGGATGTGTTTGGATTCATATATTGGCGGAGAGAACTTCTGTGCCGATGGTTATGAAGGCGTCGGAAATCAAATTAGAAATATGAGCCTGGCACAACAAAGCGATAGACGAGAAGAGATGTTACTTGACCTTACTGGTGAACCTGTCGTTTTGGTTCGTAGACTTTGGAAAGGTGTTGTTTGTAGCTGCTATGAAATTAATAGAGAGCATCCTGAGCCGCGTTGCCCAGTATGCTTTGGCACAGGTTTTGTTACCGGTTATGATCAATATTTTAATCCTCGTAGAAGTGATGGTAGGATTATGGTTAGATTCGGCCCAACCAAAGAAGATCTGAAAATGCAGGATGTTGGGTTGGAATCCGAGTTGATACCGGATTGTTGGACATTAGTTATACCCGCTGTGAAGAATCGCGACTTCATCATCAGATTTAATCTTGACGGAACAGAAGAGTTTAGATACGAAATTCTAGGAGTCACTCGTAACAAATTAATGTTCAGCGATTCTGGCGGACAAAAATTTACAGCACAACGTATTCGTAAATTAGATCCTATTTGTCAATGGCGTGCGATTCGTGATACTTCAACAATACCTCGTGTTATTACTACTGACATTGGGTTTGTGCCTGGTCCTGGAGGAATAGCCCCACATACACATAATTTAGTTGTTAACGAAAACATTCTTTCGTTAGTTCAAATAAATCAAACCACCAGTGTTAATCCACCAGTTGGACAGGGCGCCCACAATCATCCTATTGTAAATGGGGTAATACAGACTGTTTTAGGGCATTCTCACAACATCAACCCTGCATTAATATAAACGTCTCTACATTTTGGGCACCACCGTCCGCTTTTTAATGAATCGAATGAGGCCTCCCAAACATGTTTATTTTTACATTCGAATTGAAGTTTAGTATCATAATTTGTATATTCAGTTGATAAACATTTGCCATTTTTGATTTTTGCAATTTCGTGCATATTTTCAATTGTAAGAAATTTTCTGCTCATAACTGACCTAGCATATATCAGCTACTTTTTCGATATTAAAAATATGATTGTAGATATTTTAATCAAGTGTGCAGAGTTATTTTTGTCTGCTGCAACTCAGTATTGGGGCAAAAAAGCATCTGGTATTCTTTTTGTTTGTGCAGAAGATAATACAATGTTACTTTTGAAGCGTTCTAGATCTGTTGAACAGCCTGGGACATGGGGCATTGCGGGAGGGGCAGTTGGAGAAGGATTTCATGCTAATGTCCACGGAGAAAAGGATCCTCCAAATAAAGTATTTTTAGAATCAGCGCAAAGGGAGGCTGAAGAAGAACTTGGATCTTTACCATGGACTGATAAGTTAGTAAATACCACAATGTTTACAGACGGCTCATTTACTTATAAAACGTATGTATTCAATATAACTTTGAAAGAGAAATTACATTGGACGCCATCAATTAAATTGAACTGGGAAAATGATGAAGCAAAATGGTTTACGGCAGATAGTATGCCCGGCAATTTGCATTTTGGATTGAAATATAGTTTGAATCAATTAAGCAAAGAACAGCCTATCGAACCAGCCGTTGTCGAAGAGATTCCTGATATTCAAGAGCCTTTAGAAGATCTTTAGCTTCCTTTGAGTTAGGATCTTTTGAAAGAAGCTTATTATAATCCTGAACGGATTTCATCATTTTACCGATAGACCAGATTGGCTCAGTGCGTTCGCCTGGGATTTCGCCTTTACGTTTTTCCTGATATTCTTTTAGCTCTGGCTCAATGGCTTTAAAGAATTCTTTGACGGCTTTCTTCCATTTATCTGGCGCATATTTTCTGAGTGTTTGAAAGTATATTTGAGCATCTGTTGTAGTTTTTATTGGACTAAATGCTTTAAGAGCTACTAAATACTTGGCCAAATCATTGCGTTGTTCTGGAGATAAATTTTTGCTTTTTGATTTAAATTCATCTACGGCGTCACCAAGATAAGTATAAAACTCAACATTCTTTAATCTTGCTCTTTGTGACCTATCAAGGTTTTTAAACTTCTCATCATCTGTGCGAATTTTTTGAGAAGGTTGGCCGCCTTCACGTTTTCCTAACATATTGTTTATTATATATTGGCCGATATGAGCTACTTCATGTCTAGCTATTAATTTTAATTTGTCCAAAGATTGATGAAATCCTTTTGCTGTTTGTGGCACAAGAGTCATATCAACTTCTATTTCTCCGGCCCTAGCTAAACCAGATCTTAAAGAATGGCCTTGAAAATCAATTATTATTTTTAAGGTTTTCCAGCCATATAGCTTGCGTTTCTTTGAAAGTTGTTCATAAGGACTCCAATTATCAAGATTTATTGGTATTTCTGTAGACATCTTGCTTCTGTAAGCTTTTGGCTTATCTGCGTATTTACTAACTTCTTTTTTAAGCTCAATTAAATCTTGTGAAGTTGAACGTATGGAATTTTCGTTTATTAGTCCAAGAACATGATTGGCATAAACTTTTGTAATAAGCTGAGCAATATCTTTGTATAATTCAGGAGGGCCTTGGTGAATACCGGCTGTTTTAACAAAGTGCTCAGAACATAGAGCAATATCGTTAATTAAGCTTTTAAGCTGATGAGCCATATTACTATTCTGCTATATTCATAGTATAATCTCCCGCATAATTCTACATTTAAATAGCGCTAACTATTTTTAGGAGCATCATGGACATCTTGGACCAAATTTTAAATTTATCAAACGCAGTTTTTTGCTTCGTTGTTGTCGTATTAGTTTTCATTCAGAACAAAGTGATTTCTTTATATTTCAAGAAAATGGCAAAAAGTCGTGTTTATAAAGAAATTTTATTGCCTTTGGGTCCAATCGGCTCAGGCGGAATCATGGCTGCTTTGATGAAAAATTATACGTGGCCTACAGATTTTCAAACATTTTGGCCAAGAGTGTGTTTTGGTATGACCCTCGGTTTATTATCAGCTCATGTATATAAAATTATAAACGGGTATATTAAAAAGAAAGAAGAAGCGGCTGGCATAGTGGATAATGATAAAGATATATTAACCGACAAATAAAAAATTCCATTAATATGATTACTAACTGAATAGCTTAATAAGAGAGCGATATAATGAGCGTTTATCCCTTTGATATAGATAGTGACAATGAGTTGCCGCGAATTAATGACAATATTACTGAACTAGGCGGCGAAGCTATAAATAGTTTAAGAGATGCGGTTTTCAACATTGAGGCCGAATTAGGCGTCAATCCAGCAGGAACACTTGATTCTTTAGCTCAATTTCTCTCTGTGTCATTCAATACAAATGGTACAATAAAAGCTTCAGCATTAACTAGCGTAGGCTTGGCTACATTACCAATTGTTGATAATCAAGTTGCCGATGGCGCAGGAATAAAAGAATATAAGCTTTCTTTAGATTATTCCACATCTGACTTACATACATTAATTATAGCAAATCAGTTATTATTAACTAGCTTGGTAGCTTTCACTAATGCTACAGAAACAAAACTAAACAGCCATATTGGTGGTGGCCCAGATAGTAATTTGCGTCACGTAGGCAGTCATATTGATTTAAATGCAGTTCCAAATGATATACGTGATTTAAGTTATGTATGGGGCGGGCTATTTGATAAAGACAATGTTCCTCGTACTGCCACAACCGTAGCAGAAGCATTAGATCAAATAAGCACAGAACTTGTTTACCACCAGAATATCACGCAGGTTAATAGTCCTGGGGCTCATCCAGCTTCGGCAATATCTGTAGATGGAACTAACTTTACAGAAATATCCACTGCTATTAATGATGTTCAGGAAGCGTTAGAAGCTTTGGATGCCGTTGAAAAAGCTGTTATGGGCATTCATCGTGCCACAATGCATTCGAATGGAATTCCTCAGGACTCAAGATCGCAATCCTTCGTTAACCCAGACGGATATGGTCAGACAGTTGTGCCTTCAACTTCAGCAGCTTTACATGTGGCTCATAAACCGCCTGGTACGGCCCCAGTTGATGATACCAATAACGGTGATGAAATAATTTCATTCCATCCAGACAATTCTAATTTTATATTCGATTCACAATTTAATCAAGTTCGCGTTGGTGATATCGCAAGAATAAATTATAGAAACGGTTTGGAGGCATCATCAATAGTAGAATCAATAAAATATACTCCTGGTAGCGAATGGATATTAAGAATAGCTAATACCAATCTTGTTGATACAGATAGTACCGATGGATATATGGATGGATATGTTCGTATTGATCGTCCATTATTTGACACCAACACATATGGTATTATGGCTGTTGCAGCTGCCAATGCTATCCCTCAATCTTTATTCTCTGGGCTATTAGGAAGCGTTATTGTTGGCCATCCTAGCGGAGCAGTAGCTTTAGGAAATGGCTTCGATCCTAATCAACTAGATGCTACACATTATCTTTTATATTTACAATTATACCCAACTGGCAATCCACAAGACAGGATTATTTCATTGCCTGGTATTGACGTAACAGGAAATGTTGGAGCAACCGTTGGTCAATATACCCTTGAAAGAATTGTTAAAGCTACCAATGATAGTTTAAGAACAATTGGGTATAACTATAGATTTATTGCATTTGAACATATTTCTGGCAACTTTGGCATAATGTTAGCTGACGCAATTAGCGGAGCTTCATTCTCAATAGTTAATGGAAATAATAGCAGTGGTACTTTAGTCACAGGAATATTCGTTAACAACGTTGTTGGTAATGCAATAACGTCGAATCTTGATGCCTTAGGACTTGGTTTTAATCGTGCTGATTTGGCCAGCCCGATATATCAAATAACATATATTGATGCAACCGCTGCTCAATTACCAACAAAAGTAATTGTTCCTCTTAAAAATAGAAGTTATGTTGTTAACGGCCTTCGCAAAGAAGGATTTGCTCCAACGTATTTGGCCACGTTGGATCAAAACAGAGATGGTTATTGGCCAGCTACCCTTATCAACAGAACGCCAATTGGAGTTACCACAGTTGAGGTTACATATCGTGTAAATCTTGAACTTCAACCAGCGGGATTAAAGCCTGGCAAAACCATTGTAGTTCAGAACGCTTTGCCATTTACTGATCCGAAATATAATGATGTTGATTATGGGCGTTTTATTATTAAGGAAGTTACGTTTGAGTCTTGTGATCCGGGATTAGGAAACACATTAATAATAGTAATTAATGGTATTCATGCAACAGGGCTTCCAACAAGTTTTTCTACTAGCCCAGAAATATCAGTCAATCTTTATTTCTCTGAAGACTCAGTAGGAATCAATTTAACTAACGTAAAAGATCCGACAGCAACTGCTACTGATTATCATAGATTGCATGAAATTTATGTAACGGATAAAGGCAAAACATTTAGTCATGAAAGAGCGCGCATGCCATTACAAGGAGAAAGCTCTTCATTATTAGCAACTAATAAGTGGCACATTCTAGATGTATCACCAAAGTTGCGAGGTTTTGTAAACACTGTTACATTGCGAAAATATATCAGATTGGCGATTGTAAATTACGCAGTTGATACTGGTGAATTTGATGGATATATTGGAAACCCAAATGCTATTAACCCAGTAGTAGATTTTCCAGGAATATTAGTTACTGGAAAAAAGAATGTTCCTGTTAGATTTTATGATGATAGTGGTGCTGATTATATTGAATTAATATTTAGAGACGAAGAAACTTCCCCTGCCGGATCTCCAATCGAAGGCAATGCGGTTATGTCTAATGGTTCACAAAGAGCTATTGATATAGAAATATTCCCGACATTATCTTTGGATGACGAAGTATTAAAATTAGCAACATGTGAAGTTAATTGGTCGCCACAAACTGGAACTGATAATATTGAATATGTCAAAGATCGTCGTCAGCAAGGAAGTATTAGCGAGCTTGAGTTTACTCAGTCAGCAAAAGATTTTATTCAATCTGGAGACAGGCATTTACATGGCAATGGAGTTATTCGTGACCTTGGGTTCAGGGTTAAAAGCGCAACGGATACAAGAGTATTGTTTTTCAATGGCGGTGTTGCGTTAGTAGACGGAGCAACGGTTGTGGTTAACCCTGGAGGCGTTACTATACCGGTAATATTTAATACATCCCATTCAAAACCTGATATAGTTGTTTGGGCAATATGTGTTGATAAGTCTGGTCATTTTGTTCCTATAATAATTTCTGGCGTTCAATTTTTTGCGCAAGATAATATAAGCGGAAATAAATATTATGTACCTTCGGTAACATTTTTTGAATTAATCAATACAAGAAAAGATTTAACTCTTATTGCTACTGTACAAGTAATAATAGCGTCAATTACAATTGGTGCAGTGAAAGACGCTAGACGTTTCGTAACAGACGAAACTTTAAATATTCCATTTACTTGGGTTCCTGCGCCGAATAGGAAAACATCATTAGGCGCACCAGAAGTGAATATATCTGGACACTTCCATACACTTGCTGCTTTAAAAACATGGATACAACAATATGGAGCTTTTGATAATATTGTTAAAATAAAAGGCGGACAAGTAATAGATTCCACTTTTGATTTTTCAGATTTTGTTTATCCTGTTGTGTTTGAAGGAGTTGGGCAGGCCGGTTTTGTTGTCACTACTAAAATAGGAATTATTTTAGGATCTAACATATCCTTTAAAAATATAGAATTCGCATATTTACCAACTGGAGTCACTTATATTACTCCTCCATTACGTCCTGTGGATAACACGGTAGTTGTAGATTATGTTAATGCCAATGTTGCAGGCGGAGCTGGATGTTTATATGCAAGTGGAGTCATATCAAATGTAAGAATTGAAAAATGTACTTTTATTAGTACTTTGGCAGTTCGTGCGCCATTTGTTATTTTTAATACAACAAAAGGCGACGAAATAGACAACATTTATATTTGCGAGAATTTATTCCAGGATAGCGGAAATGGAAAAAAATCAGCTATAGCTATAATACATTCTAATACTGGAGCTTCTTTAGATCCAGCAAAATTGTCTAACTGTTTTATAGAAAATAATATTTGTGATTCAGATCAAAATATTGTTATAACCACAGTTCCTATTTCAAATAATATTATTTCACCAGGCATTACAGCATCTAATACTTTTATAAGAAATAATACATGTGGCAATATAGGGCAAATAATAAGTGCAATTGATGATGGATACGGATCTCAATCTATAACAATAGAAAATAACAGTTGTAAGTACATTGCTAATTTAAATAGCTTGGGTAATTATCAATATGCTAACGGAACAGCGCTTGGAACAATTTCTCATAATATGGGGAATGTTATTATTAAAAATAATTCATGCAATTGGATACATTGCACAAGCGTAACAACTAACTACGGTATATTGTCAGCTGGAACATTACTTATTGATGGAAATAAAATAAGAGCTTATGACGAAAATTATTTAATTATTTTTGGAGCGAATCTTTATACGGTAGCATTTAATTATGCTATATCTGTTCAACCAGGAGCCACAGCAGATGTAGGTAATACGGAATGCAGAATAATAAATAATACTACTGATTTTGGAATATTTGCATCTGTTAAATATTCTTATACAATGTGTTGCCGAACAGAAATGTCTTCAATTGTAAAATCTAATACTTTCAAAGGTATAAAAGATGCGGTTGGCGAAAGTATTATAATATACGCTCATGGTCTTCGTACAATAATTACTGATAACAGACTTGAAAGAGGAAGCAATAAAGTATTTTATTATATTGTTAGTCCGAACGCTTCTAATAGTACTGGTTTAATTGTTGATAATGCGCTTGATAATTTTACTACGGATGACGTTAATAATACAAGTGTTATTTTTAGTGGGGCACATGGAGTAATAATTGAGCGTAACAAGAATCAAACTGGAACGATTATTCTTAATCCATCAAATGGTATTTTTTCAGTTGGTGAATTAACGAATGGGTTTTTGGCTGGTGATATAGGCGCTTTGGTTATTCATTATACAGGCCTGATAATTTTAAATACCATTGGTTATACAGAGTCATTTATTATTTATTATAATACCACTGATGCTGGTGCGGCTAATAGAGAATATGTTTGGGACGTATCTTTAGAGGAAATATTACCATCTGGCGTAGAAGTTATTTCATCCGAATTGACGGCGTTTTGTTCAGCGATTACCAGTTCATCAAGTTTAATAAGTATTGTTGTTGGCCCAGGTTATGGAAATGGAGCAGTATTAGGAACTCCAGTTATTGATTTTAGTGGAGCTTACACACCAAATAATCCAGTCCTTACGACAGCAAATACTAGTGGACTAGGATTCCGAACAGGAACCGGATTAAATATGCGATATATTTTAATAGGCAACATTCATTCAACGAGCGGGGCTCAAGTGCTCACTGCCGTTAATACCGCTTTGGCTTCACATGGTGGCGCTAAAATTACATATCGTTGGTAATCAAAAGCAGCACCAGCCGAATCCAGAAAACTTTTCGAATCCAGAATGGCTCTGAAGTGAATCTATATTTTGGCAAGTGGTATTAACAGGAACTACTGAGTTGGTGCAAACTATTAATGTTCTAATGCAAGTTCCTTGTTGAAATAGATTTATGCAACCACCTCCACATTTATTCGAAACGCCCATGCCATCTTCAAATTTTGCTGAACGAGGCGGGTTTTCTACAGGCATTGCTCCGCCGCATGTTTCCATAGGATCGGAACAGCCACTGCAATCAATGTAATTTGAGCATCCATCAGAAATCACCCCGCAGACAGGCCAGCCCTTCTCAACACTTAGCGTAACACATGTCTTGGGAACACAAGGCCCGCTACCTCCATTTCCGGTAGTCCCTCCAGTTTCAACGTTTGTTGAGCCTCCCGTTCCAATTCCTCCAACGTTTGTACCTCCGGTAGAAACAGAGCCTCCGGTAGAAACGGAGCCTCCGATAGAAACGGAGCCTCCGGTAGAGCCCCCAGTACCAACAGTAGTTGAGCCCCCAGCAGCTTGGCCGGAATCAGCCTCGCCTCCGCTTCCATCGTTAAATGAATTGCCAAGTTGGGTTGAATCTGCCCCGCCACAACTTACGGTAACAAGAGTGAGTATTGATAGCAATGAGTTTTTCATGGTCACACAGTCTCCTTCTATTTACATTGTAATGCCTCAAACCTTAAAGTCAACCCCTCTCAAGTAAGATATTTTAGCGCCGATATCCGCAGGTTTATGCTACATGCGAAAATTTCATCATAGGCAAATTCTCTTCAGAAACTATCGTTAAGTCGGCGTTATAATATGAGCGTGGAAATACAAAAATGCATAAAATGTGATGAATTAAAGATTTTGAACATCGACAACTTTTACTTCAGAAATGATTCTAAAAAATTCAGAACACAATGTAACGCATGCGTAATAGAGTCTAAGAAACAATACTATCTTAAGAACACAAATAAAATTAAGAACTATCAAAAGAATCGTCATATCAAGAAAATGGAAAGAACTAAAAATGAAAGAGGGTATATAAAATATGAAAAACTATTATCTATAGTTAATAGAACACATAAAAAATGTAGTAAATGCAAAATTGACAAATTATTGAATGAAGAGTTTTATAGAATACAAAACATAAAAATTATTAATGAATTAGAAAGAAAATATTGGTACGGACCATGCAGAGAATGTGAAAATAATTATGGTCATGATTATATGGTCACACACCCAGAAATGCGAAAAGCGCGAGCAAAAAAGGCGTGGCAACGAAATAAAATAAGATTGCAATATGATGAAAGCTTCAGAAAGCACAGAAAAGAGGTTCTGAGGAAATATAGAAAAGATAGATTAGCTAAAGATCCGTCATATAAATTGCATAAAAATATTAGCCAATATATAAGGATTATTTTAAAAAATAGCGGCAATCCAAAACGTGGTAAATCAATGCTAAAATATATCGGCTATTCAATGAAAGATTTAAAACAACACATAGAATGTCAGTTTGAACCATGGATGAATTGGAGTAATTGGGGTAAATATAACTCAAAAACATGGGACGATAATGATGTATTAACTTGGGCGTGGAACATTGATCATATAAAATCTGTATCAAAATTCAATTATTCAAGCATGAAAGACTCTGAATTTATTGAATGTTGGGCATTAAAAAATCTTAGACCACTATCGGCTAAACAAAACATATTAGATGGGGCTCATAGAGTTAGATAGTAATATTTCAGCAAATACATATGGCCGTAGGATTTAATCAAACTACTGATTTATATGCTATTCACAATATAGTCCAGAATAGTATGTTGCGATATTCTAAAGATATGGTAATTGCTACACTAAAGGAGTTTTTTGCAGATGATAGTTATTATCATTATGTAAGAGATGAGTGGGGATTTGCGAAAACTACTGATCATACTGATTTGGATCCGAATGCCGGATTAAATGATGATGCAACAACAAGGTTATGGATAGGTGAAGCTTTTCGTTATGATGGAATTTATTATCCCGCGCTTGTTGTTCGTGGTGGAGCTTTTCGTTATGTGCCAATTTCTATGAGTAGAAACAAAGGTGTTGTAATAAATACTGTCACAAAGTTCGTTGATGGATATGGTAACGAAAAGGTATTCAGTACACCTTCTCATTTGTTATTATCTGGCGCATGGGAAGGATCGATTACTATTGATGTATTAACTCGTGGTCTTCGTGATAGAGACGATTTGGTAGAATTGGTTCAATTATTATTTGTAGATATACGCTGGGATGAAATGTATAAAGCCGGTGTATCAATAAAGCCGAATGTTAGTGTTGGATCACCATCTGAAGGTGAAGATAGAAACGATAAATTGTTCAAACAGACCATAAATTTGGACATTAGAACTGAATGGAGCAGAGAGATTCCGGTGGATAATATACTTGATATTATTAATATTTGTGTGGACATTGGTAATTTACAAACTGCTCCACCAACTATTGCTCCAAATTTAAGTATTGTTACGTCATTGGAGCTTTTAGACGCATTACAAGGGCTTTAATTGATTAATTATAGCGGCTAACAAAATTGATAAGATATAGTTGGCAGAATTAAGCGGACTTTAGGTAATAATTCAACATTTTATTAACATGACTTTAATTTTGACAAGAGGATTTTAACATGCCCTCATTTCCCGGATCATCCAATGCTTTGCCAGGAGTTTTTTCTCGCGTTGTTACGTTATCCAGAGGTGTATCCATTCCTGGAGGAGTTCGTCTTGCGGTTCTCATGGGAGAAGGAAGCCGTATCGAAGACCTTATTGTTGGAGCTACTGGTGATGGCAATGACGGATTAGACCCAACTTATACGACTACTGTAGGACGTGACGGTCGGCATTTTCGACTTAGTTATGCTCCGGTAATCAGCAACAGGACTACTGTTTTCAAAAACGGTATTCCATTAGCGTTACTTGAGGATGATTCCGGCACTGCTACTTTTGATGCAAGATACGATGCCAGAATTGATATAAGTAACGGCGCTATCGAGTTACAACAGGCTCATTTAGTAGATCAAGGCGGCTCATACTTCTCTGTCAGTTCACTAAACGTTGGCGATGGAACTGTCACCAGTTTACAATTAGTGGATGTAAACGCGCCAACTGAGACATGGACAGCAAGAGTCACTTCCGTTCGCAGAGACGGTTATGGAGTGCCGATTGATGGTTATGCTAAATTCGTTGTTCAAGGCTCAATTAGTGGCAACATTTTAGACGGCTATGGAAATCAAATTACATGGCAATCAAATGGAGTTGTTGTTAGTAATACAATTTTAAGTTTTGGAATCACAGAAGGCTCAACGCCATTTACAGAAGGTGATAGATTCACAATCAAAGTTAAAGGCGGAGCATTAATAGCTGGTGATAATTTATCAGCAACGTATATTGCCGAGACAGATATTAATGATATTGAGTTTTTTACCGATATTGGTTTATTGACAACTAAACACGGATCTTCAAGTTTAACAAATAGAATTTCACTTGGGGCTCAGTTAGCTTTTTCTAATGGTCCTCCTGGTGTTTTCACATGTCAAACTGCTCCAGGCATTCCTCGCAGAGTATCTTATATTCTTGAGAGCGATGCTGCTGGTGGAAGTTCAGTTGATGATTTCACATTCCCGTTGCCAGTAGGAGTCATTCCAGATACGGATAGTAATATTAATATCTTTATTACAGATCCGGCCACTGGAATTGAAAGCCAAGTAATTCCTAATAAAACAGCTTTTTATGATCCTACCATTACTGCCAGCACTTCAAGTTTTATATTCGGCGCTGGATACACATATTCATACACTGTTGTTTTGGAAGACTCAGTGCAGAAAGAAGGTCACGATGGTACCTTGACTGCACTAACAGCGACTACAGCAACGTTCAGTAGCACATCAATAGCGTTTGGACTTGATGATGAAAGTTTAACCAGGAGTTTAAGAATATTTGATTCTACTGGTGGATTAAATGATGGTTCATTTACAATAACTGATGTAACTGATGGTGTATTAAGCATCTCACGAGGCGTTGGAGTATTCTCTACTGAAAGCTCGGTTCGATTTGAGATAGTAGATTCTGCGTCACAAACCGCTGAAATACTATTTACGGATGACATTCCAATTCTAGCTGGTGCTCAAGTTAGGGCTACAATAGTAGATATTAAGGATGCTGACTTCTTTGATGTTGGTTGGGTTACGGCATTCGAAGAATTGGAAAAAATTGAGGTTGACATTGTAGTCCCTCTTCCGTCTCAAACAATTAGTCAAATTTTGCAGAACGCACGTATTCATTGCGAAACGATGAGCAATATCAAGAATCGTCGTGAGCGTGTATTGTTCACTGGGGCCATCAACGGATTGCTACCTGAGAATGTAATTGGAACTGAGCCAGCTGCGGTTGAAGATATTGGAGTTCTTGAAGGTATTCAAGGAGATGACACTTCAGAAATATTAGCTGGTGATACTGAGGATCTAGCTGATTACGGTGTGCCAAATTCATTCGGAGATACATTCCGCGTTGTATATTTTTACCCGGATCAAATCGTAGTCCAGATTGGAGCTGACAGAACAATTATTGATGGATTCTTTATTGCTGCTGCCGCTGCTGGATATCTATCTGGTGTGCCAAACGTAGCAATTCCATTGACGAATAAAGTATTGAGCGGCTTTACAATTCTAAGAAACAAGGTTTTTAGGCCAATCATTCTTGAGAATTTGACTGTTGCGGGTATTTGTGTATTGCAACCAACCATAGGTGGCGGAAGAGTTATTCATGGTCGCACTACAACCCAGAGTGGTTTCGTTGAAGAACAAGAAGTAAGCATCGTATTTATTCGTGACAGAATTGCAAAGACAATGCGCGCGGCTTTCCAGGCTTTCATTGGACAAGCTGAGTCATCCACATTGCAAGGTTCATTGAGTTCAAGAGCAGTAGGTATTCTTAATGGATTAATTAGTCAGGGATTAATAACACAATTTGCCGATTTAAAAATTGCTCGCGATCAAGTTGATCCAACACAATGGAATATTTCCGTAGCGGTTCAACCAGTATATCCAGTTAACTACATTTACATTGAAGTTTCTATTGGATTATTATAACTTAAAGGAAACAAATGCCACTTAGGGACCAATCTACGCCTTTATATCAGAACAGAACCGGAACACATTTATCTACCAATATTATACTTTTGGTAAATAATCGCGCTATTGCTGCCGTAAAGACATTAGCAATTACAGAATCTCGCGGCATATCAATGATAAATGAAATAGGCTCAGATGGCCATATCGATAGTGCGCCTAACAAATCAACTGATGTTTCTGGCAGCTGCTCACGTACACGATTTAATAGAACGCGCATTGCCGAAGCTTTTGACAGAGGTTTCGTGCATGTTGCGGCACAACGTGTTCCATTTGAAATTGTAATTCAAGATAATTTCCAAGGCAGCGATGATGACAGCAAAATTATCACTACTATACGAAATGTTTGGATTGAAAGAATAGAGGTTACTTATAGCGCAGAAGATTTTGTTATTGTAGAAAACATGAATTGGCAAGCAGAATCAATTGATAGCCATCTTGGTAATCAGCAGAACGTAGTTGGAATTAGTCATGCTGGAAATAGTGCGCCAAATATAATTAATCCATTTGAAGCTTCGGCCGATTTTGGCACTTATCGTGGCGCTCTTGATGGCGCGGGTCTAATTAACGCTGTTGTAAACGGCACTCTTTAATTAATATTCAGCAATAATTCGGCGTTATATATATAGGAGGTAATTGCGCTACTGCCAATTAAAGCAGAAGTGCATGGCATAAGTTTAACAAATAGGAGAGTAAGATGGAAGAGCAAAAAGGCCGAAGTTCTCGTGGAAGTATTGAGAGTCCGTTAGGCCGAGTTAATATATCATCGTCCGGCCAGAAACGACCAATGATTAGTGTAGACGATCCAACAGACCCTGTATCTCCGGAAGGACAGTATGTACAGGAATCATCAGTGGCAGATAGACGCAGAGCTTATGCCCAAGCCCAAGCGCGTGAGGAACGTGTTGCGGCAGATGCTAGAGTTTTAGCAGAGGAAGCTCATCGCTCCAGGGTTGATGAAAGAATGGAATCTGGAGCAAAGAAAAGAACAGAAATATTATTAGGACTTGGAAGAGGGGTAAAAGATGTTGATGTTGAAGGCATAATATTTTCTCTTAGAACATTGAAAAATTATGAATGGAAAGATGCGATAAAAGCGGTAGCATTATCAGAGTTGGCTATAGAGCAAGCTTATGAAATGAGGGCTCAAACATTATCAAGATCTATTTTTGCTATTGATTCTCAGTCTATTGAAATGGTATTAGGATCCTCTGAATTAGATGATAAAATTGATTTTGTACAAAATTTAGATGAGGCTGTAGTTTCGTATTTATATGACTCATATAATAAACTTGTTGCTGAAAACAAGTCCAAATTTAATATTAATTCACCTGAGGGAATTCAGGAGGTGGTTGAAGAAATAAAAAAATAACAAGGGAGCCAGATCACAAGTTTTTGTCGCATTTAGTTAATACGTTCGGAAGGCTCCCTGATGATTTATTTTTTGAAGAAATGGATCCTATAATTCGACTTTGGTTGTATGAAAGTTGGATTGCAGATTTAGAAGATAAACACAAGTTTATGAAAGATTATACAATTTTGGGCGGTTCATTTCACAATCCAGATGCAGCTAAGCAAATGATGCAAGCAGAAAATCCAAGTATTATTTCAACGGACGAAGAATATGAAAAGTCAACACAAATGGTATTAGATGAAGATAAGTTAGACAAAGAGATGCAGTCAGGGCACAGAAGACGTAGAAGACAAATTAGAAAAGTGATAAACAAAGATAGCAAATAGGTATAAATGGCTGATATAAAAGATTTTCAAGTTGAAGAATTAAAAGCCATGGCAGAAGGGCTTAGTGATACTCCAGCTCTTTTAAAAGCAATATCGGAAGGACATGGCCATGTAACTGAAGCAATGGCTAAAACAATAGAGATATGGCATAAAATGAGCACGGCTGCAACCAGCACTCTTGGACAATATTCAGCATTTGGTAATGTAGCCTCTAATTTGTTTCAAAAAATTTCAAATGGTAGCAAAGATGCTATTAAAGCAGTAGAAGATGCATTAGGCATTAGCTCACAAAAAGTAAAAGAAATGTTCAGAGAAAGTGGGGAAGATATAGCTGGTTTTACAATTATGGCTTTGCAACAAAGTGAGAAATTTAGAGCGGCTTTTCCTATTCCAGAATCATTAAAAAGTCTTAGTCAAGTATCTGGTGACGTATTAGGAAGTGTATCTAGTGATTTTGAAAAAGCTACACAAGCAGTTAATTTACTTCCAAAAGCATTGCGTGGTGACGTTAATGAAGCGCTTAAGGGTTTTCAAGCAGTTGCTGGACAATTTGAAGTATCAAGAAATGCAGAAAATGCATTAATAACATTACAAGCACAAGCTGGTAATTTAGGAGACATGTTTACCAGTTTTGGTAGTGATTTGAGTGGTATTGATTTAATGATGGATAATTGGGGAAAACGTATGGAATCAACTGGTACAGCGGTTGGTATGAGTTCGAATGAAGTGCAAAAATTTGGATTACAGCTTCAAAAAATCCCTGGCATTATGACTGAAACTATTAAAAATATTGATGGAGCTGGTAATTCAACGGATGTTTTAACTGCGGCTTTAAAAATAAATAGAGGCAGTGTTCGTGATTTAGACACTGTGTTTGGAGTCATGAATAATCAAATGAGATTATTTAATACTAGTGGAGAGGATTCATTAAAAATAATTTCTAGAATGCAAGCGTCTGTATCAGGCCTTGGAATTCCACTTGATATAATGAGAGGGTTTATAAATAACACTAGTTCCGCTTTTAAATTTTTTGGTGATAATTCTCAAGCTGCATTAACTATTATGGAGAGGATGGGACCGGCATTAAGTAAATCTGGAGTTGGACCAGAAGGTATTGCTGAAATAGTTGGTGGTATGGTCAAAGGAATTGCAGAGTTAGATGTTGCTCAAGAAGCTTTTATTTCTAGTCAATCTGGCGGCCCTGGAGGACTTCAGGGAGGATATCAAATTGAATTATTAAAACAACAAGGCAAATCAGATCAAGTTTTTGATATGGTGCAGGGTGCTTTGAAGAAACAATTTGGTGGTGGTCCAATTATTGGTCTTGAGGAAGGAAGCAAAAGTTCTGGTGCCGCAGCACAATTAACAAAAGAAGTGGCGTTTTTAAGGCAAGGCCCATTTGGGCAACTAGCCAAAAGCAATGCGGAAGCTTATAAATTATTAGATTCTATGAAAACCGGTTTTGGAAAAGAAGCAATAACAACACCGGAAGAAACAACTCAAAAAGCAATGAAAGCCGGCGAAGCTGTTCAAGATAAGCAAACTCCAATAATCACAGGTATAGCAAATTGGGTCGAACGTATTGGTATAATAATGACAAACGCTTCTGCAAAAACAGCGAGAGAATATACTACAATTAGTGGGCCAAAGATTATTAATCAATTAATGACAGAAGGAAAGAAAACTGCTGCTTTTGATACAACAAGAGTAGTTGAGGCTGAAGCTATTAGAAAACGTGGAGAGGCTGGCGTTGGTGGAACAACTACGGCTGGTCAAAAACCCTCTGGTGCTTTAAAAACAGAATTTCTAAATGTAGCAGAGGTTGCAAAAAGAGCCAAAGAAATTGTTTTGCCAACACAATATCAAATTCCTATGGAACCAGATAGAGGTCCTAGAGATTTAATAGAACGAACTTCGGCTACCGCTCCGCCACAGGCTGGAGTAGGAAAGTTATTACGTTCGGCACAAGCAGCTGGTGCAACAGCTGAGGCTGACAAAAATCAAGCTATTAAATCTACTGCTCAAGATTATTATATTAATATTAATTTAACTGATTTGTTAGCTGGTAATAAACATATACACAATGTAGCTACAGCTGTTGTTAAAAAAGGACATGTGAATATTGAAAGTAGAGCAAGTGGCCTCCCTGCACTCTCTTAATGACTCTGTTAATAATTAAGGAATAATTATGCCAATACCACCAATACTTACAAATGATCAATTTGATGCATTAGGTCGCGCTGGTCTATCAGGAACGGCTACAAATAGCATTAATAAATTAACGGGAGGTATAAATTCTGGAGGTTTTGAGTCGAACGTGGCGCCTAGTACAAGCGGCTTCGGAACAAGGCAAAGCAGAGTTCCAAATAATAGGCCGGCTTCCGAAGCGCGTCATATGATGCGATGGTTAGTTCCTGAACAGCCTATAATACAAATGTATGTTAATCCTCAAAACTTTAAGGTTGATTATAAGAAACAGATATCTAAAGTTCGTACAAAAGGCGGATATGTATTACAATATTGGGGAGAAGAATTAACTTCATTAAGTATTAGCGGAACAACAGGAACATCTGGGATTGAAGGAATAAATGTTTTAAATGATGTATATAGGAACGAACAATTAATGATTGATCCATTCGCTTTATTTTTACAAGCGGATCGTGACAGGGCGGAAGAAGATAGTTTAACTGGGTTTGGCAGTTCATTATTTGGTCAAGTAGGAAAAATATTAACAAATGCAAAAGACGGTGGTATATCAAATGTATCTAGAGCCAAACCAACTCTTGCTTCTATAGCTTTCACAGTGGAGCTTTATTGGTCAGGAGAAGTATGGAGAGGGTTTTTCGAGAATTTTAGTGTTACTGAAAGTGCAGACAAACTTGGATTATTTGATTATTCTATGACATTTACAGTTACACAAAAACGCGGATTTCGTAATAACTTCCTTGCATGGCATAAAAGCGCGACATCAGGTCCAAGCAACAGCGATCCCAGAGTTGGAGCGCCTTATAGTTTTGCAGGAAATACAAGCCCGGTTATTACAGCGCCACGTAACAGGGTTGATCAGCCAAGTCTTGACTCAACATATCCTAGCCTTGGGAACGGAGCCGCCGGTAAAACTAAAACACCAGATATTATAGATGCTTTTGGAATATTTTAAAGAGTAAGAAGATATGAGTTTTTTATCAAATATAGGAAAAGTTGGCGGAGAATTTCTAGCCTCTTTAAATGAACAAACGCTTTCATCAGAAAATACTATTAGATCATTAGATACGATAGATCCGGATGATCCAGATCGTGTGATTAATTTTGGAGCATTGGGTGATTTTGCAAAGCGTGTTGATCAATCTGCTCAACGTTCGTATGTTGAATCCGGTTATATTAGAAACGTTAAACCTAATTTTTATGAGATTCTTCTTCAAGAACCAAATATAACAATAGCTATTAAAAAAAGAATATTTTCTTCTTTGATTGATAATTATAGATTTGATTTAATGGATACTGGAGATAAGTTATTTTTCAGGGCGTCTAAAAAATTATTTCAAAATAAATGCAATGCTATTTCAACTTATGAAAAATTAAGTAAAATAGAGAGGGTTATTAAAAACAAAGGCGCATTAGACGAATATATGGTTCCTGCAATTTTAGCAGGAGTAGATTCGCTAGATGCTTTGGGTGTGGATATCATAGATCCTAAAACCAGGGCTACATTAGACACGATTAGAAAGCTTACATTGCTTTCAGAACCAAATGAATTTACATCGTGGATAGTTGATAGAACTACGGCTTTTGCAAGTGATACTGGTGAAGGAACTGGCGTATTTGAATTAACCACTGTTGCGAGTGTAAATACAACAACTAGTGTAAATTTCAAAGGTGGAAGCGCAAGTTTGGAAATTGAAGATCCTTATAATTTAATGACTATTACTAATGAAGATATTAATAAAGCAATTAGTGATGCTGCAAATTTCTTTAAACAAAATAGTTTTTTCACAGTTACCGAGTCAGAATTGGATAAAATTACGAATGAGTTTAAGCAACAACTTAATCAATTGAGAGCGGCAAGGAATGTATCTGCTATTACATTCTTAGTAAATTCGTCAACTCTTTTATTTAAGCGTGTTCGCGCGATTATTGATGAAGAGGGTAAAGATATCATTTTTAATCATGATGCCGGGCTTCTTGGAATTGGGGCGTCGGTAGAATTAGATGCAAGCGTTTATGAAGGTCCTAATGGATTAAGCAGAACAAGGGCAAATATTGCTGTTGCTGAACGTTTAGAAAGCAGCAAAAGTGAAGAAGAATTATTAAAAGATATAATTAGAAACACATTTCAATTACTTAGTTTGCGTGATTCCACTAAATCTGCAATTAAAAATTTCAATGATTTGGGTACAGAATTAGGAATAGATATACATTATGCTCGTGAAAAAATGCGTTTGCATTATGCCAACAAAACTATTATTCAGCCAATGGATATAGTTTATGTATTTATGCAATCAAAAACAATAGTTGACAATAAAGTTACTGGGTTATTTGAGCCAAGTTTTACTGGTGGAGATATTATAAAAGGAATTAGCAGTGTAATTAATAAAATGCAAACTTCTTTTAATGACATGAAAAGTTTTTTTGGGGGCGGCGCAAAAGATTCGGCTGTGGAAGTAGAGAAAAACGCAATTGTTGGTTCTGATTTTCCAATGTGGCTTTGGATATTATTGCGAAATGATTTTACAAAACAAGCGGCAGGAGTAAGTACTTTTGTTGGCCCAGTAAAAGAAACGACAAGTAAGTATGATGCATCTAGTGGAAAGTATACAGTTAGTGTATCAATCGCTGATAATTCTCATTATTTTGAGCTTAGCCAAATTAATTTAAACCCATCACCTGACGTATTTAATAGTGTGATTTATGATCCGCTTACTCCGTTTAAAACAGATTTTGATGCGTCATCTGGCATTATGATAGGTAAAGAGTCTCAGTTATTACCTGAAAATCAAAGAATGCTAAATTCACCAAACGTGAAATTCAAAAACGGCAGATTTAGAGGCATTCAAGTTTCTCCGGCTTTATATATGGCTAAAGACGGAGAGTTTTCCGTAGCTAATTCTCCATTTGATTTTAGAGAAATTAAAAATGATCCTGATGGATTCGTATATCGTTGGAAGACTGGCATTGGCTCTCAAGTCGTTTTTGGAGAGCCACATCCGACCTCATCATTAGAAGAAGATTCTTCACCAAAATTAACGAAAGATCCATTTGCTGGCCAAGATGTAATGAACGTATTATCATTATTAGTAACATCACAGCCTTATAATTATAATACATTTATGAAAGCAGCTGTTGAGTCAGGTTCTATTAACAGAGATGATTTAACTAATGGCCAAGGATCAAAATCATTTTATCAAGGATTGTTGTCAGAGCTAACTGAGCAAAACTCAGTATGGGGAAATTTCATTCCATTTAAAAAACTAGTTGTTTCTGAGGGAGCATATGCCTTTTTGGCTAGTGGGCAATTTGATATTTCACAATCTAATCAAAAGATTAACGAATTAATAGAGCAACGAACAAGGCTTTTTGACACATTGGTGCAAACGCCAGAGGGACAAGTATTCGCAAAAAACCCACAACTTTTTAATATAAATGCGCAAGGACAATCGATACCATCATCATTGGCAAATAAATCTACTGGTGGAGCTGATTTATCTAGCAATAACGCTCAACAAGTACGAATGAAAATTGCCGAATTGGATCCTCAAATAGCAGAGCAACAGAATGCATTAAGGCAAAAAATAGCAAATTCCAACCTTGGTGATGCTGGAGGGATTCGTATTTTTGGAAACGACGTATCTTTTGACCCAACTGTTTCGGGCGATAGCACCAACGTTACTCAAGAACAATTACAACAGCAACGTATTGATTTTAGAAAAAAATTACATACATTAACTCAACGAAGATTTTGGAAAGTCAAATCTAATGATGATCAAAATCTTTTCATAGTTGATGATCAATATGATAAAAATTATGATATACAGTCATTCGAAAAAGGGTTAAATAATTTACAGCAATTATTTAAGAATGAATACTCGTCTATTGCCAGTAGCATTGATAAGGTAAAAAGCATATTAGGATTAGAAGTTTTTTCAGATTCGCAGGGACATATACAAGCCAGGCCTCCAGCTTACAATAAAGTTCCAAGTTCTGTATTTGAAAGAATGTTACGTGATAGATCTAAAACAGGAATAAGAGTATTTCCTAAATTATTAGAATCATTATTTGTTGATCAAGTTGAGGGGTTAAAACAACAAATAGAAATAACTGAAGATAATATAAGATTGCAGGCAGCTGCGTTAGGCAAAACTACTGATCTTAGCATAGAATCTTTATTAAGTAAGCCTACAAATATGGATACTGTTGTTGCTTCTAATTTCGGGTTTGTCACAAATGAAAATGGAAAACTTGGTATCAAAGATATTCGAAATTTAATATCTCAAGTAAATCCAGAAAATTTTGAATTAAAGCAAAAGTCTCTTAGTTCTTTTAATTCGCAAATTACAGGTCAGTTAAATGCGACATCTTTCTTTGATACTGATTCTAGAATTGCTATATTAAATAATAATCAAATATTTGAAAGTATATCAAACAGTAATGCCAGTATAAGAGTCCAGCAAATAACAAATAGATTACAAGAGGCCACTCAAGTAACTCCGCCAAATCCAATTTTAAATGTAAATCCAGTTTCTGGCCCATTACAATCTGATGTATTACAAATTATTAATAATTTGTCTTTATTGGTTAGTTCGCGTCAAAATTTATTAAAACAAATGTCTGCTTCAATTAAAAATTTAGAAGATGATATTGTTATAGAATATGATACCGGCCTTCCTAGAAAACAATTATTTCCAAATCTTGATAGCAAAAGAACTATACCTGCAATCATAGAGCATATGATTGAATATGAAGACAATGATGATCTTGGCCCAGGCTCTGGTGGCAGGTATATTATTAAAGAAAATCAAATTACAAATATGAGCATTACTGAAAGTCCGCCAGCATTTACTGCTATAGAAGTTAGTGGATTGTTTGGAGAAGGATATACTCCACCACCAGCCAGCTTGGCCGTAAGTGATTTTGGAGGAGGAGGAAATGCTGTAACCGCTGCATTTGCTGTTGATTATGACATGTGGCGTATGTATGGATTTAGAAAAGCGCCGACGCAAATGGCTCCATTTTTATCAGACGCACAAGCTCAATGTGCCCCATTCGCTGTTTATTTATTAAACTTAGCTAGAAAAGGTATTTTTCATGCCGACTTAACTATTGTTGGCAATGAATATATGCAACCAGGAGAGGTGGTTTATATTGAAAGTAAAGATTTGTTATTTTATGTAGAGTCAGTAACTCATTCTTTTAATTATAGTGGCTTTACAACAAGTATGAAATTAACATATGGTCATAATCCTGGAGAATATATTCCAACAATTTTAGATATTATAGGAAAGGGATTATATTCAAAAAGCAATCAGGCTAATCTGATAAAACATAATCGTCATGGAAACGCTAGTGGTGACATTTCACTTACTGTAGTAGCTATTGACAGCAGTGTAATGCAATCTATAACAGACAATGACCCTTTAACAGCTTTATTAAGAGGCAGATTTGCTTCTCGTAATATTAAAAGTTTGGCCGATATGGTTGTTGCTTTGGGAAATATAACTGCTCCAAATTCTAATAAAAATCCAACAATAGAGCTTCGTTCTTATAGAAATAACGATTTGGGATTTGCCGAAAGTCCTATATTAGAGAAAATAAAAGGCGCTATAATAAATTGGTTAAAAACACCGACTATTCGTTCAAGTCAAGATATTAATAATTTATTACCAGATAACAATTTACCTGATGAAATAAGACAAAGCCTTAATATTGAGTCCAGAATTATTGATCCATATCCAAAAAATACAGAATCAGCTTCATCCAAAGCGTGGGGAGCTGTAAGATATTTAGTTTCAAACGACGTTGATTTTAGTCAAGGAGCGAAAATTAATAATAAAGATGTATCTCTGGAAGATGAAGTATTATTCCAAAATATAATTGATATTTGGATTACATTTAAACAAACACCAAAAACAAATTCTACAAACAAAAACCAGACTGCAATTACAGATCAAGCTGCACAACAGTCAGTTGATATTGTAAAAAATAATTTCAAGTAATCAAATGGTAGAAGTATTTAACGTCCCACAAATTCGCCGCGCAACCATCCGTTTTTATAATGGCAATGGCTCAGTGCGTGTTGCCGTTGATGAAAGACGCATTGGTGAAAACAAATTAGAATATGACGCTCATGTGCCGTTATCTTGGTCAGGTCCTAATGGTGAGATTATAGCAGGATTTCCACCAACAGGAGCCCCAGTAATTATACAACGTGGTCATGGAGGCGAATGGTTTATTTTATCTTATATACGCTCTGATAATATATTTAGAAATTTAAATGCTGGAGGAACTAGCGGTTCCAGCAGAAATATAATGTCCGAATTTTCTGCTGGCCGTATTTTGCTTCAAACGGCTGCTACAAAAGGAGTTAGAAACAGATTATATGTAGACCCTATTGATGGAACCAATATCGGATCTACAAGTAAGAATTCTCAATTTGATCCTATTCGTGATATTGTTAGTCATAAATATGGTACAGAAATGTCTTTCACAGAAGCTCATCGTGTGATTAAAGGCAGAATAGAGAGGGATTTATCACAAAATGAATTGAGAGACACTACATCTTCTATATTAACTTCTCACGAATATAGCGACACAATGTTTGATGTCAGCATGGACAGTTCAATTAAACCGGCCTTTGTAACTACAAGTTCGCAGGTTCGTAATTTGCCTTTAGTTGAAGATCATGAGATTGTATATGAATTTGCAAATAGTAATGGACATAATTTTACGAATGATATTCAAGAATCAACATTATATAGCGATAACAAAACGCCTCAAAAACAAATTGGGGTAATGAGAACCGATAGTCGTTCTGACGTTTTTAATCTTAATTTAAATTATCCCAATCATTTAATGGAGATTATTAAAGGAACAGCTGTTGATTCATTAGGAAACATTCTTGATCTTAATAGAAGTGTTATTCCGATTGGAAAAGAAGATGACTTTTCTTTTAATAGAAATAAAGAAGGGAACGTTGATGCTTTCAGAAGAATTCGGGCGCTTCATAGAAAAGCAATAGCATATCATTTTGAAATCAATGCCAGAAAAAGATCTGGTAATGATGATATCTTTGTGCCACCCGACGTTCTTGCTGTTTCAAATATAACTGGTCACGCTCCTGATTACGGCAGAGATAGAAGTAGGTTTTTTATTGACATTGACAAAGAGGGGCAATTTAAAATTAATATCCCTTCATCCAGCGAAACTGGTAACGTTCCATTATTAACAAGATATGAAACTGGTTCCAGTATTTTATTTGCGCAAGGCGATATTGCAGATCCTAATTTATTTGGCAGAATAGAAGTTGATGGCGAAATAAGTAAACAAGATATTTTTCATGATGATTTTTCAAATGACGCCTCTATTTTTCTTACAGATCCGGCGGGCCAAGGCTCTGTTCCTTTTGATAGATTAAGAGAGGATGCTCCAATTAAATATGGAACGGCTTTTCATAATATATTGAATACTTGTCTTCAGTTTCAAAACAGAGATACAGGAACTCTTATTAATCCTGGTTCTAGTGGGTCTTCTCCGACGAGCAGATCTAGTTTAAATGCTCTCCCGCCAATAGACACTATAGTTACTGATATCATAATGAATTCTGGAGATAATGCCAATGCTGGAGGTCGAAGCGGTTCCATTAACCTTGACGGATTTTTATCGGTAAATATAGGAGCTAATACAATAGACCGTCAATCTTTATGGCTAGATTATGCAGGAGGCATAGTTTCTAATATAGGCAGGGATTTACGAGGAAGAAGTTATGTTGGAAATTACGACGGAGATATACTTATTCAAATAGGCGGTTCTACAATAGGAAATGGAACAGATAGCCGATTCGCTAATCAAAATGATGCTTATAGACAGGGAGTATTTGATATGCGTGTTGTTCAGGGTTCATCACAAGGCAGCAACGGCGGTCAATTATTTGTAATTAGAATAGATGGTGATGGATTAAAGATTGCTAGTTATGGCCGTGTTGAAATTGTATCAGCTCAAGATATGGTTTTTAGAGCAAACGGAGCAATACATTTTGATTGTGAAGAAGCCATAATGTTTTCTACATCTGACAATCAACGTCGTTTCTTAAGGAATGGTAAAGAAATTTAATTAGGATATATAGTGTGATGAGATGAGTATTGAAACCAAAATTTATTCAAAAGCAAACTTACTAAAAAGAGATAAATAAATCGTGCCATGTTCACCAAATGACAACAGCCTAAACCCAGCGTTTATTCCAGGTATTCCAATCCCTGGATTCGGGATCCCTTTTAGCCCTCTGTCAGTTCCGTTGCCGGATTTTACCTTTCCAACAGGATTCCCAGAAAACATATTAGATTTATTAAATAAATTTACTGCGTTATTTCCATCTATTGATTTTACACCAAATCTAGATGATTTAACAAACAGTATTCTTAAAGCTATTTCTAGCGTGCTAAGTCAAATAGCGCCATTTATTGGTTTATATAAATTTTTTCAAGCAGCTTTAAATATAATACTTTGCATTATAGAAGTATTATGCACTCTGCCAAATCCTTTTAGATTAGTAAGGGCAATGACAAGGTTGTTTAAACGTTGCTTGCCGGACTTTTTAAATCTATTTCCTTGGTTAGCTTTATTAGCAATGTTGATAGCGTTGTTTTTATTAATTTTGGCTCTTATAGAATATATTATTAATCGTTTAATTGCGTTTTTTAAAGAAATAATTAAAAATTTACTTGTTGTTGGCGAAGGACTTAATTTACAAAATGAAGATGCTACGATTGCGGCTGCACAAAAAATTGCTCAGTTATTGTGTTTAATTGATAATTTGTTAGCTGTCTTAGTAGCGGTAGCAGCAATATTATCTGTGTTTGAAGCTCTTGCTGGAATTGGAGGAAGAACTATATGTGGTGACACTGGTAGTAGTTCTGGTGACGATGTAGGCTGTTGTGACTCTGCTGTCTGTCCAGCTTTCATTTCTAACAATGAAAGTTTGATTGGTGTGAGCGGAGAGTTAGTTTATTTCAAAGCTATATTACCAGATACTAGTGGCTTCCCAGGTTTTCCAAGTTCATCGCTCAATCCAACCAGAGAAGAAAAATGGCAGTTTGTAAATCAAGCTAGTAATCAACAATATAAATTTAAAGAAATTATTGATGTTGTTATTGATAATGGAGTGAACCCACCGACTGAAAACACATTTTTTCCAGATGGACAATTTTATGAGAGTACAGCGAATGTATCTAAAATTCCTTATTCACTAACAATTACAATTAATAATTTTGACCCGAAAGTATTTCAGCCTTTAGATACAGGTGGAGCCAGAACATTTATAATCAAAAATATGATTGTTAATAGACCGTTTGTTGGTATTTATGATTATGATAATCAAATTAATACATCATTTAATGACACCGGAACTTTACCAATATCTGGCGGAAAAGTATACGAAGCTGATGGAGCCACAGCATATTTAGTAAATGGTGTTCAGGCAACATTAGAAACGTTTATTCATTCAGATCCTGTTATTATAGCATCATCTATTTCTAATGACGGTTATTATAAATCAGATATACAATTTGATTTGAATATTAATCATCCAATATTAATGAATTTTGGATTAATAACATTAGGCTGTATACCATCATTAGCTATTGAAAGATTAATAGTAAATACGCGAGCTGGCATAATTGATTCTGTTATTACTCAGGTCGGCCCAACTCCAAATATAACTGTTGCTCAAGATTGCGCAGCTAAAGCAATGGCTCAACTTAGAACTAATGTGTCTGCTCAAAACGTAGCATTAGCACAACTAGCAATCACAAGTTGCTTAAGCAAATATCAACAAGACGCCCAAACATATGTTGCCAAATTAATTCAGAGCGGCGCCAGTGTGTTTACAAGTACGGCAACAATTGATCCAAGCATTCAATTCATTACCAGAAAAATAAAAGCTACAGTAATGTTGAAAGATGCTGGCGGAACAAACATTTGTACTAATTTACCAAATGTTGTTTCTGATGTAGTGGCGGCCCAGATACAAGGCAGTGTTACATTGGGTGATATTACTAATTTTGTATATGATGGTTATACTGTTTTTAATGCAGATATTACAAGCAGCGCTCCTGGTGATGGATATTTAACTGTATCTTTTAATAATAATACATTTAACACTGTATTAAATCTAAGTAGTGATACAACTCCTTCTGTAATTGAAGAAGTTAAAATTCCATTTACATTTATTGGCACTGGTGTTGGAGCTGATTCTACACAGGAAGCTATGCCGCGTCGTGATTCTTCTGACGCTTCAAGAGATTAAAGTTAATTATGGTTAAATTAAAAACTGTTATTGAAAGCAATATTGATGATATCAATGGTATTAATGCCGATATTAACAATCTTGCTAGTAAGTATTTAACACCGATTGATGCTGTTCGTAGCAGGTCTAAACCAGCATCAATTGCTGCTACTGAAGTTACTCGCAATGATGGTTCAAAGAAAAAATATAATTTTGCAGGAATTGATATAAACACAAATAGAGCAATAGAAAGCAGAATAAGTGCTTTTTTAAGAACGTTAGGATTTCCAATTATGGATGAAACTGGAAATTTTTTCAATTCTGGATTTGACCCAGACAATGAAAGCACAATGCAAATATATATAAAAAGCAATATAATTTTGTCACCACTACAAACCGCATTGATGTTACGAGAAGCTATCGTTGAGGAACGGCGTTTAGTATTTGCTAACCAAGACTTTCCTTCTTCTGTTTATGCATTAGCGTTAAGATTTATTAAACCTTTTATGGTAATGGATCTCAACCTTGGTCCTTTAGATATAGATCCTCAAAATTTCGAAATATCTGATAGAAAAACAGCATTTAATAACCCTATTGCTAATAAGTTTTCTGAAGGCAATCATATTTTGAAACCATTTATAGTTGATCCGATGATTAATGATACGATATATCCTGCCGAATATATGATTGCTGTTCCATTTTTACCAACTATGGAAGACGCAAGTTTATCAAAAGATAAATTATTAAAACGACCGGCTATTGAATTTATTTGTCGTATTAGATTGGCAGATACTACTATTGATTCCGAATTTTTAAAAGAAGCACAACATATATTATCTAACAAAAATCCGTCAACTAAATCAGAGTCAGCAACAACCATTCGTGATACCGTATCAGCATTAGTAGGTCAAAATGATGTTAATGACAATGTTGTTTTACAAACCATTCAGGGATTTACTACTACACAAACCGTAATGTTAACAACATTAGTAAAAACTATAAAAGCTGTTGTTGAAAAACTTGATGAAGATATTGTAGAATTTAATAAGATTTATTCTGAATATGATTTGGAACCGGTACCAAGTATAGAAGGTCCTGAATTTTTAGGAACAGGAAAAACAGCTGCGTATATAAGAACATTTTCAAGTCAAGAAAATTCAGTTCAGAAAAATTCTTTATTAAATACAAAAATAGCTAGATTAAAATTACAACAACAATTACAATTATATAAAAATAAAGTTACTGCGCAAACAATTGGCGGAGGCAATACAGACATAAGCTCATTATTTGCCGTGCCTGTAATAGCATCGGCTGAAAGAGATTATAATACCGAAATACAAAGATTAGAAAATGACAGAGATTCTCATTCTAGTAAAATGTTAGAGATTTTAGCTGATATAGAAAAAATTACAGGGGAAATTAGTGGCCTTGGTTTAATTGATGTTTTGGCTATATACACTGCATTATGGGCCATAGATATAAAGACTTTGATAGGTTTTTTGGATGATTCAGCGTTTAATCGTTTATATGATTTTAATACAGATCTTAGAACCACCGATGTAGAAAGTAGAAATAACGGTGAAAAATTAAACGGCATATTGGTTTTGCAAAAATTTCAAGATAAATTGTTTAATATCCTATCATTTGCTGATAAGATTATGACACAAAAAAGGAATTCTCCTACACAAGCAGATGGTGGCGACGGAACTCAGGGATAACATGTCATTTGATTTAAGAATATCACAAGGCGATTTAGCAATAGGCTCCGATGCAGATTTTGATCGCGTGGAAGATACCGATAAATTAATTCAAGATGTTCTTAAAATTTTATTAACACCACTTGGCGGCAATCCTTTTCATACTTGGTACGGATCATTAATTTCTAACACGTTGGTTGGTAATGTATTTGAAGAGGAATTTTTAATAAAAATAGCTAGTAGTCAAATAAATAGCGCGTTAGAAACAATGCAAAATCTTCAAAAGGCCCAAACAGCAGTTCAAAAAGTTACTCCAAATGAATTGTTGGCAGCAATCAGAAGCGTTGATGTAAATAGAAACCCGGTAGATCCAACAATGTTTTCTGTTTTTGTGGCAGTATTAACAAAAGGCTTATCAACTGTAAGAACTTCATTTTCGGTAAATAATTTATAGGTATAAATAAATGCGTATTCGCACTCATAACGAGATAGTATTAAGCCTTCTTGAGTATTTAAGAACGGCTCAACCGAATCTAGATACTAAGCCTGGAACAGTTTCAAGAGATTTGGTTATTGATGGTCCATCAATTCAATTAAGCCGTCTTTATGAAGAGCTTGCGCGCGTTTCTAGCAAACAATCTTTGCGATTAGCCATTGGTATTGATTTAGATAGATTGGGTTCTAACTTCGGGGCAATCAGACAACGTGGAACAAAATCCAGCGGTCCAGCATTATTGACATTTGCCTCTTTAGAGGCTGATATCCCAATTAATCAAGGAAGTATAGTGACGGCTAGAAATGGAGCCTCATTCGTTGTTTCAACAGGTACCGTGGTTAATCCAGTATTTGCTAACTCGTATAGAGCTATCGCTGCTCAAAATAGGTCCGATTTAGATTTTGTCGGTATTTCAGATCAATATGCAGTATCAGTATTGGTAGAATCATCTGCGGCTGGAGTGCAAGGTAACATCTCAAAATATTCATTATCCGGAACACAAATTCAAGGAGTCTCGAATATTACAAACGTACAGCCGTTCGGAGGAGGAGGTCAATCTGAAGATGACGCCTCTTTTAGAGGTCGTATTTTAGGAATATTCAGCGGAGCTAATACTGGTACATCTTTGGGTTACAGAAATGCTGTAAACATAGATCCTGCTGTTTTAGATGCCATTGTAATTGAACCTGGCGATATTTTAATGACTCGTGATGGCACTCAGGTTATTACTGATGAAAATGGTAACGAAATAATTATTTCCGAAGGAACTGGTGGCAAAGTAGATATTTATATTTTCGGCACCAGATTATTAGAAACAGTAGATAGCTTTATTTATAGAGATTTAAGCAATACTGGCGACCCTACGAACTATCTTAATGATTTTGTATTGGGCCAAATTGATGCTGATGCCGGAAAAACAGTAACACGCAAACGTATAGATGATCTTAAAACTGATATTTTGCCAGAACAGCCAGTCAATAACCTTGTTAAAATTAGCGGCTCTATTAGCGGTTCAAATTTTATTGAAAGAACAGTTGATTCATTAGGAAGAGAAAGCGGTAATTACCAATTAATAAGAGATACTGGAGAGTTTGCAGGCTCGCCATGGGGCTTTGATAAATTACATTTTATTTCTAATCAAATTTCTGATCTTCAAGAAAACAATACTAAATTAACTTTTAATGGTCAAGATGCATTAAGTTACCCAGATGTTTTGAAAATATCAAATGTTACTCAAAATATAAATGTAGTTAATGAAAACAGCAAAATAAGCCGCAGTGATCGCACATCAATTCAATTGGCGCACACTCCTGTACAGAATGTAACTAGAGTTTTTAATTCAACGACTGGCGAGCGATATGTCGTAACAAGTCAAAACCCTGATGGCAGTGGAACAGTAAATACAACCGGAAGAATAATAATAAGTGGAAATTCATTGCCAGCAGCCACTGATATTTTACAAGTGGATTACACATGGGTTTTCCAATATAATGCGGACTTTGATTTTGATAATAGAATGAATGGAAGGAATATCAGATCTGTAAAAGATAGCGTTGATTGGGGGTTCTCCAATAATGTAAGAAGAGAGACTGCCACTTTAATAGCCTCTGGATCAACGTTATTAGTTACTGTTACACATCCAATAAGCACAGTAGTAGATGTTAATGTTTTTGCAACAAATAATAGCTCAGTAACATTAACCCAAAATAGATTGTCTGTAATTGTGACACAGCCGGTCACAAACGTTGTAAGTGTAATTAGAACATCTGATGGCGCAGAATTATATGATACAAGCAAATTTGATGGTTCATTTAGCGGGCTTACAATATTCTTGCCAACTGACACTGTAGCAGTTTTTGGTGACACAACAAGTGTAGTATATAATGCCGTTGATGTTTTTAACGCCGATGGTTACCAAGGTAATTTTAATCAAAATATAATAAATATAGTTCCATCAACAATTGCTACTGCTGGTTCAATTGTAGAAGTAAATTACATAGCAAACGTAAGTGCTATATTGCCTTCTACGACACTTGCTAATTTACCAGCAGTTCGTTCCGGCAATGTATTTAATACTAGCAATGCAACAGGTGTTGGAAATCAACCAACTTCTCATATATTTTCATCTCCAGGCGTAGTAATTCAAAATTTACGACAAGCTCCCAGCAGGCTTGCATTAAGTATTGCTGGCTCAATTTCACCAGGCATCATAACAATATCCGGAATAACAATCAGCCGCGCTTCTGACATTGTATTTTCAGTGACAAATTCAGGATTAAAATTAAATTTGTCTTCAGCAATACGAATATTTTTGGGACTTAATTCCAATCAGTCTGTTCCAAGTAATGTGAAATTGGCCAGAATAATAAATATGGAAAGAGTAACTACTACATCTAACAATGATGTATTGAGCGTTGATCATACGTATGATATAAAAGGCTATCATCTTAGAGAGAATACATTTGTTAAAGACGAATCAATAGCAGATTCTTCATTAACATATACTGAAGTTATATTGCCAAGCACCGCTGACAATGAAGCCAATTTGCCTACCGTTGGTCAAAAGATAAGAGTGACTTTTCATATTATATTTGACAGTGATAACGAAAGTGTTTATTTCAGTCGTGGAGGAACATTATTTACAAATAAAATATTCGCAATTGTTGACACTGTATCCATATCTAGCGGGTTTACATCCGGATCTTCATCCAGCGCCACATTATCAATTACAAATACTAATCAACCGATTACTGGAGCTAGGTATACTACGACATATAATTATCTAGCGCCTAAACCAAATGAGCGCATTATAATTAGATATAATTTTAATAAATTAATATCTGATTCAACATTAAATATTGAAAATTCAAGGCCTATAACAGCTGACGTTTTGGTTAAAGCAGCAACTTCAATTCCGATTGATGTTACTATGAATATTGTTGTTACAACAGAATTCATTAACAACACAACAACAGTTAAACAAAATGTACAGGACGCAGTTACAACAGCTTTAAATGCTAAGAATTTAGGAACTACAATTGATTCTTCGGATTTAATAAATGTTGCATATACAGTTAACGGAGTGGATAGAGCTATAATACTATATTTTAATTATGCTAATACGGCAGGTTCTGTATTAAGTATTACTGCCAAGGATAACGAATTTATTACAGCAAATGTAGTAACTATAAACATTGAAGAGCGTTAATAATGGCTAACTTAAGATTGGTCAGAATAAAAGCATCGGATAGCCAGCTTATTCGTGCTCAATTTACTGGCACATTAGATTCGTTGTTAAATGCAACGAATGTCACCGTTGTATCAAACGTTCCTGGCGTTCCTGATGCTGAAGTTTTAAAAGTAACAATATCAAATGATATTATGAATGTTATCGTTCGACCAATGACGCCGAACGCTGCATATTTTGTTACTTTCAAATCTTCACAAACCAGCAGATTTAAATCACAAAATGGTCAATCATTTCTTCTTGAAGACGGCAATACAAACGTTTCTTTATTATTGGGGCCGGAAGATCCAGCAGATATAACAAGAGATATTTTATTAAGTTATTTAGATAAACAAAGCATATTAAGTCTTGATAATAATACCATTGCTAGAGATATTGTTAATTTACAATCTAAATATATCGGCAAAGCTTTACATGATATTGGTCAATCATTAAGTGATAATTATTTAGAAATTTTAATACAGGATGAGAAAAAAACTAGAGGTTTGGGACCGTATGATAGATTAAATGAAGAGGGCGCGTATCAAGTAGATCGCGTTGGAAGAAATAGAACTGCTACTAATTTAAGTACAAGTTTTAGTTATACCAGCTTTCCTAAAGACCCTATTACTTTGTTAAGAACAGATGTAATTAAAGAGAAATTGTTTGCTGGAACTATTGCTGGCACATTTGATAATTTAATATTAACTGTTAAACATGGACCGGTAACAAAACTTAATAAAGCAATTTTATATTTTGAATCTGGTGGCAGTTTCGAATATGACCTTTCTACTCTTGGGTATCAAATTAAAAATCCTAATTATGATACAAATGTTGCATCAGCATTATTTACGTTGCAAGACAATCAATTTAATTTAAATTCGGCGGTTTTAGATAATCCCGATTTACCTGTACCTCAGTCTGGAGATACATTAGTTGTTGATTATGAATACAAGTCTTTAGGCAGAATTATTGATCCAAATTCTGTATTAGTGTCACAGGTGTTGGAGGCAACCCGAGAGGCTGTTCCTCCAATATTAAACCGATTTATATTAAAACACGCACCAGTTGTGACAGACTCTGATCAAATCCCTACGTCTGATGGTATTGAATTTTTAGACCCTCAAGCTAATCCACCATTCTCTAGCGTTCATCCAGCCTTTAAACATGAGATACCATTTAGGTTAGAAGGGCTTCCAAGGGTTACTGGGGATTATTCTGTTGATTATTCTAAAGGCGAAGTATATGTTTATGGAGCAACTACAAATGATGGTTCTGGTGTATTTCCTCCTGGAGCTACATATAATTATAGAAAATCATTTAGTAACAGGATTGATTATACATTCGATTTAGATACTGATCCAATACATAATTCTACATCAACCGGCTCTGATTTAGTTGCTAATCCATTAAGAGAATTGATTAGCCAATCTGTTAAAGTGTCATTTGATTTTGAACAGACATTGGTACCTGGAGTTGATTTTAAATCACAAATTCATCAAGAAGAATTAGACGAGCGTATAGAAAATAGATTAACAAGCACAGCCTCATTTCTAGTTAAAAACTCTCCAATCACCAATGTATTTAGAATATTTAATGAAACAAGTGGTGAGGTATATGCCTTAAATAGATTCTCTGATAATACCGTATATTTTACAGCCAATACATCTCCGAGAATTATTGATAAATTACAAGAGTCTATAAAATTTACAGAAGTATCTAACGAAACATTATTAGTTGATTTAGAATTTATTAATATTCTTAGTACCAGAATATATCGTTTACCGCTTGTTAATAATAAAATTATATCAACCACAGATGATGCAATAGGATCAAGTTTCAACTCAAGTGTGTCTTTTAGCAGAATTGATATATTTGAAAAAGAATTATATTATGATGCTCAAATTTTTGATGTAGCCACCAATACGGACAGGTTGCTCGTTGGACAATATCAAATAGATTATAGAAATGGGTTAATTTATGTTGGCGTAACTTCATCTCAAGTTTTAAATGTAGGAACTGTAAATTATGCCAAGCCAACAATTAGTCCTGAAAATCCACACGTCATTAGTGTGTCAGAATTGTTTTATAGTATTAATGCTGTAGCCGGCTCTAGCAAGATCATGGATTTCTCTTCGTTTGGAGAAGGGATTATCACGCCAAATAAATTTGATATTTCTGATGAGCGTTTTTTAAATGATGACGTTTCTTTGCCATACATAGTTGATAATGGTCAAATTACTGTTACGAATGATATCAAACGTGTTCGTCATATATTCGATGCATTTGATTTAAATAACCACGCTGATATAACCGATTTTGCGGAAGGTTCAACATCTTCTGGCAACGTTATTACATTGGATTCTACTGGAGTTGAAAAGAAAGAATTAAATACAGTTATTACTGGTCCATCAATTGTTGTATCGTTTATTTCTACTGGGGCTGAACTTTCTGATGTTACCAATGTTATTCGTACTACTGATAATGTCGAACTATGGGATTCTTCTGGAACATTTTCTGGATACACAATTAATCTATCTGGTCTTGGATCTCCGGTTCCAGGGGACTCGGTATTGGTTATTTATCGTATGAAATTGAATGGGGCGGCCACTCCAGTTGTTGACTACAACAGAGGAGATTATTTCGTTAATTATACATATTTGGCTGATGAAATATTGGTTAGTTATGAACATGGTGATAACGTATTAGATTTTAGAGAAAGCGGAGCATTGAACGAAGGGGAAGAGTATTTCGTTACATATACTATTGGAGCAGTTAGAGATTCATTGTTAAAAAACTTTGGAACATTAGTTGATCTGCCAATTTTAAATACGTTTGATACATCATTACCACGAGAGAATTATCGTGATGCTTTACAGGCGGCACTTCAATCATTCACAAAAGGTCCAACAATTCCGGCTATTACAGAGTTGGTATCACGTATCACGCATGTTGACCCGGAAATTATAGAATCTGTTTTTGATATATGGTCTTTAGGCATCAGTCATCTATTTCAAAATGCCGTTGATTGGACTGGTGATATTGCTTTGTTGCCTGGTAAATTCGATAACGGAGCGTTGATTGCAAATCCAGACGAAACTATTACGTTCCCGATTTCAAGCAATTTTAAACTTGAAGAAGGCACTTGGGAAGCATGGGTCATTCCTGAATGGGACGGTTTAGATAATGACTCTACATTAACCATATCCTTAACAAAGGATGGATATGTATTACCAGCAAGCAGCGTTTTTATTGGTGCGTCAAGTTTTAATCCAATTTATGACAGCAATAATTCTTTCTCAATTAATCGTAACGATGAATTAAGTCCATTAGGATTGCCATCAGCTATTTTTACAAAAACTGGTGTGTTCATTTTTTATAACACAGATACAAAACATTGGGAAATTTTAGCAAAAGATGTTCCAATAGTAGACGGATATGCATATAGAGGCGAGATACTAACTTCTGGCGAATTCTATGATGTTGGTTTTAAACAAAATCTTGGCGAACCAGACGATGTATTAAGAACTTTAAATAACAAAATTCAATTTACTTTTAATTTAAATTCTAATGACGCTGATGGTTACGCTGATGGATATGATGGATATACGGATGGATATGTGCCTGGATTCTCATTTGATGGCATTATATTTATGTCTGATGATAAACATTATATTTTTGATTTTGCTAAAACTAATACTACAAATAGGTTCTCTATATTCAAAGACGGAAAAGGATATTTAAATTTCCAGACATTTAGCAAAGGGAATCCGACAATTCCTGAAAATCCAATAAGTTCTTTTAAGATAAGCTCTGATATTTCTGACTGGAAGTCTGGACAAAAACATCATATTGCGGCTTCTTGGAGATTAAGTTCTGTTGAGCGCAGAGATGAAATGCATTTATTTATTGACGGTTTTGAGGTTCCGAATTTATTAAGGTATGGCGGCAGACCTATAGCTACATCTACGGATAGATTTAGAACTATTAGCGCTGAAATTGTTGCTGGAACTGTGCCGTTAACAACAATAACAAACAAAGATTTAAATGTAACAAATGGTTCTTCAATAGTATTTTCTGATAGCGTTAATTTTCAGACCTCCGGTATTTTACCAGGAGATACGATAGATATTATTGAAATAGGATTTGGGTCATATAATATAACAGCTGTTAATGGTTATGCATTAACTTTGAATTTACCAATGCCTGCCACATTGTCTAACGTAAGATTCTCTGTAAATCCATATTCAGTAGTAGTTTCAAGTGAAATAAATTTATCTTCAAATATTGCTGTATCTATTATTAGCGGTTTAGTCGAAACAGAAATACCAGGGTTGCGAGCAGATATTCCTTCGTATTCAATTGGGAAAAATCTTTATAATCAAGACGTTTTAACATTATTGGGCAACGCAATAGCTGGCGATCAGATTGTTATTAGAACACTTGGGCTAAATCATAGAAGGGCCAGAAGCAGACAATTTGTATGGGGTGATACAACAAGCATCCTTAGATCTCAATTGCCTCCACCAATCAATTTGGATGAAGCAAAGATAACCGCTATATTGTTGCCTTCTGTTGTAATTGGCCCTGGTAATGCAGTAATTTTTGGCAATACATATACAGCGGCTGGACTCGCTCCTACACAAACATCAAATTCTACAGAGGGCCGCAGACTTTCTGTTTATATGACTGGTGGTAATATAAACTTCTCTACGCCTGCTACTGTGACGGTATTTGGAACAACCTTTAGCGGGGCTGTATTTGAAATCTTTACATTCACTGCGTCTGGGGCAATAATTGGTGTTGAGAAATTTAAGACTATTACTTCCGCAACAGCAGTAATGGAAGTTTTTAATCCAGTAAAAAATTCAGCATCTATAGAAATTAAAGAAGCTTATTCTATTACCGAGCCTGATGGTAACAACAATTTCCCTATTGTTAGATTCAGTTTTAAGACTGCACACGGTATAACATTGCAGGGTGATGGCAGCGCTGTTATAACAGATTCACAGAGGCTATTTTTAGATTCTGACATAGGGAATAAATTAGCAATATCATCTCCGGCACTTGTTGTTGGAACATATAATATAGTTTCCAGACCGGATGAACACACGCTTACAATATCTCCAGCTCCCGGCTCAGCGTTTACTGATGGCATTTATGATATATTTGATATCAGTTTGGGACGAAGTGGGTTCCAAAATGGATTCTTTACATTTGAATTGGCAGGATCCGTAGATACTGATTATCCATTAAAGCAAGGAGTGTATGAGTTGGATTATTCTGCTCATCTAGAAATTCCTTTTGCTCCAACAAATGATTTAACAGCGTATGTAGGTTCTAATTTTAATGGTGGAGAACAAGCTAAAGCTATTATAGACGAGGTTAGGATTCTATCAAATATGTTAACGGATGTGCGCGTTGGTGAGATTTTACCGGAAGGGCAAGATTCTATCACAAGTGATTTCACATCTTTAAGACCATTTGATAAAAACAGTAAAACTTTAATGTTATTGCACCTTGATGAATTTCCATTTAATAATGACTCAGATTATTATATTAGCTCAACTAAAGAATTTATTCAATCAAGTGATAGTGTTAATGAAACTTTTAATCAAAGCGTTGTTATTATGGATAAACCATTAATATATGATAACAACGGATATCTTCCAACTACCTCTGAGGGCACTATTGAATTTTGGGTTAGTCCAAAATTTGATACATTCAATGATCCAAATGTAAGGGTTTATTTTGACGCAGCCTCTTCATCAGTTGAAAAAGTAACTAGCATAACCAGCGGCAGTGTTAAAACAGCAGGAAGAATTTCAACAGTATTGGCCGTTAGATTACAAACTGATGTTGATAATTCTGGCGTTAATTACTTTGCTGGTGGTAGAATTGAGGATGACTTTCAAACTATTAAATTAGGAATTGCTCTCCCTTATCAACAAACTCCTGTAAAAATAATTTATATTACGTCAGGCCTTGTTGGAAACAGAATTACTATATTTAAAGATAAAAACGGTTTTATAAATTTTGACGTAAGAATCGGAGATATTGATTACAAAATTAGCCAATCTATATTCTGGCAAAGAGATACGTGGCACCGAATTCGTGTAACATATAAATTCAATAGATCTGATAATAAAGACGAATTAAGAATGTTCGTAGATGGAGAAGAAAATGCCACTGTTATGTTTGGTGCTGGTTTAATATTTGGAAGCGGGGCTGTTTTCGGAATGGGGCGTTCTGGCGGCATAAGCCGTATTGTTGCTGATATGAACTTTACAGATCCTATAAATCAATTTTTTATAGGCTCTGATTATCTGGGAGCGCAGCCAGCACAGGCTAGATTCGATAATTTAAAAATAAGTGATATAGCTCTTTCTCCAGTTATTATTGCTGGACAACCAAAAGATGTTAATTATACTTCGAATATTTCTCAAGCTAGGCCGGCTATTACAGATGCGTTTACTACATTTCTATTAGATTTTGACCAGCTTGTTACAAAGAATACAGACTTCGCTATATTAAGAGATGATAAATTCGGCATTTTCAACTTTACTCTAAATATCTTAGACTCTTTTGGCATAGTTTTAAGCAACGCTAAAATAGAACAAGTGCTTAGAGAGCTTATATCCGCGCTTAAACCTGCTCAATCTAAAGTAACAATTAATTTAATACCGTGAAAGCATGACCATACGAAACCAAGTATCAGTAATAGAAAACAAATGGAGTGATGCTCAACGTGTAGATAAAGCCGATCTAGACACTGAGCAAACCAATAACAATCAAATAGATGCGTCCATTATTCAAAATCATTTTGGCTCTGGCGTTCTTTTAGAATCCCCAGAACAACGTGTACTTTTTGATACCACCGAATTAACAGCGGAACAAGCGGCGTTATTGGCAGCTAATAATTTTGATGGAACTGGATTAGATTTTCATGCACAACCAAGTGATACCAATCTTGGCAACCAATTAGAAGTTGAGCTAACAGGCTCTAGTGTTTTTGGTAGATTACAAGTAAAAATTCTTATTATTGGATTGTCATTTGATGGCACCTTAATTATGGATCGTCTGACGTTTCATAAAAATGAAAAGCAAGTAACTGCCAATCATTATAAAAGATTGTTAACTGTATTATTTAATGATTTTAAAGGCAATAATAATTGTTCCAGAAATCAAGGCGGCGAAGTATACATTAGCGAAGTAGCTTCTTTTCAGTTATCACGCGATGTAATTATGACATCTCAGGATGTGATGCCTGATATTTTCTTTAGGGATTTCAAAACTAGTGGAATTGTAATTCCTTCACAACCTGGCATTTCAGAATTATACGCTACGTTACAAGATGCAATAGGGCCGGAATATAGCGTTGATGCATTAAATATAAATATAACTGGAAAACAAGTTCGCTCTATTGAGGCCGGCGATGTAGTCACACGTTATGGACAAAAGTTTAAAACAACCACAAATAATATTCAAAAAATAACATTGTTGTTAGGCGTCGGACGAGATGATGCGGCATCTATTGAGCATCGATTTGATTGGTCAGGCAATTTAATTATTAGCATTCATAAGTTGCAAACCACGGTAGATTGCCCAACTGATATCATCCCCGATCTAACTATTGAATTTGAGCCTGAGCCAAACCCGTTAGTAGAATTTAGTGTTAGCATTACTGAATTATCAAACCTTGGCTATGTTCTTAATGACGTGGCTCAGCCGGTTGATTTTGTATTTAATAATACTTCGATATCAAAACCAGGCGGAATAAATCCTGATCATTATTACACCGTTACATTTAGACGTTCTGGTGACGCAAGTGTCGGCTCTATTTTTGCTGAGACAGGAAATGACTGGACACCAGATTCTAGATTAACAATATTCACTGGCATTTGGACCGATGTTCCAGAAGATGATATGTGGTTCCAAATTTGGACAGACGCCTCCAAAATAGCTGATGGCCAAGGTTATGATGCTGGAAACGGTATATCTTTCGCCAAAACAACAGTAGACCCAGCAACTGGCGCTACCATTGATAATCAAGAAAGATACTTCTCATTTTCTACAACTGGCGAGAATGTCAACAATATAGGTGTGCTACAGGCCACTTTCCAAGAAAGTTTAACAGTACAAGATGAGAGAACTGGCAATAATGTATTTTCGCGTCAACAAACGATTCCTTCATTTAGTTTCGTTACTGAGGCTTCATTAGAAGATTTGCAGCAAATTTCGGAGCCGCTAGTTATAGGTTGCGTTGTTGATTCAAACCCGAAGAACAATACATTATTAATTAAGACTCAAAGCCTTCCAGGTTTAGCTAAAGGAGATACTTACTGTATAGTAAATCCTGATGCAGATCTTTTGTCACTGAATTTAATTGGTAGCAAATTATTTCCAAGCGTAGATTGCAGAGCATATAATTATAGAATTTTTAGAGCAACACTTTGTACAGATGGTTACGGAGATGTTAATGGAGACGGCGAAATTAATAACTTGGATGTAACCAGAGCGGCAGAACTTATTGGAGAGGGATTAGCTTTATCGTCTACACAACAAAAAATTGTAGATGGCTATATTAGCACTTTAGAATTATTAAGAGCGGATGTTGATGGTGACGGATATGTTTCTGCTGATGACGTTAATTTGATTCAAAGCTTCGTAGATAGATCAATTAATTCTTTTACTGTTGGATATTCATTTAATCATCTTTGTTTGCAAGTGCAGCAAAGCATTGGTCGTTATGATGGTTATTATGATTGTGGCGATGGATATATTAGATTAGATGGTTATCAATCTGACAATGTAGTTCCCACGTCATCATTAAGCACGACTGAAATAATATATGACGGATATATTGTGGTTCCGAGTATAGATGGCGCTGACCCTGGAACATTTAATATCGTTCCATTCCCAGGAGTTACATTTGAAATTCAACCTCAGCCATTCTGGCAAGACTATCAATTAGGAGTTGATTCACATGCCAGAATAGTTCCGCAAACATTTACTTATAGAAACGAGATAAAACCAGCATCTTGTTCTATACCATTAACTTTTGAATGCGAAGATAGGGGTACTATTAGTCCAACGTGTGATCCTGGTAGAAATGACTTCTTTGTGCCAGATAATTTAATCATTGGTTCAGGACATATAATCAGGCCTAACGGGGATATGTATAAGACTGACATAGAAATTCAGCATATAATACTTGAGCTTCCTCAGATGCCTTTTGAAGAATCAAGCATAGATGTATTCCATAAATTGGTAGCGGATCAAGGGAACGGATTTACAAGTGCTGGATATCCCGCATGTAAATATGCAGATTGCACAACAGTACAAGCTGAAGATTTGTTTTTGAATAAGATTCGTTTTGGAGTGGCGTTGCAATCATTCGTTCCAAATTTGGACGGCTATGACACAGATGGTTATGGAATTATTGTTGATGACATCATCGGCATATACATGGACCAAAACAACGGCATCCTTAGCTTGACCGTTAAAGATTTGAGCGTTGATCCTATATATTTGACATTAGTATCTAAGATACAGATTACAGTATATTTGAAAAAGGCCGGATGGAACAATTCAATTCTGGTTGTGCCATCGACTAGTATTTCTGGCCTTATATCTGCATAAAATATTTCGAGCAAAAATTATTTTAATACTATTCATTTTATGAAAGTATGTATGGAACAATTTTTATCTCAGAATCATTCTTGGTCAATTGTTGGACAAAATATAGCTAGAGCTTTAATTAAGAAAAATCACGAAGTTCATTTAAAATCTACAAATGGTTACGATTTATTTCCATTAGATTTAAAGCCATATATAAATGAAAAATTAGATAATAATTACGATATGCAAATTAGTTATACGGCTATGAGAAATTTTGCAGGTTATTTATCTCATGGAACAAAAAATAGATTTGGTATTTGGAATTACGAAACAACTGTTTTGCCGCCAGGGTTTGCTAAATATTATAAAGCAACCGATAAATTATTGCCAAGCTCTAAATTTATGGAATCTATATATAGTAGTAACGGCGTTCCGAAAGAACATATGGTTGTTGTGCCACACGGAATTAATACAGAAGAATATTCATCAAAAGAAATATATAAGCTTAATACAAAAAAGAAATATAAGATACTTGCCAATATTGCTCAACCTCATGTTAGAAAAAATATAGATGGTTTATTAGAATCATTCGGAAAAGCTTTTACAAAAAAAGATGATGTTTGTTTGGTAGTTAAAATAAGCATAAATAAAACCACAAATAATCTGCGTTCTTTTGTTGTTGATTTTTGGGATATTTATAATACATTTTGTAAGAAATATCCTGATCATGCTGAGGTAGAAATTATTACAAAGTTCTTAGATAGCATGGTTCCTTTGTATAATGCCTGCGATATCGTGTTCTCAGCTACTCACGCAGAGTGCTTTTGGTTGCCTGGATTAGAGGGTATGGCTACAAACAACTTGGTAATAGCTCCTAATTGGGGAGGACAGCTTGAATATATGAACGAAAACAATTCGTTGCTTATAGAAGGCAAAGAGGTTAGAGCGCCAAAGAAAATGCAATATTGGGTTCCATCTCCTTATGCCAAGACGTTCGAACCAAGCATTGAGGATGCTGCTAGTAAATTAAAGCTTGCAGTAGGCAACTATGATGATTTAATGAATAAGTTCCGTCCCAATATGCAAGAGCAACTAGCGCGTTTAACATGGGATAAGATTGTTGATCAAATAATAGGATTGTGTCAATGAGTAATAAAATAATATATCAAACTCCTTATTTTTATGATAGCATATTTAATACTATTGATAAAGGTATTAATCCAGAAAACGAAACATTTATTGACGGAATAATTAGAATAAGCAAAGAATTCGTGAATCAACCATACACGCCTTTAATAAAAGAAAATATATTAGGATCAATTAAACAATACACGGATGATTATTTTCGTTTAAGAAATTGGAAGCCAGCATGGAAAGCATGCGGCGAATTTGATTCTTTTACAAAATCATTTAAACCATACTTTATATCAATTGGAGATGCTGATGGACTAAGACCGATTGATATGGAAGAGGCTCAGGCTAGAATTAATAAGTTTGGTTGGCGCGTGCATGAGTATGAGGAAGATTTACATCAAAGATTAAAAGGACACAAATGAAAGAAGATATAAATGTACAGATTGGCATTCTTGCTGAGGCTGCTAGCGAATGTGATAGATTAAATAAATATATACAAAAGAAAATTGATGAATTAGACGAATGTAATACATATTCTTATCTTTCTATTGAGGAAAGAATTGCAATGTTTGCTGATCTAAACATTACAAAAATAGCATCTGGTTATCCAACTCATGAGGAAGAGCTTGATTTAATTTGTTGCTTATTGTTGTTAAGAGCCGCAAGACGAATTAAAATGTCTAAGCGGCATGCCATGTATGAAGAAACGGCAGCTAGCTCAGGGGCTGCTTCAATTCTTGAAGAAGAAGATAAACTCATTATGGAAAAGTTAAATGAGATCGCCTCGTTTGCAAAATGTAAGAATTGTAAGAAACACATAGCGGATGACATCAGTGGCTTCTGTAAAGATGCTAACGATAAATGCTGGAAAGAATGGATTATTAAAAATAAAGAGCAAAAATGACCATTAAATTAAGTATTATAATACCGGTTTTTAACAACTGGAACCTCACCAAAGCTACATTAAAAGATTTGTCAGAATTACCTGATGATCACGAAGTGATTATTGTTGATAATGGCAGCACTGATGATACTGAAATGATGTTAACCACAATGTTTTTTGATGGTTCTGGCGGACCAATATTGCCTGGTGGATTTCGTTATATTAGAAACGAAATCAACGAAGGATTCGGTAAAGCTTGCAATAAGGGTTTTAAGGCATCAAAAGGCCAGTATGCAATGTTTTTAAACAATGATGTCAGAGTGCAGGACAACTATAAAACATGGACACAGCCATTAATTGCAGCAGCTAAAAATGATATTATTAATGGTTACGGCGCTATTGTTGGGCCGACCATGGGACAGTTAGATAATAATTTAAATTTTGTTAAAGAAGCAAATACAAATTTAGATGGCAATTCTTATATGTCTGGTTGGTGTATTACTGCTTCTAAAGAGACTTGGAAGAAACTAGACATTTCTGATAATGAAATATTTAGCGAAGAATTTTTTTGTTATTTTGAAGATACGGATTTGGGATTCAGGGCCAGGGACGCCGGTATACCAACGCAAATTGTTCCAGTTCCGGTAATTCATTTTGGCAAGATGACCAGTAAAAAATTAAATATATCCGAGCTATATTTAAATGCACGAACTATTTTTGTAAACAAATGGCTTTCAAAGACATCTTCTTAAAATCTGTTTCCTATTTTCTATATCCGTTATACGGGATATTAATAGGATTTTTGATATCATTAGGTCCAAGCATTAGCACTTATGACGGACTGCATATTATGTTTGGTTCTGGAATAATTGGGTGTGCAATAGCTATATTCCTTGTTGTTAGAAATTTACTGGAACTATTATGAAATTACATGCATTAACATTAACTTGGAATGGTGAGCAAAAATTACAAAAGTTACAATATGGATTGAAACAAAATTTTATCCAACTTAAAAATGATATGGATTTTATATGGCACGTAAGAGATAATGGGTCAAAAGATAATACTAAAGCAATATTATCAACACCTTTGTGGGAACAATCCGAATTAAATCTGTATGAAGCAGGTCATAATAGAGATAATTTTGCCACATGTGTTAATTATTTATTTAAACAAGCTGATCCAAATGATGATGATTTAATTTTACTTTTGAATAATGATGTGATATTTAACGAAGAAGTATCTTTATTAAAAATGTGGAATTTAATGAAGAAAACTAATGCAGCTGTTGTTGGTGCTAAACTTATGGATAATGATAATAAATTACAACATGCCGGAGTAATTTTTAGCAATCAGTATGGTAAAATGCCATGGCACTATAGGCGTCATGAAGAAGCGGATGCAGCTTCTTATGCAGACAGATATTTTCAGGCCGTAACTGCCGCTGTATGTTTAATGAAGGTTTCTAGTTTTAAACGAGCTGGCGGCATGTGCGAAGATTTAAACTGGGCTTTTGAAGATATCGATCTGTGTTTACGTATAGGTAAGGATGAGAAAATTGTTTACGCTGGCGAAACAAAAATAACTCATGAAGAAAGCGCTACATTAAAACTAAATCCTGTTAATAAAATGTTTATGAGTCATAACGTTGGTTGTTTTAAAAAGCGTTGGTGGAAAAACGGAAGCCCTCTATATCAAATAGATCACGATTCATATATTAAAAATCCAAAATACAATGTCATCGATTAAGTATTTTCCATTTGCTCCATCTGTTCCATGGCACGTTAAAAATGGCAGATATATAATTCCAAAAATAGACGGTGTATCATGGAACAAAGCTTTAGATAACAAAGAAGTTGTAGTAGCTGGGTTCGGAGGCTTATTCGAATCATTTATGTCTTTAACGATTTTGGAAACAATAAACAATCTAAGTCCAAATAAAAAACTTCATTGGATAGGTGATAATCGTTTTAATTATATAGTTCGCTCAAATGGTTTAGCAAATATATTAAATGCAAATATTAATGAACAAACTTTAAAAGAATATACAACTCCGTTATTTATGGATAAAAACAAATTTGTATTTTTTAATTATCTTAATAATTATATATCTGTGTTTACTTGTTATAACAAATTTGGATATCATGATCAACGAGCTGTTATTAAACAAATTTTCGAGAACTCATTAGTTGAATGGAACACAAATTACGTTCCAAAAATGAGGAATAAAATAACAATATCTGAATTTGAAAACTGGGCCAAACGTGATAAGTTTTTTTTAAATAAGCCATTTGTTTTTATTGTACCAAGCCATACTGGATGGTCAAATCACAAAAACAATTGTCTAGAATGGACATCACAGCAAGTCAAATCATTAGCCGCGATGTTGCACCAATCTGGAATTGAGCTTGTGATATGCACGCAAAATGAATCTCAATATTATGGAATGAAGCTGCATCTATTACCAATGAGGCTTGATTATATTTTGTACGTATTACCATTCGCAAAAGCAATAATGGCAAACGAGATTGATATATTGCTGATGTCACTCCTGATATCTAAGGCAAAAATAATAGCTTTGAAACAAGAGGGTGAATTTAGTTTAACCAAAAATAAGAAGTTTGTTTTTAAAGACGATAATGGTCCGCCAATGTTTATTGCTAAGCCAGGTATGTTAACTCCATTATCTGTTTTTTCGGAGATTAAATGAAAGAAGATATTGCTACATTAATGATGGTAACATATAACAGATTAGAGCTTACCAAACAAACAATAAATAACATATTAATAAATACAAAACAACCTTATAACCTGGCTATTGTTGATAATGGTTCTACCGATGATACCAAACAATATTTATCCGAATTAGTTAATAAATATGATGGTGGCAAAATTGTATGCCAATATAATAATGAAAATAAAGGAATAGCTATTGGTAGGAACCAGGCATTATTATTGGCTGATAATTTAGATACTTCTTGGTACGCAACGATTGATAATGATATTCTGGTGCCGGATGGATGGCTTGACGAATGTATAGCTATTCTTAAAGCAAATCCCAAATACGCGATGATAGGAGTCAATATGGAGGGCTCTGCGTATGGGTTGGTGTCCGAGGGCGGCAAGGAATTCCAAAGAAAGCCACAGGGCAATCTAGGGACAGCCTGCATGGTTTTCCCAAAGAGTTTACATAAGATGCTGGGGTTCTTTAATACTGAATATAAAACCTACGCACATGAGGACGCAGATTTTGGCATGCGCGCCAGGGTATTAGGGCATCAACTAGGATACATAAAAGAGATGGGAAAGCATATTGGCGAAGGCGAAAATGATATAGGGGAGTACAGAGAGTTTAAAAATAAGCATCATAAGGAAAATTTGCCAAAATTTTATGAAAATTCAAGGCTTTACATGACTAAACAGAAATCAATATATATTCCATACAAAGATGAATGAATAAAAAATATGAAATAGCAGCCAATGATTTAAAACAATACGTATCTTCTATACGCTCTTGTAGATATATATCTGATGGATCCATTGAAATAGAACCATCAGGTAGTGTTAGTTTTGATTTTTCGGATTTTAATAATATAGCAAAATGTATTACTTTTAAAGGACGGCGTTTATCTGGCAATGGCACTATAATAATAGCAACTGAATCATCTCATATTAATACAAAGTTTTCTTCAATGCATGAAGAAACAATACAAGTTCCAACATCATATGATAAAATTAAAATTATGCGACAGCCTGGAACATTTGGAAAGATATTAATATCTGGAATAATTATTGAAACTAATGAGGATATAGAAATAATGCAAGATGAAGAAGTGGTTAAATCAATGAGTTGGCGAAATATTATAGCACAATGTGAGCCTTGTAAAAATGTAAGGATAGTAAAAAACAAATTATTCGCATCAGAGGGAGGCAGTTTAAAATCATCTAATATTGAATCTATAATTACCCAGCCTCCTAATGTAATTGTTAATAAAGACGGATTTATAAAATTTATGATACCATGTGAAATACTTGATATTAAATTGTCGAGTTTAGATAAAATACATTCTGAGCCAATGTATCGTAATATGGAGTCTCCGCCAACGATTACAACAAATTATGATATTAATTCTAACAAGTCGCCAAATGAATTAATTAAAAATAAGACATTTTCACAAGTAATAACAAACAATATATTTGTATCATCTATTATGTACGATTCATCACAAAGCGGTTTAAACATAAACGCCTTCGGGTCTGTTGTTGGATCATTATCTAATGTGGCAAATGGTATCATTATGCCAAGAGGCTCTTCTTTTTGCATACCAATTACAACTATACAGCCTGATTTTGAATATGTAGTTGTTATCACTGCTAATAAAATAAACGGGAATGGGAAATTAGAAGTTAGTATTATTGATGATGATAATAATATAAAAAGTGTTATAACATTGTTAGCACATCAAAAAAAATCTGAATTATTTTTTAAACTTAAATCAGGAAGTCCAGCAGCTAGTTATAAAATAAAAATAAGTAGAGGGTCAAATTCAGTTGGCGAATTATTTGTTGAGCGTATTAAATTAATAAATGGTATAAAAAACGCATCAGCAACGGCGGTAGCAGCAGTACCGACAGCAAAAATAAATGCAGCACTTTTTTATCAACCAGTTAATTTTAATTATAATACAGATAATATAATACAGAATCCGATTATATTAAATACATTAAGTAACGTGCCGTTAAGTGATAATATTAATTTATCTGTTGGTAAAGATAAAAAGTTTGTTATTGTTATTCCTAGTTATAATAATGAGCAATGGGTGGAAAATAATTTACGTTCTGCAATACAACAAAATTACGTAAACTATAGAATTATATATATTGACGATTGTTCATCTGATAAAACGTTTATTAAAGCCCGTGAAATTATAGACAAATATAAAGGCAATATAAAAACAATTATTGTTAAAAATATAAATCGTCTTGGCGCTTTAGAAAATTTGTATAATGCAATACATAGTTGCGCTGATGATGAAATAATTTTAACATTGGATGGAGATGATTGGTTATCAAACGAAAATGTCTTGAATTATTTAAATAATGTTTATAAAAACAAAGACATATGGTTAACTTATGGGCAATATCAAAATTATCCAGATGGAGCGCTCGGCGTATCACAACAAATTCCTGATAAAATTACACAATCAAATACATATAGATCTTTTACATGGTGTTCTTCACATTTGAGAACTTTCTATGCCTGGTTATTTAAAAAGATAAATAAAAATGACTTAATTAATAATGATGGAAAGTTTTTCGCTATGACATGGGATCTGGCCATTATGTATCCAATGTTAGAAATGTCTGGAATTCATTCGAAATTTATAAGCGAAGCTTTATATACTTATAATCTTCAAAATCCAATAAACGATCATAAAGTTAATAAACAGTTACAAGCTAGCTTGGATGGTTTAATAAGAAGAAAAACTAAATATAACAAAACCTCAGTTGAAAATAAAAAACAAGAAATTAAACATAAAATTGGATTGATAATTATAGGCACATCAAAATATCAATCTTTTATTGCCCCGTTGATTTCGTCAGCCGATAGATATTTTTTCAATAATGCCGACTCAGAGGTGTCATATTTTGTATTTTCTGACGAAACTCAAGATATATTAACAACAAGAAGTGTTAAACAAGTTCATATAGAGCATGTTCCATTTCCTTTTGCTAGTATGAATAGGTTTAAATATTTCAGCGAAAATAAAGAAATATTTAATGACATGGATTATTTGTACTATATTGATGCTGACTGCCTGTTTATAAATAGAGTTTCTGGTGAGACTCTTGGTGATTTAGTTGGTGTAAGACATTGTGGTTATTATCATGGCGGCGGCACATTTGAAACAAATACAAGCTCTTGTTTATATACACCGTCTGATAAATATACTTATTATTATGGAGGCGGGTTTAGCGGTGGCAGAAAGGATAAATATTTAGAGCTTTCCGAGTGGTGCGCATCTAAAATAGAACAAGATGTTAAAAACGGTATAATTCCATTATGGCATGACGAAACGGCTATAAATAGATATTTCTTAGATCACGCTCCTTTATCATTAAGCCCAAGCTATCATTACCCGCAAAACATTGAAAAATTCAAACATTTATGGAAAAGCGATAATTTCGATCCAATAATATTGTTATTAGAAAAACATCATGAAAAAATAAGAACATAATGGTTGTTACATATTTAGATTTTGGAAATTGTGGCAGGACTGGAAATTGTCTTTTTCAGGCGGCAGCGACAATTGCTACGGCTTTAAAAAATAATGATGATTATATTTTTCCTGATAATTGGAAAGACAGAGAGCATTTTAATATCCCCGATGACAAATTCACAAAAGAAACCATACAATATTCTAAAACATATGTCGAGCCATTTTTTCATTATGCTACAATTCCATATCAACCAAATTTGAATTTATCTGGGTATTATCAATCAGAATTATATTTTAAAGAATATGAAAAAGAAATAAAAACATTGTTTGAATATAAACAATGTTTTCCTGAAAATACAGGCGTTACCTCTATGCATATAAGAAGAGGTGATTATACTAAACTTGGCAATTCTTATTATACAGATTTAGCAAATACAAGTTATTATGAAGAAGCAATGAATATTATCAAATCTGATTGTTATTTTGTGTTTTCTGATGATATAAATTGGTGCAAAGAAAAATTCAAGGGCGATAAATTTGTTTTTATAGAAGGCAATGAGCCGCATATTGATATGTCTTTAATGTCGTCGTGCGAAAATAATATTATAGCTAATAGTAGTTATTCGTGGTGGGCGGCGTATTTAAACAAAAACACTAATAAAAAAATAATTGCGCCAAAAAATTGGTTTGGGCCAAAATTACAACATAATACAAAAAATTTAACTCCTATTACGTGGAATAAAATATGACAACTTGGTGGAATAAAAATGTAAAAAATAATCTTGAAACTTTTTTTGGGTGGGTTAAAGATTTTAATAACCCAAATAAAGTTTATTGCAGAAACCATGTTATAAAAAAGAACTATAAAAGCATTTTAGATTGCGGATGCGGTTTCGCAACAGAATATTATGGATATAAGTATAATGACAATTATGATATAAAGTATACTGGGGCTGACAGCTGTAAATACTTTATAGATTTTAATGCCTCACAGGGCATTCATATGGTTGAAGCTGATTTAGATTGCACTTTGCCAATTGGGGACAATGCATATGAGTGTGTATTTTGTAGGGAAGTTGTTGAGCATTTGTCATATTATGAAAATGCAATAAATGAATTTATTAGAATCGGCAAAAAAGAAGTAATTATAGTTTGGTTTTTAAAGCCTGGCTCTATTCCATTATATGATGACGAACTACCAGAATCATTAAAACAAAAGCCATGGACGGCTGCTGGCGAAGATCAGATTAACTATTGGGAAGAAGAAGATTTATATCATAATGTATATGCTATTGATAAAATAGAAAAATTTATTCTATCAAACCCAAAGGTAGAAAAAATAACGTGGCATGATTTTACTGATAAAGAAAGCGTACTACATATTACATTAAAAGAAGCGTTATGAAGTTTTTCAATATAGATCAGCATGTATCGGTCATCTCTGACATAGCTCACATTTTCAAAAATTTAGGACATGAAGTTGATGATTGGTCTTTATCTGGCCATCATTGGGTTATGAACAAACCAAAGTCCCAAATTATGCTTAGCAATGGCACACAGTTAACTTGTTCAGGGGTTTGTACCCAAGAAGTCTGTGATATGTTTTATGAACAGAATAAAGACGAGCTTAGCAAATATGACGGGTTTATTGCGTGTTATCCAGTAGAATTTGCTATGCTTTATGAAAGGTGGAATAAGCCAATCATAATAGTTAATTGTGTAAGATATGACCATCCAAATACTTTTACTCCAGCAATTAGAGACAGATTAAATGATTTTTTAAAACTAAAGCATAATGAAGGTAAACTATATTATGTTTGTAATAACAAAGGAGATCAGTATTATTCGCATTATTTGAATGGCATTTTAGGAATGCATATTCCAAATTTATGCGAGTACACAAATGCCAAATACACAGGAACAAAAAATAAATATGTTATACATGATCGCTCAGATATAACAGTGCCCGGTAATTTATGTGTTGGGCTGGGCACAGTTAGAAATGCTTCTTGGAGATACGATTGGAAAGATCTTTATAGTTACAAAGGTATAATTCATCTGCCTTATCATAATGGCAGTATGTCTATATTCGAACAATATACAGCAAATGTTCCGCTGTTTATGCCTTCAAAACAATATGCCAAAGAACTTATCTGTCAAAATAAAATGTTTTCTGACTTGACTTTTTATAAAATTGAAAAAGTTAAAGAGCCTGATGATTTAGATAATCCGAACAGTCTACGTAATCCAAAAATTTTAGATATGTGGATAGATACTTGTGATTTTTATGATACAGAAAACATGAAACATGTTCAATATTTTGATTCCCAGTCTCATTTGCAACACCTATTAAACACAGTAAATTTAAAAGAAATTAGCAATAATATGGCCAACTATAATGTGTTAAGAAAAGAATCAATTTATATAAGTTGGAAACAGATTCTTACTAGCATTGAGAGCCAATTATGAAATTTCCATTAGGCCAAAATGTTCATGACTCTAATGATATTATAGAGATGGTTAAGACTTTGCTTACTGAAAATTTTACTATGGGTGAGCAAGTAAATGAATTCGAAAAAATATTTGCAGAATATATTGGAGCAAAACATGCGCTGATGGTAAATTCTGGATCATCAGCTAATTTAATAGCACTATCTACTCTTTCTAATTACAAATGTGCTAATAGATTAATGCCTGGCGATGAAGTTTTGGTTCCGGCTTTATGCTGGTCTACTAGTGTATTCCCAATTATTCAATCAAATCTCACACCTATATTTGTAGATGTAGATTCAAAAACATTGAATATAAATTTAGAAGATCTTGAAAATAAAATTACGAATAAAACAAAAGCTATTATGCTTGTTCATGTTCTAGGAAACTCTACTAACATGGAAAAGTTAATGAATATTGTTAATCGCTATAATTTACTTTTAATAGAAGATACTTGTGAATCTCTAGGCTCAAAGTACAAAACTAAATATCTCGGAACATTTGGAGATATTGGAACGTATTCATTTTATTATTCTCATCATTTAACTACTATGGAGGGAGGCATGGTGGTATGTAATAATGATGAGAGTTATGAGTTAATGAAGTGCCTTCGTGCTCATGGGTGGTCAAGAAACCTAACAAATAAAGAAGAGATACAAAAACAATACCCTGATTTAGATCCTAGATTTACATTTGTTAATTTAGGATATAATGTAAGACCGATGGAAATACAAGCCTCAATGGGCATTAGTCAGCTAAACAAACTTCAAGAAAAAAACAATAATAGAAAGATAAATTACAATTATATTAAATATAGAATAGAGACTGACCCAAGAAATACTTTTCTTTCTTTTGCTGAATCAAGCGAGGACACCGATGCTATATGGTTTGGCATTGTTTTGTTTTTAGATAAAAGCGTATCTTTACCAAATTATTTATCTTATCTAACAAATAACGGAGTTGAAAATAGACCAATTATTACTGGTAATATTATAAGACAGCCAGTTATTAAGGATCTTTATCCAAGTTTAAATCCGTTAAATTTTCCAGGAGCTGAGCAATGTCATTTTCACGGTTTGTTTATTGGACTATCAAGTAACTTGATGCCAGACTTTTTAGTTGAAGAATTAATCGATATACTATTGAGTTATAAACCATGAAAATTCTTGTTACAGGCAGCAACGGATGCGTAGGCAGTTCTTTAAAGTCTTTGTGTTCAGAAGAAGATAATTGGGTTTTTATTGAAAGAAAGGACTGCGATCTAACTAATAGAGAACGAACGATTGATTTGGTGAGGACTATAGGTCCAGATTATATTATTCATTTGGCTTCATATGTTCCTGGTTTTTATAATATTGACAAAGTGTCTTCGTTTTCGAATAATGTTAGAATAAATGAAAACGTATTAGAGGCCTCAAATTTAGCCGGAATACAAAATGGAATGTTTTGTTTGTCGGTAAATATGTTTCCAGAGATGCCTTCAAAATTTCCAATGGACGAATCTATGATTTTTGAAAGCAATTTAACCGGAGCTTTTGCTGGATATGCTTATTCAAAAAGAATGCTTGCGTTACAATGCCAAAATTACAATGCGCAATATAATAGAAAATATTTTGGCATTATACCTTGTAATATTTATGGGGCGAACGATAATATAAAATCTGGCAGATTGATACCGAGTTTGGTTTCTAAATTCAAAGAAGCTAATAAAACAAATACAGATGTCGTAATTAATGGCACAGGAAAGCCTTTGAGACAATTTATTTATTCTATGGATTTAGCTAAAATAATTAAACATTTAGTTATGAATTATTCTGGTGATAAACCAATCATATGTTGTAGTGATGAGGAAATTACCATCTCTGATTTAGCAAGATGCATTGGCAAAATAACACAATTTAAAAATGAAATTAAATTTGACACAAGCAAACAAGATGGAAACTTTAAAAAAACCGTAAGCAATTATTATTTGAAAGGCATAATGCCAACCCTTTCTTTTACAAAAATAGAATCTGGTTTAATAGATACTATTAATCACATGGAGCATTTATGAAAATATCTATTCTTTCTTTCGCTGTAAATGATAAATTTCCTCTTGATATCATGCATAGACAGTTCAAAAAATATATGAAAGAAGATTTTGATTTTGTATTATTAAACGATGCATTTGATTCTAAAATGGAAAAGAACATTAATGAAATAGCTTCTTATAATAATATTAACTGCGTAAGAATACCTCAAAATATCCATACTGTTCAAAATCCCTCTGAGTGTTATGCATCAGCATTAAATTGGGCCGTACATAATTATGCTGTAAATAATAATTGTGAGATTATAGTTCTTGTTCACTCGGATGTGTTTCCTATATGTGATGTATCAATATCGGATATCATAGCTGGCAACATTGCCGCAAGTACTACCGAGTTTAGGATTTTAAATGGCAAGGGCGTTAATTATTTTTATCCAGCTTTTACAATTGTTAATATGAAACTTTTAAACAATGTTCGTGAATTAGATTTTGGTTTAGATACGGGATTGGACACCGGAGGAAAAACTAAAACATTTATCGAAAAAAATCCTAATTCAGTTAAATTTATGGCTAATCATCAAACTTCTTATTTTCTTGCTACATTAGAAGGCAAAGGGCCTTTCGCTGAGTATTTTAAAGCTGACTTAGACATTTGCAGAACACATGGTTTAAGTGCTGGCTGGATAGCCGAAGGGTTTTATCATTATATGGCAGGCTCGCAATGGAATGCTGCCAATCCAGTATTTGCTGATGGACACAAAAAAAGAATGGATTTGTTTTTGAAATATTTTTATTAATTAACTAGTATAAACAACAAAGGAAAATAAATGGTATATCATTCACAGGCGTGGCAAGATGAGTTTGTATCTAATGTATTAAATTTTAAACGTAATGGTTATTATTTAGACATTGGAAGTTTTAGTGCAATTTCTACAAGTAATTCATATTATTTTGAAGATGAGTTAAAATGGCATGGGATTTGTGTAGAAAAAAGTTTAGATCATAACGAGGGTTATAAAAGTAGAACTTGTCATTTTATAAATGATGATGCTACAAAAATTGATTATAAAACCATATTAAATAAAGAAAAATATCCATCAAGAATAGATTATTTATCTATAGATATAGACGAAAATAGCGCAGAAGTATTAAAAATATTACCATTGAATGACTATAGATTTAGCGTTATTACTATAGAACATGACGCTTATAGATTTGGAAATAAACTTAAAGATGAAGAAAGAGCTATTTTAAGCGGGCATAGTTACTCATTATTATGTTCAGATGTGCTTGTGCCACTAGGTTGTGGTATGGGACCAAATCTTCCGTTTGAAGATTGGTGGGTTGATGCCTCTGTTTTTAATATGGACAAATTACACAGACTGTGTGGAGATAAATTATATCCAGATAACATAGTAGATACATTAAAGAAAATGGCAGATACATACGTATTATAAGAGGTTATTAATGAAAAAAATAATAAGTTACTCACTTTACAATAATAGACCAAAAGACACAATTAACGCAATTATAAATTGTTTATTAATCCCTTATATTTATCCTGATTGGATTGCTAGATTTTATATTGATGACACTATTCCGTCGTGTATAGAAAAACTTCTTAGAACATTCGAACATGTAGAAATTGTAGTTATGCCAACTCATCGTGGCAGCGAAGCTATGTTATGGAGATTCTTGCCCGCCTCTGAGTATGGTGTCGTTATGATATCTAGAGACGCTGATTCTTGGGTATCATCAAGAGAGAAAGTTTGTGTAGACCAATGGCTTGATGGCAAAAAGAATTTTCATATTATAAGAGACCATTGTTATCATAGTCAAAAAATAATGGGTGGCATGTGGGGTGTTAGAAATTATATTCTTTCAAAAATGAATGAAATGGTAGAAAAATTTAGCAAAGATAACACTTATGATCAAGGGTTTTTAGCCAACGAAATTTACCCAAATATTACACATGATTTAATTGTTCATTATGGTCACCCTCAATATAATAACCAAGGACAAATAGTTAATGGTTATTTTAATGATGGCGGAGTTCCTATTCCATCATACGTGGAAAATGATGAACCAGTGCCCGGCCTATCATTTCGTGAAGCAAATAAATTGAATACATTTTTCTGCGCTCATTGTAAGAAGCATCATGATGTTTTAATTGGTGGAATTACTGAGCATATTCCGCCGCGCGCTTTAGAAGTTGTGAAAAAATATGCACAAGAAAAAAATGTTATTTTAGATTGCCCTGGATTTTAAGGAGAGTATATGGCAGATAAAATTGGAATTTTCGTTCATGGACAACATGGAGATATTGGGTTGTGTACTTGTGTTTTGAAATATAAAGATATATTATGGCCTGGTAAAGAGATTATATGGTATTGTAATCATTCTGCTGATAAACACACTTACTTAGATATGTTGAAATTTAATGATGCTATTACTGAGGTAAGAGATTGGCCGCGTGTAGATTTTAGAGAAATAATGAATGCAAATGGACAGCTTTGTTTAGACAAAAGGGACGCTTTTGAGTCTATGAAAGATTTGCATAATGGATATTTTCCAGCTCCTTGGGCCATGCTGCCTAATAAAATATTCGATAATGTAAATTATTCAAACATACCAAGAATGGTTTACGGTGCAGATCCATCTTGGGAGTGGCATCCATACTTAGGATTTTCTGATGAAGAACGAAATAAAGCAAAAGATTTTTGTTCCAGTTTACCGCATACAAAAACTGTTATGTTCGAATCGCAACTAAGATCAGCTGGTAATTTTCAATTAAGCGAAGATGTAACCAAAAATATAATGCAATTATGTCGAAATAAATTTGGAAAATGTAATTTTATTTTTGCTAGCAAAATAGATTATGTAAAATATATTGATGATTCAGGCGTTGTTTCTTGTTCTGATTTTACAGTAAGACAAACAGCTTTAATTCATAATTATTGTGATTTGTTTATTGGAGTGTCTAGTGGCATTACCGTGGCCGTTAGCTGTTGGAACAATAAACCAGTGCCAAGAGTTGAGCTTTGTGGCCAAACCATAGTAAGTTCGGTTATTGCTAATGGTTCCGTTAATAGCTTCGTTTGTGATAATATGTCATTAGAACAAATGAATCGTGGATTTGAGCGCGCTGTCCAAGAAACATTAGACAAATTCTAAGCTTAGGTTAATAATGAAAGAGCTATTTACTTTGGGAGAACTATACGTTTCTGATTTTATCAAGGACGAAGATGTACCCCGAAGCGATAAAATAGAAATGAATTTATTCTTAACTGATGATGGAAATATTCGATTAAATAAAATTGCTCCGTTTGATTCAATGTATGGTAAATATTGGTACCGCAGTGGTATTAATACAACAATGAAAAATGAATTGAATCAAATTGTTAATTCAATAACTTCTGTATATAAATTACAACAAGATGATTTATGGATAGACATAGCTGCAAACGATGGCACGCTGCTTAGTTTTGTGCCTACCAATTTGATTAGAATAGGCATCGATCCAGCTGACGACACTTACAAGGTTGAATCCGAAAAACATGCGAATTTGATTATTCAAGATTTTTTTAAAGCCACCACATTTAAATTAACCAAATATGGAAATTTAAAAGCTAAAATTATTACTTCAATAGCAATGTTTTACGATCTTGAATATCCAGAACAGTTTATAAAAGATATCAATGAAATATTAGATGATAATGGTTTATGGGTGATGCAATTGAGTTATACGCCGCTAATGTTAGAACAATTAGCTTTCGATAATATATGCCATGAACATATTTTTTATTACTCATTATTCAATTTAAAATCTATATTAGAAAAAAATAATTTTAAAATCGTTGATTGTCAATTGAATGATATTAATGGCGGTTCTTTTAGAATTTATATAATGAAAGATGTGGCTAATTTAAAAAAATTTGCCACACAATCTCATAGAGACGTTTCTAATTTTAGAATCAAATCATTATTAGAATATGAAAAAACATTGAAATTAGATGAGGTAAACACTTGGTTAGATTTTTATAATAAGATCAATCAATTAAAAGAACAAACTGTTTCTTTTATAAAACAAGAAAGAAGCAATGGAAAAACAATATGGGCTTATGGAGCATCTACCAAAGGAAATACATTATTACAATATTTTGGATTAGATAATACTTTAATAGATGGTATAGCTGAAAGAAATCCTTATAAATTTGGTTTAAAAACTTTGGGTACTAACATCATAATTTACTCAGAAGAAGATATGCACAAAGCAAAACCTGATTATTTATTAGTTCTTCCATGGCATTTCATTAACGAATTTTGCGATAGAGAAAAAGAGTACTTGGCTAATGGTGGGAAATTTATTGTTCCATGTCCTAAATTCGAGGTTATAGATAGCTCATATGCATTTGGTAATAGGTAATTCTCAGCTTTCAAAATATTTTCCAAATGAAGGATTCACGAAAATATCCTCAAGAAATATTGATTTTGATTATTTAAAAAATAACATATGGGAATCAGTTTATATTACCTTTGCTGAACAAAGAATTTATGAAACAAATATAGATTATATTACGCCTAATTATATTTATACGCTAAATATTATTGAGGCATTATTAAAAAATTCAAATAAAATAGTATGCTATACTAGCTGTGAACTTTGGAACAAATTATCTGGGCATATATCTTTAAATTCCAATCCTTATTTTAACATAAATAATGAATATGCCATATCAAAATTATTGCTTTTAAATAAAATAAAAGAACGAAGATTGATAGATGATACATATTATAAGGTTGTTCTTATACATCCTTTTTATTTTAATTCTGTATATAGAAATGAATGTTTTTTGTTTGGTAAAATTTTTAATTCAATTATTAATAAAACAAAAATAAATGTAGGAAATTTAGATTTTTATCGAGACATGATACATACTAAATTTTTAGTTACAAAGAGTATAGAAAAAAATAATGATTGCGTTGTTGGTGCTGGTAGATTATTTCATGTTGGAGATTTTATTAAAGATCTTTATAAATTAAATGAATTAGATTTTAATTATTTTGTAAATGAAAAAAGCAATAAAGCGCAAGATAAACAAAAATTAATTATGGCTGATGTAGAATGGAAATATTCTTATGATAATTTATTATCTGATACCATTGGTGATATAAAAGAAAATGGAAACATATGGAAACAATAGGTAATTTAATAGATAAGCTTACCGTGGTGAACTTACGCATATGGATGGCAGAAGATATTAAAAGAAAAGAAGACGTATCTAATGAAGAGATGGCGAAAGCAACCCAAATAACAAATATAGCTAATCAACAAAGAAATGATTTGATTCAAGAAATTGATGAGAAAATTAATCATCTTATAAAAACAGGTGAATTACAAAAGCTATATAAACAAGGCTCAACTAAAATGTACGGAAAAACATGAAAACAGTTTGTATCACAGGTATAAATGGCCAACTAGGTTCTTATTTAGCCGAGTTATTTCTAGAAAAAAACTATAAAATATATGGTCTTAAAAGGCGCAGCTCTACTTTAAACACAGAACGAATAGATCATCTCTATATAGATCCTCATATAGATAACAAATTAGAATTAGTATATGGTGATTTATCTGACGCTACATCTATTATTAATTTTGTTTCAAGTATAAAACCAGATATCTTTATTAATGCTGGGGCGCAATCTCATGTCCGTGTTTCATTCGATATACCCGAATACACAATGGATATCACAGGAACTGGTGTAATCAGATGCCTTGAAGCTATTCGTAAATACAGCCCAAATACAAGATTTGTTCAATGTTCGTCATCAGAAATGTTTGGCTCAACTCTTCCTCCGCAAAACGAAGAAACAAAATTTAGACCAAGAAGCCCATATGGAGTCGCTAAGGTTGCAGGTTATTATGCAACTGTTAACTATAGAGAATCATATAATTTATTTGCTTCAAATATCATTATGTTTAATTACGAAAGTCCAAAAAGAGGGGAAACATTTGTTACCAGAAAAATCACTCGCGCTGCTACCAGAATAAAGCTGGGTCTACAGCATAAACTTTACCTTGGTAATTTAGACGCAAGACGAGACTGGGGTCACGCAAAAGATACGGCTAATGCAGTATATTTGATCGCAACCGCCGAAAAATCAGATGATTATGTTGTTTCAACCGGGACTCAATATTCCGTTAGAGACTTTGTTGATCTGGCGTTCGCAAAATTAGATCTTGATCCAAATAAATACATTGAGTTTGATTCAAAATATCTTCGTCCAGCAGAGGTTGATTCTCTACAAGGCGATTCTACAAAACTAAGAACAGAACTTGGCTGGACACCAAAATATTCTTTTGAACAATTGATTGATGAAATGGTTACAGAAGATCTTAAATTAGCCCAAGAAGAAAAATTAATAAAGGAAAGTAAATGAAATTATTAATAACAGGAGCAAATGGCTTCTTGGGCAAACATGTGATGCACACAATATATGCAAACAAATCATTCGGCACTAATTCAAGTTCTATATTAACTCCGAGTAGTAGCCAGCTTGATTTGACCAATCAAAGTTCTGTCATAGATTATTTCGATAAAAATAGGCCAGATGTTGTTTTACATATGGCTGCTTATTGTGGAGGAATTGGTTTAAATAAAAAATGCTCGGCCGATTTAACACATGTTAATTTAAAAATGGCAATCAATTTATTTGATGCCATTTTTAAATATACACCAGAATATGTTTATACTTTAGGAAGCGTGTGTTCATATCCAGAAAATTGTCCAGTCCCATTTAAAGAAGATGATTTTTGGAACGGTTTTCCAGAAAAAACTAATTCCGGATATGGTTTATCGAAAAAAATGTTGTTTATGTTACAGAAGGAATATCGCAAACAATATGGATTAAAAGGCGCTCATTTAGTTCCTGTAAATATGTACGGCCCGCATGATAATACAGATTTAGAAAACAGCCATGTTATACCAGCTTTAATTAATAAATTTTGTTCTGCCGTTAAAGAAGATAAACCGACTGTTGAATGCTGGGGGACCGGCGAAGCCACTCGTGAATTCTTATATGCCGGAGATGCTGCTCAAGCAATTGTCAAAGCTGTAGCGACTGGCTTAGATTATCCCGAACCTATTAATCTTGGAACAGGTTGTGATATATCTATAAAAAACCTGGCTCACTTAATAGCAAATCTAACAAACTATAAGGGCAAAATCGTATTTACTGGCGAAGTTTCTGATGGACAACCAAAAAGACGATTAGACGTTTCTAGGGCTGCGGATTTGCTCAACTGGAAGGCGGAAACTCCTTTTACTGATGGGCTGATTAAAACAATTCAATGGTATGTAAATAGGATTAATCATGAAAAATAAAACAAGAAGCTCTTCCGAAGTTAACGTAGCCCGGTCTGTAAGCCGCGCCAAATCTAAAATCAAATCTCAAAAAAGCAAGCTTGGCAAGAAAGCAACTATACGAGTGCGCAGAGTAAATGAAGCCAGGCCTAATATGGCTAGCTCAATAGCCTCACAATTGGGTTATGATAATTTAGCACAGGATTTAACTTCGCAACCAAAGGCGGTTGTTCCTGATTTTGTTAAAACCAAATCTGGTAACACAATCGATCAAACCATCAGAAAATTAAAGAAGGTTATTGGGTTTGACTATGGGCACAACGACCTTGCCGGGGGCCTCGAAGGACCGTACCAATATGAATTACCGGAAAGTGTAGCTGATGCTTTCCAAAATACATATGGAGCTACTAGTTCAGAAAATGATGGCAATGCAACAGCCGGTGCTACTAGTTCAGAAAATGATGGCAATGCAACAGCCGGTGCTACTAGTTCAGAAAATGATGGCAATGCAACAGCCGGTTTAGCTGCATGGCTCATCACTCGCTCTGCTTTGCAAAGGGTTCAGCAGTTTGAGAATCTAGTTGCTGATGCTACCAAAGAGTATTGGCAAGCAAAACGAAAGCTATTACTAGTTAATAAAATATTAGCTTCTGCTTATAAGAGTCTTGAAACGGAAGATGTAGAAAATATAAAGCTCCCAAGCAAAGAGGAAATTCATAGTGTTATTACAGATACCTTGGCCAATGAACTATTCCCTTCCGATTCTAACGGTCGTGGGCGCTCAGCAAATTCTATCGGGCCAATAAGCGATGCTGCCAAACGCCAAATGTTTAAGCGTTGCTATTAACAACCTTTACAATCATAAAAATGTATGACAAAAAAGAAAATATTAATATCAGGTTCTGGAGGATTTATTTTTTCTAACTTTATTCGTAAAGTTTTAAAGGATTCTTCGGCTTACCAAATTGTTAGTATAGATAAAATAACTAATAGTAGCGTTCTTAATACAATATATACCAATAAGAACCATATATTTTATGTTGGTGATGCTGCTGATAAACATTTTGTTAATATAGTATTTGAAGTCGAAAGGCCGGATATTGTTATACATGGAGCTGTTGAAAATTATAGCGACCATTCTATAGATGAGTCTCAAAAATTTATTACATCTAATGTTCTTGGCACACAAACAATGGCTGATGCCGCTGTTCGTTGGGGAGTTGAGCGATTCATCTATACTAGCACTGACGAAGTATACGGACAGCTAACTAGTGAGGACTCTCCATCTTGGACAGAGGACTCTCCATTAAATCCACGAAACGCTTTCTCGGCATCCAAAGCAGCTGGAGAGCTAATCGTAAAAGCCGCCCATGAAACTTATGGACTGCCATTTAACATTACTAGATCTTGTAATAATTATGGCCCAAGACAGTCTAATAAAAATCTAATTCCGTCAATAATTTCGCATATATTGGATGGATATGAGGCTCCTATTTATGGTCAAGGAATGGAGATAAGAAGTTGGATTCATGTTCAGGATAATTGTGATGCAATAATAAAAATAATTGAACATGCGCCGTTAAATGAAGTTTATAATATTTCGGCCAAGCAAGAAATTACTAACGTAGAGATGTTCCAACAAATAGCTAATATATTAGGTCGAGGACATAATCTGCTTAAATTTGTAAAAGATAGATCTTGGCATGATTATAGATATTCAACAACCAACGATAAACTTAAAACCCTTGGATGGGAACCAAAATTCAAATTTAAACAAGGGTTAAAACAAACTTTGGATTGGTATAATAACAATCAATGGTTTCTAAGATTAACAGAAGGAAAAAAGCAATGAGTGGTGTAAAAAACGAAGATATAACACAAGAACAAAAGCAAATCCATGATGATATATCAAACGAAGATGTAAGTCAAAAAGATGACGAAGTGGATCAACAGAAGCTTCAAGAACTAAGAGCAAAGCTCGCTAGCAAACAAAAGGAAAACGCCATGCCGCCAAAAATTATACAGAAGAAGAAACGAAGTATTGAATTCGGTGTAGTAGGAACGGGGCAGGCTGGCTCTAGATTGGCAGAGTCTTTTTATAATTTAGGTTATTCTTCCATTTGTTTTAATACTGCCTCTCAGGATTTAGAACATATTAAAATTCCAGAAGATAACAAATATTTATTAGAGCATGGCATTGGCGGTGCAGCAAAAGATATTGACATTGGAGCCGAAGCTGCCGAAAAACATCGCGACGGTATTAATCAATTGGTTCACGATAAGCTTGGAGACTCGCAAGTATTTCTATTGTGTCTCAGCTTAGGCGGAGGATCAGGAGCTGGCTCGTGTGAAACAATGATTGATGTATTAACTGCTACAGGAAAGCCAGTTACTGTTATTACTGTTCTCCCTATGAGCACAGATGATACACAGACAAAAAACAATGCCCTTCATACATTGTCTAAGTTAGCCAAACTTACACAAAGCAAATCTATCAGTAACCTTATTGTTGTGGATAATGCTAAAATTGAATCCATATATAATGACGTTGGAATAATGGATTTCTTTAACATAAGTAATCAGGCAATCGTTGAACCAATTGACGCATTTAATAGATTTTCTTCTGAAGCTTCGGCCGTTAAGAGCTTGGACTCAATGGAGTTTGCGAAATTATTTATTGATGGCGAGGGATTATCCGTTTATGGAGAAATGACTATTGCTAACTATCAAGAATCAATGGCGCTAGCCGAATCAGTTGTAGATAACTTGGATTCAGGTTTGCTTGCTAGCGGATTTGATTTGAAACAAACGAGATACGCCGGGGTATTTTTTGTAGCCAATAAAAAAGTTTGGAGCGAAATACCAAATGGCAGTGTTAATTTGGCTATGGAATTAATTCGTGATGTTTGTGGGCATGCCGAAGCTGTATTCAAAGGCATTTATACTGCGGATATAGAAGAGGATGTTGTTAAGGTTTACTCTATGTTCTCGGGTTTAGGATTGCCCGACATTAGAGTTAAACAATTAAAGACTGAAGCACAAGCTGATGCCGCAAAGGCAAAAGATAGAGCGGATACTCGCAATCTAAATCTAACACTTGATACTGGAACAGAGAAGGCTACATCTGAGGCAGATCGTATTCGTCAACAGATTAAAAAGAAGAGTTCTAAATTCAGCAAGGTGTTTGGTTCCGGAGTAACAGATCTTAGAAAGAAATAGTGTGTCATTGTTTGCGACACAAATATGAATAAAAAACGTAAAATAAAAATTAATGTAATAAATAATCAAGACGATTTAGAAAACCAAATTATAATTCACAACAATAAATTTTGTCAATTTATAACCAGCGATACTAAACTATTTAATTCATTAAAATCCGAACTATCATATAAAATTGCTGGGGTTGAATATACAACAGCATATAAAAATGGTTGGAGCGGAATTACATATTTAATCAAAGATGACGGATATTTTTATACAGGATTGCTTTTTAAAGTAAAACGTTTTTTAAATGAAAAAGAAATAGTTTTTATCGAAAAAGATAATAGAGATAAATATAACAATAGTGATAACAGTATAAATATTGATGAAAAACTAAAGTCATTAAACTTAACTCCAAGAAATCATCAAATACAAATAGTCGAAGCTGCTTGTGCTAACGAAAGAGGAATTATAAGGGCTTGTACTGGTTCTGGAAAAACATTATGTACAGCTATGATTACAGCTAAATTTAATAAACCAACTATTATATATGTAATAGGCATTGACTTATTAAAACAGTTTCATGATTTATTTTCATCCATATTCGATGAGCCTATTGGTTTTATTGGTAATGGCGTTTGTAATATACAAAGGATAAATATTGCAAGCATTTGGACAATTGGCGCTGCATTAAAAGTGGACAAAAAAGATATTATCACAGATGATGAATATGATATAGAAGAAGCCAAACCTGATCAAAATCAAACTTATGAAATATTGAAAATGCTTCAAAATACTAAAATTCATATTTTTGACGAAAGCCATGTTGTAACAACAAATACAATAAAATCAATATATAAAACTATTAATTTTGAAAATATTTATGGATTTAGCGGCACACCATTTAGAGACGATAATACAGATTTGTTAATAAACAGTATTCTTGGAGAACAAATAATTAACATAAGCGCATCAAAATTAATAAATGAAAAGCTTTTAGCACAACCAATAATTAAATTTGTTTCTGTGCCAAAAATAAAAACGGATGATCCATATCAAACTGTATACAAAAATTACATTGTAGAAAATAACACAAGAAACAATCTTATAATAAAAAATGTTAAAGAATTGTTAGAGAAGGGTTATACTCCATTAGTATTATTTAAACAAATTAAACATGGGCAAAAGTTATTTGATCTTATGAAAGATAATGGCATTAAGTGCGAAATGTTATATGGAGCAGATTCGTTAGAAAGAAGAACCGAAGTAAAAGAATTAATTAGTAACAAAAAAATTGATGTTATTTTAGCAAGCACTATTTTTGATTTGGGCGTTGATATTCCTATTCTTGATGGTCTTGTTTTATGTAGCGGCGGCAAAAGTAGTATTAGAGCTTTGCAAAGAATAGGAAGGGTTATTAGATCTTACAAAAATAAAAAATTTGCTGCTATTGTAGATTTTTATGATCAGGTAAAATTTTTAAAGAAGCATTCTGTGCTACGTTATAATATTTATTCTAGCGAAGATGGATTTAAAGTAATAAAATCTAAAGAAATGAAATGAGAAAAATCGAGCCTCGTTTGGTTTGGTCCTGGTGAATAAAGTGTCAGACCAAACAGAAAATTCAAACGACCCATTGGCCGCTTTAAGCAAGCCTTGGCAAAAGTTCTTTAAGAAATTTGAAGAGATAGAAACTCTTAAAGTATCCCAATGGAAAGATGTGCATGTTTTAGCTTATATCTGTAAAAGATTTCAGCAACATTATGGCAGAAAATTTTCTGTAACCATAAAAAACGCGCCTTCTAAAAGTCCAGATGTTCGTTTAACTAATAACATGATGGCTATGTTGGGCACTACTAATATGCATATCATTAAAGAATATGTTGACTGGATTTACGATAAGAAGATTATCCCTCAGAAAAAAAACATAAGAACTCTTGCTTATTTTATGATATCCGGGATAGGAAATGAATTTTATTTTGAACGAGAGAAGAACAACCAAATAACCCGTAGCTCCGTCCTTCCTGATGAATACAAATCATTAGCCGAATCGATTGGAATAAATGTTAATACGTATGGGGAGTTAGCTTTTATCAAAAAAGCTTTAGACCAAGCGCCAGATAGCGAGTCACGAGCGCCATATCGCAAACTGTTCTTACATCTAAGATCATTAGGATTCGAAGAATCAACACTTGAAGGAGTAAAATGAAATATCCAAAAATCGGAAATATGGTTACTGTTGTTTTAGAAGGAGCTATAACAGAAAGCGGATTTGTAGAAGAATGGGGTGATGAATGGATTGAAATTAGAGATCCTAATACTGATTTAACAAGCTGTATTAAAGAAAAATATGTTGTTGGATTCAAAATATTAGATGAAAAAGCAGCTATTAATGAATATGAAACTGAAGACGAAGACGAAGAGGAACCAGTTAGTATAAAAGGTGTTCAGGCAGAACAACTTAACTATCCTATTAAACCATCAAAAGACGTTCAAGCTGATGGGTCAATTAAATTTCACGCTTTAAAAACAGCAGATGCTCATCTTGATAGAATTAGTAATGAACGAAAAAATGTAGAAAAACATTTTAATAAAACACAGTTTTTAAAAAAATATCCACTTAATTATAATTCTCCCGGCTTTCTTAAATTAAAGAAGTAGGACAATATGAGTCGCAATGCTTTAAGAAATATACCAGAAAAAAAAATAAACGATATTTTATATAATGTTTATAATTCATGTGAGCAATGTAAAGGAAGCAGTATCAAATGCCAACGTTGCATTACATTAAATAAAGCTTTTACCAGATACGGCGAAGCAAATATCCCGGTGCGTTATTGGGAGCTTGAGATGAATAACTTTTCCGGAGATGATGTATTGAAAAAACATTATGAAAATGTAGTAAAGGATCTTAAGAAAACTTATCAAAAAGGCGCAGGACTTTGTTTTGCTGGTTCTTTCGGATGTGGAAAAACTACGGTTTGTTCAAACATTCTTAAACGTGCGGTAGAAAAAGGATTTTCGGCTCTTTATGTAACGTTAACTGATATCGTATCCGCCTCTACATCCAACGAACGTTATGAGGTTAGAAATGAATTAATATCTGTTGATTTTTTGGTTATTGATGAGTTTGATCCAAGATACATGGGTAATACAGATACGGCCTCTGATTTCTTTGGCAGAATTGTTGAGGACATATTTAGAACACGCTCTCAAAATTGCTTGCCAACATTTATGTGTACCAATTCGCAAAGCTTGACAGATGCGTTTCACGGAACAATCAAAGAAAGTATTTCGAGCCTTATGAATGAGGTGAATACGATTATTGTTCTTGGCAATGATCATAGAAAAATTGGTCAGGCCGAAAGGAAGTTTTAATGAGCAAATTAGATTTAGAAATGCGTATTATGAAGGCCATTATAGATCATCAACGTTTGGCCATGGATTTTGCCTACTTACATAGTTCTAAACTGTTTCTTGATCCAGTAAATAAACAAATAATTAATTGCATGATTGATTATGTAAAGATTTATAGAAGCAAACCAACAAAAGATTCTTTAATAGATTTTTCAAGGAATAGAAATTTATCAGAAGAAATTGATAGGTATTGGGAATATACATCTGATTTTACATACGATGAATCAGATTATAATTTTGATATAGAAAAACTAAAAACCAGATATGTTCAAAATATTATTGGTAATTTAAGATCTACTCTACCAGAAGAAATTACAAACGATGTAGGACAGCATATAAACTCCATTGAAACAACAATGGCAGATATTCGCTCTTTAAGCAAGGAGCGTTCTTTTGAAAAGAAAACACTTCGTCAATATGTCCCTGAATTTAAGAAGGAGTACACAGCTAAATTTAAAAACCCAGAATTAGGAAAGGGAATTTTAACAGGTTATTCTTGTCTTGATTTTTTGAAGAACGGATTGCGTCCAGCAGATTTATTAATAGTGTGCGGAGAAACTGGTAATGGTAAAAGCATGATGTTAAACAACATGGCAATTAATATGTGGATGCAAAATAATACGATAGATACTCCTCAAGAAGAACTTACTACTGGTTACAATGTTATGTATTTCAGTTTAGAAATGCCTTATCAAGATTGTTTCAGAAGGACCATATCACAAATAGCAGACATTCCGTCCTATGGCATTAGAGACTCTAAATTAAATGCATTAGAAGCTAAATCTATGGCCAGGTCTCTTAAATTCATGGAAAGATACCCACATGAATTTGATATTATAGATGTGGCTCGTGGTTTTACTACAGATGAATTAGAACTACATTACCAAGAAGCTAAATCTAGATACAGGCCAGACGTTATTGTTATTGATTATTTAGGATTAATGGACAACATTAATCAAGATGGAGCGGATCAGCAAGATTGGTTAAAGTTAGGCGAATTAACGGGCCGGGTTCATGAGTTTGCTAGAACCCATCAAATTCCGATATTAACTGCCGTTCAATTAAATAAGTCTGATAAAAAATTTAAAGATAAGACTGACGAGGATGATATTGGATTACATAGGATTGGCAGATCCGCTTTAATTGCCCATCACGCTTCTATTGTTATTCAAATCGCAAATAGAAAGGGCGAAAAAGAAAGGCCGGATTTAGCTTATCATATAATAAAGAACAGAGACGGGCAGGTAGGAACACATTCTGTTACTAAGAATTTCGCTCATTCTCGTATTACAGACAAGCCTTATAATTGCGAAGGAGATAGAGGCATGTCTAATTACCTTAGTTCAAGAGATGATATATCACTGGATATGGCAGATATAATAAGCAATATAATATCTGGAGAATAAATGTCCGATAATTTTCATATTGTGGCAGAGGCCGTCAGAGTAGAATATATAAAAGATACTGATGAAGTATATTTAGTTTTTGAAATTGTCGATGAAGATTTTAAAAAATCAATTAAAAAAGATTGGACCAAAGATATAGAACTAAAAATTATTGACAGAAAGTTAATAATTTCAAAGGAATGAAATGCCCGTCTATGAACATCTCTGTAAAGCCTGTAATAAAGAATTTGAAGCTTCTTATTCAATAAAAGTTGATCCACCTAATATTTGCCCATTATGTAACACTAAAGGCAAAGTGGTACGTTTAATATCCCCAGTAGCAGGGCGCGTAGAACTTGGGCACCAGGAATTTAAAGCCAAGGTTAAAGAAGATCGCGTAAATCTTCGTAGAGAAATGCGAAAAAATGAAAATCTAAGAGCCAATGTTGTTGGCGAAACAGCTTATCATCAAATGAAATTAAGAGATGAAAAAAATTGATCATCAATATTTAATAAAAGTTCTTAATGTTTTATTAAATATCGAAGATATTGAAATAATAAAATGTACTATCGAATCAATTATCGATGATCTTAAGGACGAGCCCGATTCTGATGCAGATTCTTTAAAAGGAGATACATGAGTGCTAACAATCTTACCCAACAAGAGATAGACGATTTGGCTAATGAATATATAAAATTAAAAAATAAAGCCGAAAAATCTAAAAACTTCAAAACTCAAAATGAGTTTATTAACTATCAAAATTATTGTATGAAAAAATTAGAGCCTCTAATTACAATGAGGACAAATAAATACAGAAAATACTCTAACTATCCAGATTTAAATCAAGATGGATTTGAAGCTTTAATTCAAGCTCTTAAAACTTTTGATGCAAGCAAAGGCAATTTCGTAGGATGGGCTCACCAATACATCTCAACAAGAATATCGAGAGCCGCAAACGCTCACAGCACTATCAGATATCCATTAAAAAAAGCAAAGCTGCTACAGCCTTATAAAATTAGCAATATGCCAATAATAGTGGATTTACGTGACCCACAACAAAATATTGAAATTTCTGAAAAAAGAAAAAAGGTCATTGAGGCTATAGACAATCTTCCTGAAATTCATAAAAAAGCAATAATGATGAAGCACGAATTTACTAGAAGCGAATCTAATTCATCAATCAGTAAAATTTCAGAACAATTGAAAATATCAAGACCGGCATGTATGAAAATTTTGGACGAAGCTGAAAGTATTTTAAGAAACAATTTACAAACAATCAGAGAGTAGTAGAATAGCAATGACTAAAGTTTTTTCTTTTGATGAAGCGTGGAATCAGTCTTTAGAGTATTTTAATGGCGCAGAATATACCACAAGTGTATTCCTAAGCAAATATGCTTTGCGCGATAATGACTTAAATATTCTGGAACCAACACCAGATTATATGCATGATCGTTTAGCATCTGAATTTGCCAGAATAGACGCTGAAAAGTATGGTTTGAATTATGATGAGCGGTTCAAGATATATCGTAATGCCATGGATAAATTTGCTAGGATTGTCCCACAAGGCAGCCCTATGTCGGCCGTTGGCAATCCATATCAAATTATGAGCGCTTCAAATTGTGTAGTGATACAAAGCCCAATAGATAGTATAGAAGGCATTATAATGTCTGGGCTTGACTTAGCGCAGTTAATGAAACGAAGAGCTGGTGTAGGAATTGATCTATCCACCCTTCGTCCGGATGGAGCATTGGTAAATAACGCCGCTCGCACAACTAGTGGGGCCTGGAGTTTTTCTGATTTTTTCTCATATATAACAAGAATGATTGGGCAAAATTCTCGCAGAGGCGCACTTATGATAACACTGGATGTACATCATCCAGATATTATAAATTTTATCAATATGAAACATGATAAAACTAAAGTGACGGGAGCTAATATATCTGTTCGTTTAAGTAATGAGTTTTTAAAAGCGGTAGAAACTGATTCGTTATATGAACAACGATGGCCATGTGAAGGAGAACCGAAAATTAGAAAAATGGTTTCGGCTAAACAAATATGGAATGAGATTATCGAATCCGCAACAACTACAGCCGAGCCAGGATTGATCATGTGGGATAGCATGACTGAGAATTTGCCAGCACATTATTATCCACAATTTAAAAGCCAAAGCACAAATCCATGCTCAGAAATTTGCCTTTCGCCATATGACAGTTGCCGATTAATATCATTAAACCTAACTGGTTATATTCGCAACGCCTTTGAAGAAGATGTCTCATTTGATTTTGATTTATTCAAAGAAGATATTTGTACAGCTATGCAAATGATTGACAATTTAGTTGATATAGAGTTGGAGCTAATTGACAAAATTAAATTAGCTTGTGGTAGCGAACATGAAACTAAATTGTGGAACAAGCTTAGAAATGCTGGAGAGCAAGGTAGAAGAACAGGATTAGGAACACACGCTTTAGCAGACGCTCTTGCTCAGCTTAAAATAAAATATGACAGTGAAGAATCTATTGAAATTATAGATAAGATATATTCTATATTTAGAGATACAGCATATTCTAAATCGGTTGACCTTGCAAAAATTCGTGGCCCATTTCCCGCTTTTGATTGGTCTATTGAAAAAAACTGCCCATTTATTAAAAGACTTCCTAAAAAAATACAAAAAGACATAAGCGAACATGGTCGCAGAAATATATCTATTTTAACTCAGGCGCCTACAGGGTCAGTATCAGCAATTAGCAAGGTTGGACAATTTAATAGATTTTATACATCCTCTGGAGTAGAACCTGTTTTCAGAAATTTTTTGATTAGAAGAAAAAAGATAAATCCAAATGATCAAAATGTAAGAGTTGATTTCATAGATGTCGTGGGTGATAAATGGCAAGAGTATAAAATTTATCATCCTAATGTTGAAGCTTATAAAAAGAAGTTTCAAAACGAAAATGATAGCAATCTTCCTGATTATTTTGTGACATCAGATCAGATTGATGCAAACGCAAGAGTTAGATTACAAGGCGTAGAACAACTATACTTGGACCACTCGATCTCTTCAACAATAAATCTTCCTAAAGGGACAAAATCTGAAGTGGTCGGCAAGCTGTATATGGACGCCTGGAAAAACGGATTGAAAGGCATTACTGTATATGTTGATGGTAGTCGTGACGGGGTTCTATTGACAGAAAGCGATACTAAAGACAATGATAGAATTGTCCCAGAGCGTCAAATGACTCTACAATCACAAACACACAAAATTAAAATTGATACCGGAGATTCCGAATTAAAGAATGCTTACATTACAGTTTCGTTCTTCCCCGATACTAATGACCCATATGAAGTATTTATTAATGCTCCTGTAGCCAGTAATATGAAGGATATACAAATTTTGGAAGTGGCTTCTAGATTAGCAAGCTTAGCTTTGCGTCATGGAGTGCCGGTTGAATTCGTCTCTAAACAATTGGAAAAAGTTGATGGGCAATATCTGTACTCTATCCCGGTTAGTATTGCTAAAGCACTCAGGTCATACACCAAAACGGAAAATACAAAACATGAAAATGAGATTGTTATTCAGACCGTATTGCCCACAAAACAACATACGCTTATTAAGCCAATTACGAAGAACATTCTCGGATCTGAACAAGAGAAAAAACATAATGTGTCACGTAAGATAGCTTGTAAAAACCCAGAAACATGTTCCTCTGAAAAAATTTATGAAGAGGGGTGCGTTCGTTGCACTGAATGTCCATGGTCCGGTTGTAGTTAATGAACTGGAACAAAGAAACATTAGCGGTTGATAGAGAGAATGCTAAGCAAATAGCTACACAATATCAATTTTCTTGGACCAAAAATGTATTATTACAATGCGGTCTAGAATTAAGCGATTGTTTTTCTGAAAACAATGAGGACATGACAATAGAACAAAAAATTAAGCTTCGCAAAATACTTAATTTTAATGACTTGTTAGTGTTAGATGATAAGGATGGAGGAATAACAATATATTTAGAGAAACATATTATTGGAAAATGGAAAAAACCAAAATATGAATTGCATGAAGATCTATCTCAATTGGATCCGAAAAAAAAAATATATACCCTTATCAACATTGAATTTTGGTCAGTTTTTGATGAACAAGATGACAATACTAGCGATACTGATTAGCACAAAGAGTAATAATTATGAGAGATGATATATAGGAAAATATGACTTTAGAAGAAGAACACTTGTCGGCTAATGATTTACTAGCTTATAGACAAATAGTATCAAACTCTATGTTAGCATCTTCTATGGCAGATAAAGCTATTGCTGAAAGCAAAGCTGCTCAAATGGAAGCTAAATATGTAGTTTTATCATTATTTATGAAATATAATCTTATACCAGGCAAAGATGACATCAGAGATGATGGTAAAATTTCAAGAGCAAAGCAACCTGAACAACCTGAGCAACCCGAGATAAAGGAATTAGAAAATGGACAGTAAAGACTTACAACAGCTAGCTAATATCGCCTCTGTAAAAAATCATATAGCAAGCATTTTAAATACAGGTCGTGGCGTTGTTCCGAAACCTCAACTTCATAAACTGCAACAAGAAGGTATGAAGTTAGATAAAATGTTTGTTGATTTATTATTAAGCAGCTCGTCTCAACAAGATAAAGATGACATAGAAGATATTAACAAGAGAATAGCGGAAGAAAGATCAAAGCTTGATAGAACTTCAGTAAAGAGAATTTCTGTCGAGGAAGCTACGGTTGCTGCTGTTAATGACTCACGGGAAGCTCCTGTAAAGACTCGCGGGAAGCTCCTGTAAAGACTCGCGGGAAGCTCCTGTAAAGAAGCTTAAGAAAAATGTCAAAACTTCAAAAGAACCTGCTGCCAACGTTTGATAATCATAATCTTATTATATTAAAAGATTATGTTTGGCTAAATCGTCAAAAACATGCTGGGCGATGCGTATCTAATATACTTAAAGCATTTGATCAAATGATCAAAGATAAAACACCTAATTTATCTTTGATAGACATTGAACAAATGGCTCTTACTTATATGAGATTTTATAATTGTACACCAACATTTAAAAATTATAAAGGCTTTCCAGGGTCTGTTTGCCTTTCAGTAAATAAACAATTAGTTCATGGAATACCAAATGATTATATCTTATGTGATGGTGATATTGTTAGTTTGGATCTTGGAGCCACTTATGAGGGAGCAATTGCAGATGCTGCTCGCACAGCTATATATGGCGTTCCAAAAAATCCGGAACACGTTCGGTTAGTTAATGCTTGTAAAGAAGCATTAAGGCTAGCAATCAAATCTGTTGCAATAGGCAAAAAACTTGGCGTAATAGGTAATGCCATTTATAAACATGCTCAAGCTACTGGGTTTAATGTAATAGAAACCTACGGAGGGCACGGGATAGATTATAACAAACCGCACTCCGAACCATTCGTTGCTAACAAAGCTAATCAAAATGAAGGAATTACAATACAGCCAGGATTATCCATTGCAATAGAACCATTATTAGTAATAGGATCTACTAAAACAAAGATTTCACCAGATAATTGGACTGTAACGACAGAAGATATTAATGCTCATTTTGAACATTCTATTACAATCATGGAAGACGGAAATCATATTATAACAGAAATAACTAATGACGAATGAAAAAATAAGTTTAGAAATTATTAAAAATAATTTATTGAAAAATATATCTGATAAATTTAATATAAATTATAAAGATTTATTATTTGAGCTTAATGATTTAAGTCATTTATTTACAACAAGAAGCAGATATGAATGCAATCATTATTTTTTTTCAAAAGATAATGAGGCTAGTTTTTATTGGGCCGGATTTTTAGCAGCTGATGGCTGTTTATATAAAAAACAAAATTCTAAAAGATTAATTTTGTCATTAGCAGAAAAAGATTTAAGCCATGTGCAATTATTAAAAAATACATTAAATTATAGTGGCCCAATTAGTAAATCAATAACAAAACATAGTCTTACAAACAGCAAATGGAAAGATAGTATAAAACATACTATATGCATATCATCAAGTCAATTATTTGATGATTTAAATAGATTTAATTTAACACAAAGAAAAACCCATATATATGATATGCCTAATTGGTTAATTACTCATAAATTAGTAAACCATTTTATTCGAGGTTATTTTGATGGTGATGGATGTATTACATTTTCTAAATTGCCAAGAAAAGCAGAGATTAATATACGTGGGACAATATCTGTGTTAACCCAATTTATGAATATTTTTGAAAATAATTTGCATATAAATTCAAAAACAAGACCAAAAATAAACAGTGGTTTCGGAATGTTAAAATATTCAGGAAATATAATTTGCACCGAAATAAAAGATTATTTGTATAATGATTCAACAATATATTTGAAACGAAAATATGATCTGTGTCAATCAATTGTTGTTACTAGAAAAAAATATTTAAATAGGAAATTATGAGAATAGATTTTGATAACAACAGCTTTATAGAAATTTATTATTCCGAAGATAAGATAGCTATTATTCTTGGGGCAAAAGATTCTAATAACTCTCTTAAGAAAATAGTAAATTCTGCTGAAGTTAGTTTAGAAGAATGGATTAAATTAACGGAAGAAATTCCTGTTTTGAAAAAATAATAGTTCTAAAATGTCGAGCGTCCTTTTCGATATAACTTTAGTTTTAAACAACAAACAATCCAACTAAAAAAGTTGGAAAGACGGAGAATGAATATGAGTAGAACATTAGTTACATTAATGACTAAACTAAATCGTCGTAGATTTTCGAACAACACTCAGCGTGTTTTGCACACTCTGATCACTGCGAAGAGCGAGTGGACCCCACGGTCTGCTTTCCGTGTCGCCTCTGCCGGCTCTAGGCTTCGAGATTTGCGCAAGGATAGCTTTGGAGGATTCGACATTCAATGCCGTTCCGCCACAAGCTTAGGCCTAGCCGGAGGTCGTCACACGTTTTATTACCGATTGCCATTAAAGGATTTATCGGTTAATAAACTCGAAAGCATCTTTAAGGGGGTGGTTTAAGCCTCATTATAGAATAATATAATTTAATTAATTTAGTTATATACGGGCCTGGTACGAAAGTACTGGGCCTTTTTATTTTATATCCAAAATTCATAACATTGGATATTTAGCCCAGCGCTTAAGCTCTGGGCTTTTTTTGTGCATATTAAGGAATATAATTGACTTTAAAATTATCATTCTGGAAAACAATTGTCTACAAAATACCCTAACTCAATAGATGGACAAACCGAACTTCCGGTTTCAATTGATTTGGTGACTCCTGTTAATGCAGCTGTCGTAAATAACCTACGTGGTGCCATTATTGCAATAGAATCTGAATTGGGTTCCGACCCTTCTAGAGATTATGGGACAGTAAAGGCGCGCATTGATGCTTTAGAAGCTGGTGGTGGCGGAGGTGGCGGCAGCATAGGTCAGGTTCAAGAGACTATTGCAATTTCTACTAACGGACAGACAAGCATCACATTAGGATCCTCGCCATCTAAAGGATCCGCAGTTGAAATGTTTGTTAATGGTAATAAAGAAAATTATGGCGCTGATTATACTGTATCAGGCTTAACTGTTACATGGATTAGTACAGATTTTTCACTTCAAACTACTGACGTTGTTGAATTTTGGTATATTACAAGTGGTAGTGGTGGAGGCGGCGGCGGAAGCCAAACGCTCGCTCAAACTTTGATACTTGGAAATGTAACTGGCGGAACAAACATATCCATGACTAATGGAGATATGGTTATTGCCCCAGATGGATATTTAGATTTAAACGTTTTAAGTAGCGGGCTAAATCCAGAATTAATTAGGTTTAAAAAAGACGGATCTGATTTTTTAACGTTTAATCCAAGTGCAAGCGTTAATATGACTCTTGCTGATAATGCTGGGAACTTTAGCATACTTTATAAAAGTGGTCAGCCAACATTAAATGCTAATGGCTCATCCGTTTTTATTAAAAGCCAAATAGGCAATGGTACTGGAATAAGCGGTAATATTAATATTAATGCAAGCGATGGTGTTGGCGCTGATGGTGGAGGGGACGTTTTAATATTAGCCGGAAACAGTGTGTCAAATGTTTGTGGGGACGTTTTAATAGAAGCGGGAACTGGTACTTCCGGAGATGCTGGTAATATATATTTATCATTTGGGGTGGGAGGAACAACAAATGGGGTATTTTCTATATGGGGACCTCCGGCTGTTGGAGAAGGTCAATTTCCAATATTATATATAGATTCTAACGACTCGCCATCTTATACAAGCAGTGCTGTTTTAGGAACATTAAGTACAACATTGTATTTTAGATATACCAACTATCAAACTTCTTTAATTCATTCTAGGCCTCTTACCGAATCTGATGGCGCTACTACAATTTATACCGGTATGGATGGTATCCATGCCGGAGACGTAGGCTTAATAGGAGCATACGGAACCAGCGGTGGTGGAAAAACAATTGTTGAAGGAGGAGGCTCTGATATCGGACCAGGAGGCAATGTAATAATACAAAGCGGCTCTACTTTGAATGGAAACGGTGGCGATGTTAATATTATTACAACTAGTGGGACAGGCATATATATTGATGATGGTTATGGCGGCAATATTAATATCACTAGTGGGAATGGAAACAGCCTTGGTAACGGAGGCGATATTATCATTAATATTGGCACTGGTGGCCTAAGTGGCAATGATGGATCTTTAAAAATATATGACGGATATAACGTTCTAAAAGTACATGTTACATCTGACGGAACATTTATTAAACGAACTATAATATCACCAACTTCTCTCACAGCTAGTATTAATAATTGGGCACCAACAGACTTTAATTTTGCTGATGTTATTAGAATCGATAGCAATGCAGCATGGGATATTACTGGATTTGATGCAACAGCTGTCAACACAAGAAAAACTCTAATTTATATTGGAGCTACATCGGTCACTATAAAAAATCAAAGCGTTAGCTCTTCGGCTGCTAATAGGTTTCTTATAGCCGGAGGGGATTTGGTATTAAACCCTAACGCATCCGCCGATATTGAATATGACAGTATAACAGGCGCTTGGAGAGTTGTATAAACACAAATGGGTATTTAAATGGTTAAATCTAGACGAGAGCAAATAGCAAACACTCCGATAAACGCAAAGCTTTCTGAAGGTTTAGTGCTTAACGAGCAAAGCCCAGGTTTCGGCGCAGGACATGTGGCCGCCGGGAAAGGTATTGTTTGGATCGACAACACCACATCCCCTAATCGTTTATTGTTTACTGATGAAACTGGCGTTGATCATATATTAGGGTCGGCATCAACTTTAGAGTCTGTTTTAGCTATTGGGAATTCTACCGGAGCTTACGATATAAAAATTGTAAATGGACAATCAATTATTGGAGAACCTGGCGTAGCTAGCGATGGAGGATACGTTAATATTGTTGGAGGAGTTGGTACGGCTGGCTTTTCTGGTGGCACAACATTAATTGCTGGTGGAAATTCTTATACTGGTATCGGTGGCCTAGCTATATTGAAGGGCGGAGATCCTAATGGTGGTGAAACCGCATCACCTGCGCAAGTTGTTGCTTATGGCGGTAATGATGTTGTTGGAACCGGTGGAAATATTGATATATCAGCTGGCAGTTCTCCGGCTGCTGGAGAGGCTGTCTTTGGTGGAGGAGCAATAAACATTACGGCAGGCGATGGAATTAATGGTAATTATGGTGGTGACATAACTGTTGCAACTGGTAATGCTAATCCTTTATCTTTAACATCAACTAGTGGTGATTTTACTTTATACACTGGTGATGGTGGCATTTCGGGTGGAACAGGAAAAAGCGGGAACATTTATATTGCTACAGGCGATGGTTCTACAACAGGGGATATTTCATTTGTTACTGGTGTGTCTTCAAGTGGTAATGGAGTTAAAGTTGGTAGCATAAATTTAGAAATAGGCGATAATACATCTGGGCTTGCTGGGAATATTAATTTAAACATTAATAGTGATGATGGTTATGGAAACGGAGTTATTGATTTTCAATATAAAAGTGCTAGCACTGTAAAACACAGTCCTAATGGAGTCACAAGTTGTTTTGTTGCGGCCGGAGCTACAGCTACCGTAATTGAATACGGAACTGGCACTATTGGAGCAGGCATAGTTGAGCTTAGACAAGCGGATCAATCCACCTTAGCAACAAACATATTTTTAATTCATGCAACAAACTCATTAGACAATTCTGGCGGCACTGTTGTTGTATCAGGAGGGACCGCAGCTTCCGGTTTTAAAGGCGGTAATATTTATTTATTTGCAGCGCCAGGTAATGGTGTCGCAAATGGTGGAGATATAATTATAATATCAGGTGCCAGCGGATCCGGAGCTAGTGGAAACGGAGGCTCAATATCTATAGGAGCTAATAACGCAGCTAGTACTAATGGTGATGGAGGGGCAGCAGTAATTGCAACTGGAACTGGCGCTGGTACCGGAAATGGAGGATTACTTTCGATTTTAGCTGGAGATAGCGGAAGCGGATCTACAGGTTATGGTGGAGCATTAAGCATTACATCAGGTAACGCGAATAGTACTAACGGTGCTGGAGGCGCGCTTACCATTACATCTGGTGCCGGAACTGGAACTGGTTTAGCAGGCACGCTTAGTATAATTTCTGGAGATGGGGGAGCTTCGGCAGTTGGGGGCATACTTAATATAACTGCTGGTGTTGGTGGGGCAACCTTAACAGGAGGCGCACTTAATATAACTGCTGGAGTTGGTGGCGCAACATCAGGAGCGGGTGGCATTCTTTCCCTAAAATCCGGAACTGGTACAGGATCTGGAATAGGCGGAGCCCTTAATATAAACGCTGGTAATGGCGGTTCTACAGCAATTGGTGGCGCTCTTAATATAACAGCTGGCAGTGGCGGCGGTACTGGTATTTTATCTGGAGGAAATCTTACTATAGCTGGTGGTTCTGGAGGTTTCTCTGGAGGGGATGGAGGCATAGCACTCCTCAAAGGAGGAGTTGCAACAGGGTCAACTAGGACTGGTGGACAAGCTTCTATTTTAGGTGGACCAGGAGCTGGTACAGGCGTTGGCGGCGAAGCTATTCTGCAAGGTGGGCATGGAGGAAATGGAGGTGGTGGTGCAGCCGGAGGAAGCGCTACTATTGTTGGTGGCACTGGAGGAAACACTTCTGGTGCAGGAGGAATTGTTAATATTTCCGGCGGCATACCAACAGACGGAGATGGTGGCCCAATTTATGTTACAGGATCTGATGCTGTCGGTACAGACCGTAGTGGTGGCCTTGTTAACATTACGTCTGGTGCGGCAACAGGAACTGGTTTTGCCGGAGCTATATCAATTACAGGAGGCAATTCTGGTGTTGGAGCTACAGGCGATGGTGCATCAATAACAGTAACGGCCGGTATTGCAGCTAGTATTAATGGCAATGGTGGTAGTATAACTATCAAGCCTGGTTCCAAAACTGGTTCAGGAACTGTTGGCTCAGTGAAGCTACAAGATAGCGCTGCGGCAATTAAATTTGAAGTTAATACAGTTGGTATTGGTTTCTTTGCAAGCACACCAGTTGCTCGCCAAACATATACTGTTACTAACCCGGTAACTGATCGAAGCTTTGATACAACAACAATTACTACACAAAACTTAGCAGAAGTAGTTGGTACTATTATTGCTGATTTGCAGGCATATGGTTTAATGGCATAAACATGCTGGCTCAATGCATTACAAATTGCACTGGTAATTGTCCTTCATATTTAGCAAGAGTGGCACCTTATACAAAGTTGTTACCAATTGAAATTGTTCATAAACCAACATCAGATAAACTTTGGGTACACCGAGTTTTTTATAGGAAAGAATCTCTTGTTTTTGATTATGACGACGGAATTCATTTAGGAAAGCAAAACTTTTTTAAGCATACAATTAAACGAACAAAAATTGTTTTAGCTGGCTGCGACGCTTTAGCTGAATCGGCTTTAGACGCTGGAGCAAAAGACGTTCGTATTTGGAGAACTGGGGTTGATATAAACTCTTATGAAATAAATATTCATAAACAAAATGATCCACTGGTATGGACAGGATCCTCTTCAACGCTTCAATATTTAATAAGCATTTCTGACGTTTTGGAGCAATCTAAAATTCCAATTCGTGTTATTTGTGATTTAAAACCTATATGGAACATAAACACTGATTTTATTCCTTGGTCAAAAGAAACTCAAACATCTGGTCTTTTAGGATGTTCAATAGGTCTTGCCCCACTTATTGATAATAATTGGACTCGTTACAAATGTGCATTTAAAATTATTCAATATATGGCAGCAGGTCTACCTGTTATATCTTCTTCTATTGGGGCTAATAAGGAAATTTTTGATCAATATAAATGTCAAGGCGTCTTAGCTAAAACTAAAAAAGAATTTCTAGACGCAATTATATGGTTACAAAATGATCCACAGGAGCGCCAGCGTATGGGAATTGAAAATAGAAAAATCGCTGAACAGTTTTTCGACCATAAAGTTTTGGCCAAAATTTTATCAAAAGCTTTATATGAAAGTTGATATATGCAAATAAACGCAATACACGTAGTTAACAATAAAACAAAGTGCCCAATAGGAGGGGCAGGCATTGTTGGACAGATGTTACAAAACGCAACAAGTCATAAAATAAATTGGATCAATAATGATGTTACACAAATAAAAAAAGCTTCTATTAGTGTAGTTTATCAATTAAATAAATGGCCCTGGCTTACTATTCCTCGTATATGTCATGTTATAACTGAAGTAATTCCAGAAAGTGTTTTTATATACAAAGATCATGATATGCTAGTAACTGTTGCTGAACATACATGGAAAATGTTCAGAGATTTTGGTTACAAAACTGAGTTAATAGAAAATGTTGCAAGACCGAGTTTTTCTCCAGGAGATAAAGATGTTAAACTTATAAGAGATGTTCCAATATTAATTTATTGTGGTAATTTTAGCTCTCATAAAGGAACTGATAAATTAATAGAAGCGGTTAAGGATTTGAAATGCGAACTTTGGTTAATAGGCAAAGGAAATATAAACAAGTCTAAATATAGAAATGTTAAATTTCTTGGAATTAAAAACGAAAATGAAATAATCAAACATTTAAGGTCTGCTGATATTTTCGTTTTCCCCAGTATAACAGAAGGTATGTCACTTGCTTTATTAGAAGCAATGGCTGTTGGCCTACCGTGTATTGTTACAAACATTCAGGCAAATATAGATACGTGCAAAGATTCCGCAATTTATGTTGATAGAGATATATTGAGTTTAAGAAATGGCATAATAAAACTAATAGAATCAAAACAGTTACAAAAAGATTTATCTGGCACAGCTTTACAAATAGCGTCTACTCGTAAATATGAAATTTGGGGAGAAAGTTTTATATCAATAATTGAAAATATATTAAAATAATATAAGTAGCTTGATATATACGGGAAAGGAGCAAAACATGAACAAAAAAATATTAGTCCCTGAAACAATAGCGCTGAAAAATTTAATTAATGATCAGCCTTTATTAATGGAAGATCCTGATACAAAACAGCTTTTACAAATAAAAATATCATTTTTAACTTTTGTAGTTGGTACTCTTTTAAAGGATCCTTCTTTTGGTAAGAACGCAGTTACTGTTATGCATGCAATAGATATTAAAGATAAAATAAAATCTTGTGAACCTAATGGCTTTATTGAAATAGAGCAAGAGGCATACGATTTACTTTTAGGAACAATTAATAGTCCTGCCGCTAATTTCAACCCTGAAGTTGCCATTCAAATTGGTTCTTTTTTTAAAGCTATTTTATCGCCTGTAAATCCGGCATAACTAAGGGCTTTTTAATTAAAACCCGCCAACAGCGGGTTTTTTGTTTTGGTGGATAATATGAATATGAAAAAACTAGAAGACGCGGCAAAGTTAGCGGCTAATTCTAGGCAAAATGATAAACATTTTTTACTAGGTTGTATCGCTGAAAGACAAGATGGAACATTAGTTAAATCCACTAATGCGGAAGTGCGCACTCCTTCGGCTAGCGCTCATGCTGAAGCCCGCAGTTTACGCAAGGCTGGATTTGGAGCCATATTGTGGGTAGCCAGGGTGTTAAGAGATGGCTCATGGGCTATGGCAAAACCATGTAAACATTGTGAAACTCTAATAATAAACAAGGGTGTAAAGAAAGTATATTACACCACCGGGCCAAATTCTTGGGAATCCTGGGATCCTTGAGCAAGAGCTTTTTTAAGCTTTCCTAATTCAATCTCTGTAGATTTAACTCGATCTAACGTTAATTTATTTCCCAAAGCCTTAGCTTCGGCCATTTCGGCTTCTTCAGTTATTCGGTCACCTAGAGCCCGAAGAACAAGGTGAAGATCCGCCATTGATAGCTCCAGGACCCACGTAGGAATTAGTTTTAGTTGGCTCATGCCTCTTAGGAGACGAAGCACGCAAAACGTTACAGCGCGCCTCTGGTGGAACAACGAATAAACCAATATATCTATGCCATGTATAACAAATTATTATCAGCAGCAACTAAGTTCAATTTACTAACATTTGCAGACGCAGGCCCTCCAACTGTTGTTGGCGGAGGTGTTGGAGAGTATCAAGAATTATTAGCTGGTTATGGTACGTTTGCTAAATTTACTGGCAACAAGAATTTGTCAGGCGTAGATATTGAAGCTCAACAAATATTATTAAATAATCCTACAATAGAAAGCATCTTTGCTGCAATGGGAGATAAAGCAGGAAATGTTAATATTGGCATATCTGTTTTACCAAATTTGAATGTGCAATTTAATATATCTGGAAATCACCCTGCTGTAAAGAGTGGGGCTATATTAAAAATGTTGCAAAGCAGTGTTGCTCCACAAATGAAACAAGCTATTATTAACGCAACAAAAACAAATGCTATAATGCGTCCATCAGGGCCTATTACTTGGCAGTGGATTAATGGATTAAGTGTAGTATGACAACAAGATTCGATAATTTTTATGCAGAATTAAATAAAAAACTTCCAGGTCTCAAGATAGCATATAAAGATGAATCTTGGCTTATGAAGTTAATAAGTTATTTTTTGTTTTATAATAAAACATTTATGACTAGTTATACAACTACCATTGGCAAGACCGTATATTTTCCAAATAGAAAGTTTATACAAGATAGAGATTTTGATGCCATAGATATTTTATCTCATGAATTTGTGCATGCAAGCGATTCTGAAAGACAAGGACAAATTATATTTTCATTCTTTTATTTATTCCCACAAAGCTTATCAATATTAATGTTATTATTATTACCAATAAATATTATAGTTTCTTTATTATTATTTGTAGTATTTTTATCTCCAATGCCTGCATATTGGCGAAAACTTTATGAAGTGCGTGGATATCAAATGTCTTTATTTACTTATGCTGAGTTGATGAAAGAATTAAATTATAGCGAAGAAAAAATCAAAGAAACACTAGAGAAAGCAGCTAAAAATTTCAATCAACATTTTATAAATTCAAATTATTATTTTATGTGGCCGTTTGGTGTTGACAAAGAACTAAGTGAAACTATTGATAAAATAATTAGTGGTGATATATTCAGCGTGGATAGTTTGTACAAAGACGTACTAGAGTCTTTGCAAACATCTAGACAGATAATATATGCACCAAATTTACATAATTCACAATATAATTTATAATAAAATTTACGTTGGTAAATCTGCAAATCCGATAAAACGCTGGATTAAGCATAAGAACATAGCGCAAAGTAAAAGAAAGCGCGAAAAATTTTATTTGCATAGGGGTAGAAAATTAAGTGAGGAAAGGTGCGCCGCCAGAAAAGGCAAATTTATTGGAGAAAAGAATCCATTAGTAAAAATATCAGAAGACGTTGTTATAAGTATACGTAATAAATACAAAAATGGATTTACAAAAACTCAGCTGGCTCGTGAATATAAAGTTGGAAGAACTCAAGTCAGACGAATTATTAATAAAGAAAGTTGGAAACATATATGACAATAAACTATGATATCGGAATAATAGGAGCTGGTATTTCTGGTACGTTCGCAGCGTTAAGAGCAGCAGAGATTCATAAAGACTCAAAAGTCATATTGTTTGAATTAGGTCGTCCTCCGTCAAAAAGAAGACGACAAATAGAGGGGTTTCTAGGCTGTTTTCCCACAGGTGATGGTAAAATATACACTGGCGATATCGATAAAGTATTAGATATAGTAGATGGCAGGAAAGCAAACCCTGCGAACAAATGGGTAACAAAATGGTTTGAAGAAGTAAACCCAATGAAGATTATTAAAGACAAGCTTCCAAGCGCTGCTATTCAAAAGAAATTATCTTCTTTAAATTATGAAATTGAATTAAATAATTACGTCCAATGGAAACCTGATAGTGTCCATCAGCTATCAAGGTTAATAACAGAGGTGATTGATACTGCCGGCAATATTACATTTTCGTTTGATAATGAGGTATTCAAAATATTTAAACAAAAAGATACGTTTTTGGTAACTACAGCTGACGGAAATTATACTTGTAAAAAACTTATATTGTGTGCTGGCAGAAGCGGATGGCGTTGGACAAATAAATTATATAAAGAACTTGGAATTCTTGCAAATGACGATTTTGCAATTTATGGAATTAGAGTTGAATTGTCTGCTCAACAAATGAAAGATTTTAATAAAACTCATTGCAAATTAAAAAAGGATAATCTAGAGATTGGCCCATTTAATTGGAACGGAACTGTCATTCCAGAAGACCATGCTGATTTAGTAATATCATCATTTCGCTCTAATGAAGACAGGTGGAAAACAGACAAGGTTTCTTTTTCAATTTTAAGTAAACAATATTTTCAAAATGACGGTTGTAGACAAACTGATAGATTAGGGAAATTAGCATTCTTGTTATTTAACGATAGAATAGGCCGAGAAAAAGTAAGAAGCATTTTAAAAAACGTTGGCCAATTATCTGTATTGCCAGAATATAATTGGTTAATTCCGGTTTTAACTGAACTGACAGAAATTATTCCATCAATGCCAACAAAGGCATATTATCATTCACCTGATATACTGCCGATGGCATCTCAAGTTAGACTAGGCTCCAATTTAGAATCAGAGATTGAAAATTTATTTATCGCAGGAGAAAGTGCTGGAATACAAGGAATAGCAGCTGCTGCAATTACAGGCGCAATAGCAATGGATAGCGCTTGTAAATAAGGATTATCATGAATAAATATAATATAACTTCTGGTAGCAATACTGTTAATGAAGCAAATTCAGAAACAAACTTTAACAATTCTAAATATTTAAATCTTAATATATTAAGAACAGATCACGAGTTGTTTAAAGAAGAAGATGATATTAAACAAAAAGTTTTAAACATAAAAAGAATTAAGCTGCCAAGAAACGGAGAAGATTGGGAAATATTAGAGGACAAGAAAGTTGTTCTAACATTAAAAGGTACTAGATTTTCTAAGTCACAACGTGAATTTCTCAGAACTGTTAATGGCGTAAAGTTTCTTATGGATAGTTATAAATCTGATATCAAATCTGTTGTTAAATTTAAAAAAGCATTGCTTGCTATTAAAATAAAATGATTAAATACGAAGGTATAAAAGATAAAAACGGATATTCTTATCTTGTTATGTCAAATGAAATAAATAAGGAAGTTTGGATTCCTATTGATGCTTCTATGGCTAATATTATAGGTAAGTATATTTCCAAGATTTCAACTACGGCGTCGATACCTGTCGAGCGAAAAAACGACGAGCCATCTGAATAATAACCTTAAAGGAGGCTATTAAATGGGCTATGTCGTCTATGTTGTTGATACCGAAACTACTGGGTTGGATCCAAATAACAACGAAGTAATTGAAGTAGCTATGTGCAGGCTTTTCCTTGATATTAAAGATAGCAAAGAGGAAATTAAAACATGGCTATTGCAAGCAGTAAAGCCAGATACAATAGAGGACGCTGCTCTAAAAATTAGCGGGCACAAACGTGAGGATATCTTAAACCTATCCAAGTTTGGAAAAGAAAATTATATACATCCAAAAAAAGTTCTGCCAAATATAGAAAATTGGATTATGGAAGATAATATGGCAGTAACAGATAGGGTGATGGTTGGACAGAACGTATTGTTCGATTATAACATGTTAGAAGCTCTTTGGAAAAGACATAATGCTTACGATACCTTTCCTTTCCAGACTGGCCCTAACAAATTTACTTTAGATACAAAAGATATAGCTGTTTTAATTGATCTATGTACTGGTAAGAAACGAGAAAGATATAATCTAGGCTCTTTAGTAAAATCTTTTGGCGTAAAATCACGAAAGGCACACAGAGCGGAAGAAGATGTTATTATGACAAAAGATCTTTTGTTAATACAATTAGCGCCATTAAAAGCCGTTCTTATTGAAGCTTTTAAAAATTGTTATAACGAATGAGAATTCTCTATAGCGCAGGTAATAGAGTTGGCGCAAATAGCCAGCTATCAAGGTTTCTTCAGCACGCAGGCTCCAAACATGAGATAAAAATAGCTGCTTATTTAAAGTCAAGCGATTCTATACCACATATAGACTGGACTTTGGACGCACTACATTATAATAAACCAGCTACAGCAAATGCAGAAATGTTTAAGTTATTTGGTCATCGTGGAGTTCCTTTTGTTAATATAAATAACGTTCGTATTTTGTTACAAGAAATAGAGCAATTTGAACCAGAATTATTTATAGTGGACGGAGAACCTACGACCGCTCATATAGCTAAAAAACTTGGTATTAAATTATGGTACTACAGCCCGTTGCATTTATTAAATGGTTTAGAGTGGGAAAAAGGACAACTTAGATACATTTCTAGATTGACATCCCTGCGACATATGCTTAGATCTATGCCCGAGCCAGATGCCGCCTTTATTTATTCTCCTTTTGGAGACATAAAATTTAGACCATATTTGAAAAATGGATTTGAATGGATTCAGCCATATCATATTGATGTTGAAGAAGGACCAACAGTAATAATAAAATCAAGATCGGTCGGTATTACTTTATCAAATAGTAATATAGCTATTATTAATGATACAAATCGTTACTCCGCGTTAACTAAAATATTAAATTCAATTAATTCAAAATTTACTATAAATTTGTTTAGCCCATTTACTGATCAATACAATAATCTTTTCGTTGAAAACATTAATAATAAATTAAAATATCGAGACAAATTAACTAATGCCAAATGGTTATTTACAACTGGCGAAACCAGCTATGTTTCTGACGCTTTTTATAATTTGAAAGATATTTGTATAGCCCCAACATTAACGGATTCAGAAACATTACTTAATGCTATTTTGTGTAAAATTTATGGCATAGGCGTTGATGTTGCTCAAGTTGAACTTAGTCAAAATTTTGCAACAGAAACTATAGAAAAATCTTTCTTTAAAAAATTAAAGAAAGATTATTTAAGCGTACAAAAAAATCTCCTCCTACACGATAAGATAAATAATTTATGCAACATATAGCTTTTGATATAGGCAACGTTCTTATACATGTAAATTTTAATAAATTTTACGATGTAATGCAAAGCCATGGTCTTACTGAAGAGGAAATATCAGAGTTTATTAATGATTTAGAATATAGTTGTCATATGGGTATGTTAACACTTTGCCAAGCTCTCAGAGTTCGATTTCCAGAAATATTTGCAAATGGAAAAATGAAAAAACATTGGGGAGAAATTTTGGAAGCATGGAATGATTCTTTAACAGAGAATGATATAATGATGAACTTCGTTACTAATCTAAAAGACGAAGGCGTAAAAGTAGCATTACTAAGCAACATGGGATTAGATCACATAAATTTTATACGATCTAATTGCAATGAAGTAATAAATAAATGTATCCAACATTTTAGTTTCGAAGTCGGCTCGGCTAAACCACAAATGTTATATTATCAAAGTTTTCTTTTGAGCAATGAAGATTTTGCCGGATGTGTTTTTTTAGATGACAGAAAAGAAAATATAATAGCCGCCGCTAAGCAAAAATTTGATGCCGTTCATTTCGACCTTGATCTTTTAAAAAGACCTTCTGATATTAAAAATGCGTTATACAAGATAAAAGAAAGAATTCAAAAAGGTTGATAATCATTATGAGGTTGACAATTGATTTCAAGTGATTACATTCACTTCCGTAAATGAACGGTTTATTTTTATTACACGATGACTTAATAGCAGTATTGCGCTATTCTGTCTTTGAAGCAGTTGTTATCATACGTCCGATATTTGCTAGTAATTTAGTTTTATTAAAATTTTCAGATGAACAACATATAGAAATAACAAATTCAGTATCTATATTATCTGAAATAGATCATAATAATTTGGTTATTATTGAGAAAATTTCAAATATGAAAAACTGGAGAATTAAATTAATATTAGAAGCGCCACATATGGGAACAAAATTTATTAAGCTTTGGGATACAGGAAAGTTTAAAATTACTTGTCGAGATCATCTTAATAGATAATTTGATCATTTAATGATATTGGTTAAAAAATTTACGGAAAAAGACATACTTGAAATTTTAATACAACATGCTTCAAACAGCTTGCCAAATGAGGCGCAAGGAACACTTGAAGCAAGATTTAAAGATGATGATACTGTAGAAATTTATTTTATTCAAAGAATAATTGGAACAGAAAAATTATTATCATAATAATTATTAATTCAATATGATTGTCGAGATGCTTTTGCTTCGAAGTAATATTTTTTATGAAGCAAACTATTTTTATAAAACCTGACGATAATTTTTTATCTGAACAAATTTCCGAATCCGTAGAAGAGTTGCAAGTAGCTCTTGACAATTTAACGGATGGTGGCTACATATATGCTCTCTGCCCCTCCTGCCGCATCCCCCTCTCAACTAAAGAGCGGCAAGATTTAGAATGCAATCTTTGCAAAAATGTTTTTAAGCTAAAAGACATGTTGTACATCTATAACGATTCTCCATCCTGAAAGTAATCAAATGGAAAAAGTTCAGAAGTCCCCTATTCTAAAGGAAGGTTCGTACACTGTAGAGAGGGTGCTGGAGCTTGCCTTCTTCGACCTTACTGGTGGCAAAGCGAATACCCAAGGAACATCGAACAAGTCTTACCATATCGAGCTTCATAAGCCAAAGAGTGGTTCCAAGACTCAGATTTTTACGATGTGGGGGCCGACTGGCGGGCACCAAACAAACGAATGGCGCTACTACCCTGACCTCAGCGCGGCCGAACATGAATTCGAAGCCCTTATCAAGTCTAAGAAGAAGAAGGGTTACGGAGAAGTTGACGTAGCCCAGCGTGCTCATGGTTCCGAAGAAGCTAAGAAGATCACGAAAGCTGTTCAGTTGAAAAATGCTGATGGCTTACTGGATCCTAGCAAAAAGAAAAGCTCGCTGCACTCTGAAACGCAACGGCTTATTGGCGACCTTATGGGCGCTACAAATCAGTTCGTTATTCAAACTCTAAAATGTCCGCTCGGACAACTTACTAATGCCCAAATTGATAAAGGACGAGATGCGCTAAATGAAGCAAGAAAAATTCTTGTTTCTGCCGGGGCCGGACAGAACGGCAAAATGTCCGTTGCTCTGCCTAAGAAAGATGAATCGTTAGTTACTGATCTAACTAATGAATTCTATAGGCTCATTCCGCATAATCTTGGCCAAGGCGCTCGTGGCCAAATGACTGAACTTCTTTTAGATGATCTTGATAAGATTATCAAGAAAGAAGATGATCTTGATACTCTACTAGATGCTAAGAGCATTGGGGCGGTACTAAAAGCTGATTCCTCAGTGGATGATCAATATACTACGCTCAATGCGGACTTTAAGTTCGTAGAGCATTCTGACCCAATATTCAACTTCTTAGTTGATTACTTTTCGAATTCTGCTGTAAGGGGTCATGGATATTCTTTCTCAGGACCAAAAGCCATTAGAATAAAGAATATTTGGGGAGTAAAACGTAAAGATAAGGAAGAAAGTTATTTCCTTGAAAATACATCGGCAATTGCTAAAGAATGCGGTAAGCATTCTTTCGCAAAGGAAGCAGGAGATATCACTAAGGGCGCCCATCAATGGGAGCCCAAGAAACGTCCAGATTTAAGCCCAGAGCTTTGCAAGCTTTACAATGAAGCTAATACTTGGCTTTGCTGGCATGGCACGCGAAGTGCTAACGTTATAGGTATTACAAAACGTGGTCTTATGATTCGTCCATCTGGGGCAGTTCATACAGGCTCAATGTTTGGTGATGGCAAATACTTCGCTTGGAACTCTACTAAATCATTAAATTATACTGACGGTGGTTACTGGACTGGCGGAAATGCTCCTAGTTCAAGATTTATGTTCTTGTTAGATGTGTCTTTTGGAAACATGTATAAAGCTTCACATCCACAATTTTTCAAAGGTGCTCCTAAAGGATATCATTCTGTTTATGGTAAAGCTTCTCATTCTGGAGTTCGTAATGATGAAATGATTACTTATGATTTTAAGCCACAGGACTGCCAATCTCATATTAAATATTTATTAGAAATTTCTGGATAATATATCAATATTTGCCAATTGTGGTATGAAGTACCCGCAATTGGCAGACCCAATATGGCTTGATAATGCATATTCAAAAGAGAAAAAATCAACTACGGAAATTGCTAAAATTATTGGATGCAGTATTAGAGCAGTAGGATATTGTTTAAAAAAATTTGATATTAAGATTCGTTCTGCATCAGAAGCCTGTTTATTAGCGCCGAAAAAACAATCTAAATATTCTTTATTAAATGATCCATTATGGTTGAAAAATAATTATATTGATAATAAATTATCAACCCAACAAATTGCTAATTTAATTGGTGCAAAATCATGTAATTCTACTAGACAATTTTTGGTTAGACATAATATTAATATTAGAAATAAAAGTGATGGCCAAACAATAAATAGAAAAGATGATAATTTTATTTTAAATTTACCAGTTATTAATGGATCTTTATTAGGAGACGGATCTTTAGATATATGGAATAATAAAAGTAATATATCAATTCCTTATTTTCATAAAAAAAATATTTATTATGATCATATTCTATATGTGGCAAATAATATTTTTTTAAAAAACCCAGAATCACGAATAACACACTATATAAATCCTAAAAACGAAAAATATCAATATTTTCATATTTCATCTCTTACACACAAAACATTATTACCACTTTATAACAAATGGTATCCTGAAAAATCCAATTATAAAAAAGTAATACCAGAAGACATAGAAATAAGTTCAGAGCTTTTGTTAAATATGTTTATGGATGATGGAACATCTTTTCATAGAAGAAAAAAATCAAAAACTAAACAAATAATAATTACAATTTGTTCAGAATCTTTCACAAGAGATAATCAAGAAATGTTTTGTGAAAAAATAAATAAAAAATTTAATATTGATATAAAAACAACGCCTTGTAGCTCTGGTACTGGTTGGAGAATAAGAGTTCCACAATCTCAAACAAATCAATTTTATGAAATAATTGGCTCTTGTCCAGTACCAAGTTTATCATATAAATGGAAATAATAAATACTTTTGTAGTCGAGCGCAAAAAAAAACTATCAACTTAATTGTTGATAGTTTTTTTCATTTGGAGATAAAATATGTTGCACCCCAGAATTGGTTATACATTTGATGATGTTTTGTTAGTTCCAAAATATAGTGAGATTAAAAACAGAAAAGATGTTAATACTTCTGTAGATCTTGGTAAAGGAATTACATTAGAAATACCTATTGTTTCTGCTAACATGAAAAATGTTACAGAATTAACCATGGCTAAAAAACTAAGCACTTTAGGCGGGCTGCCTATTTTACATAGGTTTTATGATTCTATTCAAGAATATATAAATGATTATCATAAAGCGTCATATGCTTTTGATAAAATCGGCGTTTCTTTTGGCATCAATAATGTAGAAGTCATTGATGTTTTTATGAATTTAAAGGATCCTCCGAAAGTAATTTGTGTAGATGTAGCTCATGGCGATTCTAAAGGTTGCGCTCAAACAACAGAATACATTGCTAAAAAATATCCTGAAGTTTTATTAATATCCGGGAATGTCGCAACAAAAGCTGGGGCCAGAACTCTTTATAATGCCGGAGCAAATGTAATTAAGGTAGGAATTGGCCCTGGAAGTTTATGTACTACCAGACTTGAAACCGGTAACGGCGTTCCTCAATTAACTGCATTGAGCGATGTTTACGAATATTCACTTGCTCCACAACAGCAAGATTTGCTTCGGGGAACAGAGGGTTATTTAAGAAATGATGGACCTAATAGAAAGTTCAAAATCATAGCTGATGGAGGAATTAATAAAGCGGGAGATATAGTCAAAGCATTATGTTTTTCTGATGCTGTAATGCTTGGCAATCTGTTAGCTGGTACTGATGAGGCACCAGGACATGTTATAAAGGGCTTGGATGACAAGTTATATAAAGAGTATGTAGGAAGCTCAACTCATAAACAAGATCATATAGAAGGAGTTTCTGCACTTGTTCCGTATCGAGGTCCAGTAACTAATGTTATTGTGAAATTAATGCAGGGCTTGAAAAGTGGCATGTCTTATCAAAATTGTACTTCTCTAGAGGAGCTTAGGGAAGATCCGGAATTCGTTTCAATAAGTAATGCCGGTCTTATTGAAAGTAAACCTCATAGCGTTTTATTAAAATAACATAAATTTGGAAATTAAATGACAAAAAATAACAAATATGAACCTGGCGACTGGTGGAGATTATATCCTATTTTAATTGTGTTGATAGTATGGAAAAAATTTTTTGATTTAACTAAGAAGATAAAAAATGTATTCTTGTAAAATATTAAAAGACTCTGAATCGCCTACTGGCATTCGAATAACTAGCTTTGAAATAACTTTTCCAAGAATTGTTCTAGCCGAATTTAATACACATAGGGTATTCTCTAGGAATTCAGCAAGTAGCCGAGCTATCCCAGTTGAGAAAATGCTTGAGCGTGTTAAAACAGATCCTTTTATTCCTATTCATTGGGGCAAAAAACAAAAAGGAATGCAGGCTGAAACAGAACTATCTATTGATGAAATAGAAAATGCTAAATCTGAATGGTTGTACGCAAGAGATAGCGCCGTTTCTCATGCCGAAAAACTTTTATCTTTAGGGTTGCATAAACAAATAACCAATAGAATTTTAGAACCTTGGTTATGGCAAACAGTTATCGTAACATCTACCGAATGGGATAATTGGCGAGGTTTGCGCTGTAATAAAAACGCACAACCTGAAATTCAGCGTATAGCCACAATGATGGCAGAAGCTTATGACGCATCACAGCCTCAAAAATTATCTGCCGAACAATGGCATTTACCTTTAATATTTGAGGAAGGCGCGGAACTTGAGGCTTTAATAAATAAATATGGACAAGAGGGACTAGCCAGAATTTCCGTAGGTCGTTGCTGTCGCGTAAGCTACTTAACACACGATGGCAAGCGCGATCCTGAAGCAGATATCAATCTATGTGAAGATCTGCTTAAGAATGGACATATGAGCCCTTTTGAACATGTGGCATATCCAATTACAAATCCAAAAAGCAAGCTTGTTTATAATAAGCAAGGATCTTTATGGTCAGGAAATCACCGAGGGTGGATTTCTTACAGATCAACTATAGCTGGTGAAAGCATATGGAAAAATGACCTTTAATCATTATTGAATATTTAAATTTTTAATAAATTCAATGGCTTCTTCTTTGCTCATATTTGGCGTCTCAAGTAGTTTTTCTTGTAAAGCGTGTAAAATCTTACCCATTGTCGGACCTGGCTTAAAACCTAATTGCATTAAGTCATTTCCGGTAATTGGAGGCTTTACTTTCGTTCCGCCCATTTGAGATATTATTTCATCGATACGTTTAATTATAGTATCATATTTATCTCTTGTTTGTGGCTCGTGTGTGTTCTTGCCATAAGCATCTGCTATAGCCAATTCTAATGAATGTCTCCAGTCATCTTCAAGATCTTTTATAAACTTTCGTAATCCTGCATCAGATATATTAGTCATGCCATGAGGGCGCATATGTTCTTTAACAAGACGTATTACTCTCTTGCTAATATTTTTTGGAGCTTTCATTCTGTCTAAAACATATTCTGCCATTTTAGCAGAAGATTCGGCATGGCCTTCAAAAGCACGAAGCTCTCCCTCATGAGTTAGTCCGTATTTTTCTTTAAGCTTTTCAATACGCGCTTTATATTCCGGATGATCTGTAGAGTACATTTGTATAGCGCAAATATCACATTTGCCAATATCATGTAATAGAGCGGAAATGTTTCTTACAAGATAATCTTCCGCTTTATTTTTTTGTTCTTCGGTAGTCTGTTTTTTTACTAAAAATTCCAATACTTTTAAAGTATGTTCCCAGACATTTAAATCATGATGAGGATTATGTTGTTCGGTATCAAATGACACCATTCCTTTTGACAAACCAAGCTGCTTTTGCTCTTCCTCATTTAATCCAAATAATATATCTCTTAGGCCCATCTGACCTAATAGCTTGGCTGCCTCGTGTGGATTTGGACCAGTCAAAAATCCTGATTTCCATCCTTCAGGTTCTGCTTGACCGGCAAGTTCTTTCCACACACGTTCAGCACTTACTTTCGATCTGAAAGCATCTTGTACATCTTTATTATTTGCCGCTTCTAATATTTCAGGAGCAACATTAAATCCAAATTTCGAAGCAAATCTAATTGTTCGTAAAATACGTAAAGGATCATCAATAAATGTTTGTATAGGATCTATGGGAGTTCTAATTATTCCATTTTTTAAATCTTCTATACCACCAACAAAATCTTCTATTTTATCATCATTGATATTATAAAATATAGAATTGATAGTTAAATCTCTGCGCCTAGCATCTTCTTCCGGAGTTCCTGGTTCAATAGTTGGAATTCTGGATTCTGAATATGTTTCTTTCCTCAGATTAACAAAATCTATAGAAAGACCAAATATATTTATCATTGCGGTAGCTAAATGTTTGCTTTGGTCCGGATTTGCTTTTACTACAGACACTCCTTTTGTATGAATACCATGTTCGTCCATATAATTTTTAACTAGATTGGCAAATTGCTCACCACTCATGTTATTTATGGAAATGTCTATATCATGAGATTCTTTGCCAAGTAAACGATCACGCACAAAGCCTCCGGCAACTCTTAATACAGTATCGGGAGCTTTATCTTTAACAACAGCTAATAACAGATCAAATATCCTGTTTTCTGTTGGCGACTTGTTGATTTGCATAAGCTCTACCGCAACCTTTCTGAAAACAACCATTCTGGCACATCTGGCTAAGCTTCGCAACATCTTTGTCCTGTGGGCAACATGTATAATCATATGTTATATACATAAATATGGCAAAAGATGATGATAAAAATGACGCTAAAAAACGTTATGCTTATAATTTTCCAGAAAGACAAAAGTCTGCGGAAGACAAAAAACCTAAAGTTATAAAAAAAGCAGAAAAACAATTTTATACTATAGAAGTAGAGGCCTGGACTAAAAGCACTTTGAAATATAAAGTATTGGCTGAAAGTCCAGAAGAAGCTGTTGAATTAATCGATAAATCTGCGATGCTTAATCCGCCATTAACAAAAGTTAATGGAATGAAAAAAATTAGTGCTAAGGTATACAAATATGGCACTAATATGATTAAATTAATCAAGAATTTTTAAGGTCGAGCAGAGCAAAGATTTGCACATAAATATGTATGTCAAATATAATCTACTACGCACTAGATACGGAAACTACCGGCCTAGATTCAAAACAACATGAAGTTACGCAGATTTCATTAGTTAGATGTTCTGATAGACACCAGCTAGATAAATACATAAAAGCCGAACATCCAGAACGAGCCTCTGCACAAGCTCTTCAAATTACAAACAGAACCAAAGCCGATTTATTTAAAGGTGAAAGTAGACTGGCAGTAGTTGAGTTTTGCGAAAAATTTATAGAAGAGGATGGACAAACGCCAGAGCATCGCTGTATGATTGCGCACAACGCTTCATTCGATAAAAGGTTTGTTCACGCCTTGTGGCAATCGGTTAATAAAACGTTTCCAGCTCATTTGTGGCTATGCACTAAGGAATTTACCAGAAGCTATACTATAAAACATGGAATAGCCAATCCGAAACTTAATCTAAGAGCTTCATTGGAAATAGTGAACGCAAAAGCTAAGTTCGGAGAACATAACGCACTTGTCGATACTCAGAACGCCTATATACTCTGGAAGAAGTTAATGGACGATGGCGTGGACCATCTTCCACATATTAAAAGAAGCCCTCATATTTTGGAATAACAAACATGAGCATAGAGAGTTTATTTAAACAGGCCGCAGAACTATTAACAGATCACGCAATGGAAGGGTCCGATTTTAGAGAGTCTTCAATGGAAGATAGAACTAAAATAGCCGATTATATTACTAATATAATAGATGCTTATAAAAATAAGGAATTTTCCAAATTTATATCTGAGCTAATGGCATTAAAAGATTATCAGGTCAATATTTACCCAGAAGCGTTTCATCCTACATATTCTGATTTCTTTTTAGATACCAGTATGTGGGACTGGGTTTTTGATTCTGTAAATAAAGACACTCCTAACGAACATGACTGGAAAGCAGCCTCTTTTATAATAGAAGATTTAAAAGAGAGAATTGAAAACAATGAAATTTTCGGGTAATACAATGAAACAAGTAATTATCATGCGTGGCGTACCGGGATCGGGGAAAACAACTTTAACTCTATATTTAGAGGCGGAGTATGGTATGCCTGCGGTTATTTGCAGCGCTGATCATTTCTTTTATTTCGATAAACCTCACAATCCAATAAATTACAAATTCAATCCAAAATTACTAGGAGCGGCACATGATAAATGCCGCGAAAACTTCAAAGAAGCGCTAGCTAGTGGCGAAGCTTTGGTTATAGTAGATAACACTAATATAAAACTTAGAGAGTTTCAATGGTATATAAAATTTGCCACTGATTCTGGCTACAATGTTGCAGTTCATTCAATTGTTGGGTGTTCCGCTAAAGAATGCCACAAAGTTAATGTTCACGGTGTGCCGATAGAAGCAATACAAAGAATGATAGACAACTTTGTTGAAACGCCAAAAAAAGTAAACAATGTCATGATTGATGAATTTACTCATGATTTTCATGAACTAAGGAATAAAAAATATGAGCCAGATAAGAAAAATACAAAAGAAAGTAAAAGTATTCTCACAATTAAAAGAGCAATGGGCGCTTCAGAGAAAACAGCAGGGTCTCCCAACTGAGCTTGATGATCTTGTTGAAATAGGCAAAGACGAAGCGGGAGAACCAATAAAAACAACTTTACGTATTTTAATGAAGGATAAACGACGCAAAGCTAGAAATAAAAGAAAAGTTTATAGCCAAAATTATTAGTTTTATTTACTTTGCATATTTTGGCTTACAAGTATGCACAAAAATAGTCAACTGGCAATTTATGGCATGCTAGTTGCTGCCGTTATTTTTTCGTTGGATTTAATGTTTCCAACGCATGGAATAATAGCAGCTTTTTATATTATTTTAATTTTAATATCTCTTTTGTCTACAGAAACTATGCTTACTGTTTGGGCTTCATTAATAGCCTCCGTATTAATTTCATTTGGAATTTACTATAATGGTGGCTTTTCTATGCAAATTAATGAATTATTTAATAGAATATTTGCATATGTAATTATACTGTTAACGGCGATATTATCAATACAAAGAAAAGAAGTCGAAAAAGAATTAATGGATCTTAACCTTAATTTAGAGCTAAAAGTATTAGCTAGAACAGCGGCTTCGGAAAACAGATCTATACGACTAGAAAAACAAATTCTTGTACTTCAAAATTTACGCAATGATGACAAGCTTATCGCTTTCAAAGAACTAGATGACGTAATACATAGTTTGAAAGAATTAACTCATGAAGAAACAATAGAAGTATCGGAGTATATAAATGGTTGATAATAATGATGCAAGCCGTATTTTAGCAGAACAATTTGCTAAAGGCCTAGAATCAACTTCCAAGTTACTTCATGAATTGCAAACAGATGTTCACTCTGGCGCCGTTGCTATGAAAGGCGTTACCACAGAGGTATCCGCTTTGCGTGATGATGTCAAATCTTTATCCAAAATACTAAGAGATGAAAGCAGTGATCGTTCTCTCATAGGAAGATTATTATCGGCAGAAAAAAATATTGAATCCGTAAAAGAATGGATTGATGAAAATAAAAAAATGCAAAAAACAGCTGAGGCTAATAAATGGCAACTTAGAGTAGCCATTATTGCCGGTATTTTAAGTCTTACCACCACCTTAGCACAATCTTTGTTCGGACATTTCTTACACTAGAAATTTTGTTGAACAAACAAAAAAATATTGTGATATATAATCTTTATGCCCGAATAGCTTAATTTACAAAGCGGCCAGCAAATCGTTGGTTGATGGGAGTATAAGGCTCTCTTTGGGCTCCAAATCTTACAAACGACAGTTGACATTTTTTCAGTAATGGTTATGATGATCGTATGGCCATCCTGAAAAAAATATATGGTAACCAATCTTTAGCGTTGGTTGCTGATTTTTACCAATTCACCGCGCTTTATGCATTTTGGAAAGCAAACTTACACGAAACAAAAAGTTGCTTCCATATGTTTCATAGGTCCTCTCCTTTTAATGGAGGCTACGCTATTTGTGCTGGCAAAGAATATCTTGAAGACTGGATTACTGATTTCAAGATGGATTCCACGGATATCGATTATTTAGCCAGTATTGAAGGAAATGATGGCAAAAGAATTTTTCAAGATGATGGTTTCTTTAGATACCTGAGTGACTTTCGTTTTACATGCGATGTTGATGCTGTTCCAGAAGGCACAGTAGTTTTTCCGCATGAACCAATGATAAGAACCATTGGCACTGTAGCAGACGCATTGCTTATAGAATCTTTCGCTCTATGCACATTAAATTCTCAAACGCTATTTGCTACATTGGCGTCAAGAATGGTGCGGGCGGCAGGTGGCAACCCAGTACTTGATGGAGGGCTTAGACGGGCTCAGGGGCTTGATGGGGCTCTTTCTGCTACAAGAGCCTGTTACATTGGCGGAATCAAAGGAACGTCCAATACATGGGCAGGAAAGACGTTAGGCATAAAAGCCGGCGGAACAATGCAACATGCGTTCGTAATGTTTTTTGACTCTGAACTGGAAGCTTTCGAAACATATGCAAAAGCTCTGCCAAATAATTGTGTGTTTCTGGTAGATACATATGGAACAATTAGTGGAATAAAAAACGCAATTACTGCATGTGCTAAATTAAAAAATAATGGATACAAGCCAATTGGCATTCGTTTAGATTCTGGCGATCTAAATTTCTTATCGAAACGTGGACGGCAAATGCTGGATGATGCCGGACTTCATGATGTAATAATTGGCGGTAGTAACGATTTGGATGAAATGTTAATTTCATCACTTAAGTTGCAGGGGGCGACCATTGCTTCTTGGATTGTTGGTACCAAAATGATAACATCTAATAGCCAACCAGCTCTAGGCGGTGTTTATAAAATGGGAGCCATACAAAAAAATGGCGTTTGGATTCCAAAAATTAAGCTTTCTGATCAAACAATAAAAACTAGTAACCCTGGTATACTTAATGCTGTACGTTTTGAAAAAGATGGAAAATTTTGTGGTGATATGATTTATGATGAGCTTCTTTTAGATTCAAATAAAGAAGAAGTTACGGCAGTTCAGCATAACGATGCAACTAGGCAACAAAAATATAATATGAAAAAAATCAATAATTATAAAATTCTAGAGCCTTCAATCAGAAATGGCAAACTTGTTCGTATGCAACCATCTCTAAATGAAATTAGAGATTATGCACAAACACAGTTATCTAAGTTGTCTGAGGATGTAAAACAATTTAACAACCCCCAAGAATACCATTGTGGTATAGACATAGATCTTCATCATGCTAAAACTAATATGATCATCTCAACAAGTGGCGGAACAGACGCATACCATTCAACGCTTTCAAAGTAAAATAAAAATGATAACATTAATAACAGTTGATTCTCAGCGCAAATCTAGGTTTCGTGGCGCAATTATTGGTACGGCTATTGGTGATGCCTTAGGCGCTCCTACTGAAAGTATGAGCAAAGCAGAAATTGAAGCTAATCCCGCTGCAAAAATCACCGGAGATTTTATTGATCATTTCCGTACAAGAGGTGATATCATTCAAAAGCGTGGTAGCTGGACCGATGATACTCAATTAATGATTCCTTTGATTAAATCAATTACTATCAAAAATTGTATTGATCCATTCGATCAGGCTTTGCGATTAAAAGAAATTTTTGAAAGCGGAGAAGTGCTTCGTGGATGGAGTCGTTCTACTATCGCTGCTGTAGAGCGGCTAACAAAAGGTGTGCCATGGTTTAGGGCAGCTGACACATCTTTGGGGGTTGGTAATGGAGTTGCCATGCGTGCAGCTCCGCTCGGCCTCTATTTAAGCCAAATTATAGAGGAAGTTAACGCTGGCAAAAGATCTAAAAGCGAAATAAAACACTGTATCAACAGTATCATTTCTGTTGGTAAAATTACACATCATGAACTTGGTATCACAGCCGGCGTTTTACAAAGTGTGCTTATTGCTGATTTGATAAACAATAATCGTTCTAAACAAAAATTATTGGAAAATATGAACCGAGTTGAACTTGATTTTTTTGGAAATAGCAGATTTTCAGATAAACTAAAACAAGCCGTTCGTATGCGAGATATCAGTTCCATCGCATTTAATATTGGAGTTGATAGTCGTGCAGATCGCTCTTGGATTACCGCCGTGGCAGTTTTCTTTAATACACGTAAAAAACGTGATGTTGTAAATACAATGTGTGAACTTATAAAATGTGGTGGGGACACAGATACAAATGCTAGTATGTATAGCGCTTTAGTCGGCGCCAAATGGGGTCTTACAGCATTCCCGATCCGTCTCAGAAAAGAAGTAGAGAATAGTAAAGGATTGATTGATCTTGCTGATAAATTATTTGAAATAGTGGTATAAAAATGATTGCAATACAAGAATTTGCTTCTGCTTTAGAATGTTCTCCAACCGAAATATGTTTTTTACTTAGGACATGTGATGAAGATCTGAAGAGTCGTGGAGATTTCCAGTGGCCTTCTTCTGGTCTTGTTTCTGTTCCTGACTGGGACCCTAAGCCTGAATGTGGTAACGGACTGCATGGTTTGTTATCTGGAGAAGGTGACGGATCTCTTTTAAGTAAAAAGAATACAGCAAAATGGATGGTTATAGCTGTTGTTAAATCTGAAGTAGTACAAATAGATAGCAAAGTAAAAGTGCCAAAAGCATATGTAGTATTTGTAGGATCTAAGAAAGATGCTACAGACATGATTGTAAAGTTATGTCCTGGATCTGCTTGTGCTTTTGCTACGGTTACTTCAGGAGAGTACGGTCACAGTATTTCAGGATATTCCGGTCACAGTACTTCAAGAGATTACGGTCACAGTACTTCAGGATATTACGGTCGCAGTACTTCAGGATATTCCGGTCACAGTATTTCAGGAGATTTAGGTCACAGTACTTCAGGATATTCCGGTCGCAGTACTTCAGGATATTACGGTCACAGCATTTCAGGAGATTACGGTCACAGTACTTCAGGAAATTCCGGTCACAGTACTTCAGGAGAGTCCGGTCACAGTATTTCAGGAGATTGCGGTCACAGTACTTCAGGATATTACGGTCGCAGTACTTCAGGATATTCCGGTCACAGTATTTCAGGAGAGTACGGTCACAGTATTTCAGGAGATTGCGGTTATAGTATTTCAGGAGATTTAGGTCACAGTACTTCAGGATATTCCGGTCGCAGTACTTCAGGATATTACGGTCACAGCATTTCAGGAAATTTCGGTCACAGTATTTCAGGAGATTGCGGTCACAGTACTTCAGGATATTACGGTCACAGTACTTCAGGAGAGAATGGTATAGTACAGTTTGATTATCTTGAAAACGGAAGAAAGAGAATAAAAATATTATATGTAGGAGAAGACAATATTAAGGCTTGGCACATATATTTTTTGAATGATAAATTTGAGATAGAAGATAAAGGACATGGACCGAGTATTGGAATAGAGACCTGTATGAGAAAATTATGCATATAAATGAAACAACCGAATTTATAATAAATTGGATAAAAGAACAGGCCTATCAACGCAATAAAAAATCATTATTAGTTGATGTATCACCAAACAACATGGCTTGTGGCCTAGTTGCTTTTTTGTGCTTGCGTTCACTTTTGAAAGTTCATACAATATCATCTGTTCAATCGAGCTATCGTCTCAGCAATAAATTTAATATACCACATCATATTTTTTCTAATAAAGAACACGATATGCTTGGAGACTCAAATGATGACTTAAATTTTATCGGGGCTCTTGGGCTTCGGCGAGCCGCTAAACAGAACGCTTATATATATTCCGCTTCTATTGAATATGATGCCCTTATTATTGGCACTAGGTGTAAAAACGATTCGATTCTTATTAGAAATTATGATAAATTTGAACCTGTTGACATATTGCCAATTAATGATTTAACACATACTGAAGTTTACCAAATGTATAATGAGTTGGTAAAAATAGAAATTGATGATCCAGAACCATCAGAATTTACTCATGCCGAACTTGAATGGCTTGAACAATTGGATAAAAATAAAGGAATAATTACAGCAGATATAGATCCTACAAAACATCCTCTATGGTACACTTATACTTTTATACAAAAGGCCTTAATATGCAAGGCCTTTCAAATAGAAAAATTAACAAGACATAAATATAATAATAACATTCCAGTTTGTTTAATAGATAGGAAATAAATCGAGATTGTTTGCAGTTTTTAATTAAAAATTATATATGATAAATCGCGAAACTGCTATCGTCAATGTTAAAGCTTTTTTGCCACAAGACCAAGAAATAATTCAAATAATAGATATGTGTAATTTGGATCCGGAAGGCGACTCTTGGTATAAATGGTCTGATGCCAATGGTAACTACTTGCACATAAAAAATGATAAAACAGTAATTTCTAGTAAAGAATCTCCTACAAAAAAAAGAATACGAATAATAAAAGATATTCATTTTAAAGCCCCAATTGATGTTATTTCAAAAAATAGCAAATGGGCTTTAATATGTTTTGCGGAAAGTTCAGCTGGCATCCCTCAGTTTAATAATATTTTACCAGGACTTAATATAATTTTTATATGGTTTTTGGGCATTGATAATAAATTACGACTGTCCACGTTTATCCAAAATGAATGGATTGAAAATCAATCGCCATTAATAACAAGTGTTACTACGCTACGAACAATAGTAAAATATTTGAACATTGATAAATATTGTGTTGTAAAAATCACTGATATAAAAGAGCCACTATCTTCTGCTTTTACAAAAAAAGCTTGGGCAACACCATGGCCTCCAAGTAAAAACATGATATTAGATATGATGTTAACTTATCAACCACTTGCGCGCTATATTACAAACGACTGCAATTTACTAACAAAAAAGGACAATTAAAATAAATGGCTGGAGATCTTTTAGAGTTTGAAGGTATTGTTTTGAGAGCCCAGGGTAATGGTATTTTTTTAGTTAAACTAGATAGTGGTGGCGCGGAAATATCTTGTCACCTATCCGGAAAAATTAAGAAAAATTCTATTAGAATTTTAGAAGGAGATAGGGTTAAAATATCCGTATCCCCATATGATTTATCTAAAGGAATAATTACATTTAGAACTAAAGGTTAAGTTCAAATTGTTCATCTGATGTCTTGCATTCAGGACGAGGAATGCAATTGTATAATGCGCATAATTCGTTTGCATCCCATTGACTAATGCATGTCTGATAATCAGATACCGGATACATTATTGAATGTACATAAGGTATATGTTTTAATCGTAATAAATGTCCTAATTCATGTAGTATAACATTTTGAAATGTAAGAGGATCTTTTTTTTCGTTAAAAACTAATATGTTAGCAGAATTATTATTTTTTGACGGAATATAATATCCGTTATATTTTTTTACTTTTTTTATTAATTCGGGTGATAAATTAAACGGGTCTTTCTTTGACAAATACCACATAAACATTCCATTATAATTATCCAGTAATTCATAAGTTGGAATGTCTGAGTGAGATTGATTCCAAACAGGAATTATATTTATTTTGTCGTTGCTGACATAGCGCCATGATTCAATTGATCGTTCTATTGAATCGCGCTGCTGTTGGTTGAAAGACCAATCTATTTTTATATATATTGGAAACTCTTTTATTAAATCTGGAGTTATTACTTTTGGCTTATCTGGACATCCAGTAGTGACAAACAATGTTATTATAAAATATAATAAACATATTATTATCTTTCTCACCATATAATACAAAAGTATTATGTAACGCGATGCGCCAGATAAATAACTAACATTTTCAATCTGTTACGTTATTTTATTTGTATCAGTGTCATATCTATCTGTGTTACTAAAATAATTACTTACAGATTGGCTTAATGTTAGTCCAATAATGCCTCTGATATTTTGCTCTTCTTCATAAGTAAACAATGAACTTGGAGTAACTTCAGAAGCAGAATCTGGAGCCCATAATAACAGCTTATCAGCTCTTTGTTTAAACTCGTTTGTAAGTGATACAATGCCACGAGTGTATAAATTCTCAGAGGCTGTATAATAACCTGCTACCTTCAACTCATGCGAATATGCAGCAGGGTCTCCATTCATAACCTCTTGCCACGCTTTTTTATAACGGGGTCTATTAGCTACAAAATTAATATAATCTTCAGCTCCTTCTTCGGCAGTTGAATATGCACGAAAGTGGGTTTGCGGATGCGGCGGATCAAACCAACACAATTTGCCGTTAAGCAATTCATTACAACGATACATGCACCAGTCGTGCCCATCATCCTCTGTATTAAATTGAGGGTTGGCGTGACGCTTTTTAATATTGCCATAATTATAACAATGGATGGCCTTCCATCTAGCCGTCTCTAAGGCGCTTTGGCCCCATAGAAGCGCTAGAGAATCATTTGATGGATCAGTCCCAAAAAAATTTATCCAAGCAGCTTTTAAGGCTACGGCGGCCTCTCCTTGCTCTAATGTTTTAACTTCGTCTTGCATGAGTATCATACTCTCATGCAAAAATATTACCGCCACAAATTTGTGCCTGGCCGCAATCTATTAAGAACAGTATTATTATCAACCCAATGAGTTGTACTATTAACTATAGTAGCGATAAAATCAGGTCTAATAAATTTTAGTCTATTTTGAACATTATTATTATGTTCTATTTTTATATACAGACCTTCCATCAGATTTGTATTGTCAGTATTACGAAAAGCTCTATCAATATCAACGAATCTTGCTTGCTTAAGTTCATCGACAAAATTTGACTTCCACTCAGCGGATTTGAATAAAGAATTTCCTATCAAAGTCTCTATATCATTTGTATCATCTACAATGCCATTCCATAAAACGGCCACAGATGTTACTACGGTACCCATAAACATACTGTGCCTTTCCAAAGTGCTTATGTATGAATTTGTTTCTTTATCAAAGACATCAAACTCAAGAAAATAATTTGGAAGCATATCATAAAATATTGTATGCTTCATCAACATCCATTCCCCAAACATAATATATCTTTGGCCTAATATTTTAAATAAATCATTATGATGGACATTCACCCATTGCTTTAATAAATCAAATTGACGCTCATAATTTCCTTCCAAAAATCTTCCGCGACTTTGGAACAAAGGTTTTTCGTTCAAGTCGAAACTTATTCCGACTTGTGAACCATCCATTTTTTCTTCGACAACAACAAATTTTCCCTCAAGACCTTCTGTAAAATCTTTAAGATGCTGCGTTCGTGGGTATTTATAAAGTTCATTCATATTCATCAACAGGTGATAAATCCTGCTCCGGTATAGGACTGGCTTTGTTATTATCAAAATAAGAATCTAAATCAGTAGGGCAAGGAGGAGCAGGATCGAAAGGATCTGGATCCTCTGGAGAGCAATGTTTTTTTTCTTTTAAATAAATGTTAGAATTTTCCGCTTCTTTTAAAGAAGCGTTAGACGTTCTTTTTCCTTTTAAAACACGCTTCATACTATAATCTTCATTATAGTTTGTCATTTCAATCATTTTCTCTAATGACAATTTATAATCGCAATCAAAAAAACAAACAGATAAAAATAATTCTTTTATATGAGCGAATGTTAAGCCCTCTGAATCATTGGCCCAAACATCTATTTGAATATGTTTAAAATCATCATATTTGTTAATCAAATTAGAAATATATTCTTTTCTAGTTTCTAGATTTGGCGGCCCTATATAAATGCGTTTATCAAAACGACTTGGGCGATTTTTAATTCTATCAGATAGAATATTGATGTTATTAGTTGTAGCTAAAAATACAATATTTTCATATCCACTATGACCATCTAGCATATCTGTTATTGTAGATTCATAACTGTCTAACCACCCATCAATGTCTTCTATAATTACAACTACTGGGGTGTCTTTTTGAATCTGACGCAAAGAATCCATTGACTCACTAAATAAACCTGGATTGCAAAACATTATTGCAATACCATTCATCTTCACAACATCATCTATAATCATTTTAATTGCACAAGATTTGCCACTGCCTGGAGGGCCATATAATAAAATTCCTCTGCGAAACGGAAAATTATACTTGTTAAATAATTGCTTCTTTGTCCAAAAAGATTTAATCTCTGCAATTGCTTCATCTACCTGAGTGTTTTCAAATCTTATTAACTCAGATAAGTCCTGGACTTTACGTGATCTAAAGTATAACCCTTGTAAACTGTTCTTTAAATCATAAATGCCAGCAGGCAATTCTGAAAAACCATGCTCAATCCCTCTTGGAAAAAAATTGCGCTCATCGCCTGTTGTCCAATGATTACTTGCCATAAATAATATGGTTTTTACTTTTATCTGGCTCGACTTCTCATCCGCATTAATTAGCGGAAGAAGGCCGAATCGAACGGCTTGCCTTGCGGCACGCACTGGTTAGCACCCAGCCGGGCTCCCATGAACCCATCATCTTCCATATATTAATATTATAGTATAACCATAGAATGCTCGATAATTATTTAGTAGACATAATTAATTGCGCTAAAGCTTTTGAAAAAATAGCCAAAGCCAAGCCTATTTATTTATACCACGGAACTAGCGCAGATAGATTGCCAAGCATATTATCCCAAGGTTTAATTCCGAATCCAAAAGAAAGAGTGTGGCAAGAAGATCCACATGCTAGTTGGGCCAAACCATCTCGTCAATCCTTGCCGGACAGCATATATCTCACTTCAAATTTAATGACTGCTATTTCTGCTTCTTCAAATGCAAGATCTGATAAGAAAAAACATAACACTGTATTAATTATTGTCAGTGTGCAGCCTCAATCATTAGTCATGGATGAAGATGATCTTAATGTTAACGCTCTTGTTTATCAAGGTGTTAATTTAGATTCAAGTGAAAGCTTGATTTCCCAAATGTATTTTGGTCAGATAGGTTCTGGGGCTCATCCTTATAGAATTTCTGAAGATAAAAAGTTTTTGAATAATGCTCAAAAAGCATATGTGCAACACGCAATCGAAAGGATCGAATACGATTTAAAAAGTAAAAAATTACATCCCGATTTAAAAGCTCGTTTAGAACATTTGTTATCAGAGGGCTTCTTTACAGCATTAAATAGAAAGGTGGCTCATATGTCGCCAGATTATTATAAACGATTATGGGGCAATTGGGCCGATAGAGAAAATTATAATAATCCGCCAAAACAACCAACAATAGCTGAAACAGAAAAAGCATTCAAAGATTATGAAGATAAATTAACCAGAACTCTTAAAACTATGGCAACTCCAGAAAATTTGCCAGATGATAATTATAGATTTTCTGCACGAATTTTAGAACCAATTGGCTATACTAAATCTAATAAAATTGTTGCAATATTTGAACTTGTCCCAAGTGAAACAAGAAAATATGGCAATTACTTAGCTCAAATATATCCAAGAGACAAATCTATTCCAAATGAAGCTTTAGAAAAATTGGAAACAGATTGGAGAGCTAACGTAAATCGTGATGAATTCAATATTATAAATAAATGATAATTTGGTGTTATTTAAATTGCGGAGGGTAGACGAATCGAACGCCCATCTTTTCAGATCCCTTCGGGTTCAAACCGAATTGCCAACCATTCAGCGGCACCTTCCATAGAGAATTATCTTCCAAGTAATTTCTTATAACTTTTTATTTTTCCATAACATACATCATGCATTGAACCGTCTAGCTCTGTCCAATAAATTCTATCACCAGGGCTAATTTTTCCATCACATGCCGAACAACGTCCATCGTATTTAGCCATTAACCAACCATCTTTCTTTTTTGGCTTCTTCGTTCTAATATGACTTTTTTCTGCAAGTTGTGTAGATTTTGGAGGCTCTGGATCATCACGTTGATTTTTGAAAATCTCCTGGAGTTCCTTGTCCATGTCTTGCCACCATTTTTCTTTACGTATATCAAAACTACCAGCTGCAACGGAAAATATAGTAGCATATTTTAATAATTGTTTATACATGACTATTAAATGTCAATATATTCATTGTAAAATTTGTAGTATGTATAGGAGTCGAACCTATCGCTTCTTCCGTGTAAAGGAAGCCTATTCGCCGGCTTAGTCACATACCATACAGATGCGATAATGGGAATCGAACCCACTAATTAGAGCTTATGAAACTCCTGCCTCACCATTGGGCTTTATCGCAATAATATTAAATTTGCTCGATTGATTTCAACATCTCAGGAACAAAAGATGTTCTTGGCCTAATTAATGTTGTTCTAGCTGCACGAGAACGAACTTTAATTACTGAATCATTAGGACCAAACCCACCAGCGTTTAATGGGTCATCATCAAATTCATACCCATATCCTTCTTTATCATTTGTTGTTGTTTTATTTTCTGCATGAACAGAACTAGTTACTAGAATTAATATAACAGTTGTTAATAGCGCAGTTAATTTTTTCATTAATCACCTTTTTGTTAGCGCCCCTGGAGGGATTCGAACCCCCATCGTCCAAATTACGGTTAACCTGTTTAGAAGACAGGACCGATACAGAGGCAAATTTTATGCAGTCTCTCTTTGTTTTTCATTTGAATAATGCCATACAGTAGACCCTTCCATCCATGGTCTTAAAGCAATAGGCTTTGATGCTAATTGTTTATGTAATTCTTTCATGAGGTCATCGTCAAATGCGTAAGGCAAATATTGACGAGCATCTTTGTCTATATATTCTACCTGATCTTCATAATCTTTATATGCTCGTTTATAATCTTCAGGATCTTCAAAATCTGATTCTTCTGGCATTGTTGGATAATTATCCATAACGCGATCAAACAATACTTCATTGTTTTCTTGAATTTTATTTGTAATAAATTCAATTTCTGAATTACGTGTCCATAACGCTTTTATTTCTCTTATAGCTTGATCTTCTGCTATTTTTTTATCTTGTTTACTATAAGCGTCGTGACTTTTCCGTATATTTGTATTTTCTGAATCATGACGATCATTTCGTATTATATTTAAAATATTCTTCTGATACGACAATTGTAATTTCTGAACATATGTATATGTAAATTTTTTATCGTATTCATCAGCTGTTCTAATATCCTCTTCAATTGCTAATCTAATTAATGGTTCAGCCGCATACCCCATGGCTCCATAATAATTATTATTCCTGTTTGCAAACCCTTTTAAAATACTATCATACGCTGAACTAAAAGAATAGTTCGAATTACTTACTGGTATGCCATATTCATTTTCGTCCAATAATAATTTATCTAACCAATCATTGCTATGGTTATATTTAAAACTTTCGGCGGCCTCATAAATACGCTCATTTATATCATCGCCTTTTACCGCCTCTATTTTTTTACCAGATTTCATTAAGCTTTGAAACCATTCTTTAATCATTTCTTTATATTCTTTTTTCGGCTCTGAGTTGGAGTTCCCATAGATTTGGTTGAAATCTATGTTTGTTATTTCTTTTTTAGGTGATTGATAATCTGGATTTTCTTGATGTGAAGACCAGTCCCGTGGCTCAACATAAGAGTATTTCGGATTTCCTTCCATAGTAACGTGAGGCTCATTTTTCGAATCTCTAAGTGAATATATAATTGAATTTCCTGATTCAACATGTTCGCAATAGCCACCAACACAATGATTCATTTTATTGCCTTCAACTTGCAAATCATTTTCTGTTGTTATTTTCTTTATTGTCCAACCATTGAAAGCAGGATTATGCCATTTTGGACCATATACAATATTTGTTGTACCTTCTTGATATTTTTCGCCCTCTCCTAATTGCGCTTGTATTTCATGCCAATTACGAATTTGTTGAGCAACTTCCCCAATTGACATTGATAGGATAGATTCTTTAGTAACTAGGGCTCTGTACCAATCCAAAAATGATTGACGACTAAATTGAAGGTCTGCTGTAAGCAAGCCTTCGCCTAATAGGGCGTTTGCATTCGTGTCAGACACCCATCCTACGAAATTAAACCAAGCTGGAAATATTTTATAAAATTTTTCTGAATCCAGTATTGGATTATTTTTTCTTAATTTTCTTAAATTATCTAATGCCCACTGTCCAGCAGGCTCTTCATAGTACTGACCTAGCCAAAATTTAACCGCATTAATATCAAATTTATCCGCAGATTGCAATAGTTCATTAACAGCCGCCTCAAGCTCATTAACTGATTTTATATTTTTGTTTTTCTCTAAAGCAATTATACAATGGTTCATCCTATCTTTAGGCTGGCTCAAAACATATTGCTTTATCTCATCAGATACATTCAACGCAGTTAAAACATCGCTAATAGCTGCAAATTTAAATAAATCTGCACAATAAACCAAATTACTTGCGGCAATTGTCCCGGCAGGCAATATCGTTACATCTTGATTTGCTATTTTTTTAAATGATATAGCACATTTGAGCAGAGAATCATGCATGCTTAAATATGTAATAAATGATAGAATCTTATTTTTGGACGGCAGCAAGAATCGAACTTGCGATATTAGTTTTGCAGACTAATCCATTACCACTCTGGCATGTCGTCAAAATCATTGGAGCGGGTGACTGGATTCGAACCAGCGATGGATTTCTCCGTCAGTTTGGAAAACTGATGCCTTAGCCACTCGGCCACACCCGCATACAAATAAACTATATCTATGGACCAGCGTCTTTTTTTACAGGAGCACAGCCCATACCAAAGTCCGCACCACAAACATCTGACGTTGTGCAACAGGGCACTCCAGACCCCGATGACGGACAGTAAGCAGCCCTACACGTTAAACCTGCTCCTGCAATGCCTCCAAAATTTTGAACACCGCCCGTTGTAACCGTTCCTCCAGAATTAGAAACGCCCCCACTGCTTGCTCCGCTATTGCCTATCCCACCACTGCTTGCTATTCCGCCGCCTATCCCACCACTACTTATAACACTACCTCCAATGCCAGCATCAATAGCCCCAATGCCAATATAACTGCTCTCAGAAGCACAACTTAAAACCAAACCAAACACAAATGACATAAACGCAATACTTCTCATTAAATTGCTCCGAAATTTACTAGGGCCATTCATATAGCAATACATCATTATGTACACAAACGTGGCAGATCCGAGGGTCTGACCTTGTTAATTACTTACTATACAACCAGTTAATTAAAATTCTCGACTTAATTATAAAGTTATTGTAAGGTTTTTATAAAACTCTTTATTAGTTTGATTCAAATTATATCCAAAAGGATTGCAGATTATCCTAGTATCTTCAATTTTATAATCAATTGAAAAATGAGTATGTCCATGAATCCAAAAAGCAGGTTGTCTTTCAGCTATAAGACTATCCATTTCACAAACAAAATAGCAATTTGTTGGGTCTCCTTCAAACGTCTTATGTACAGACTTGAACGATGGTAAGTGATGCGTTATTACAACATCACCTTTTTTAACCTCATCATTTAAGAATTTTACATTCTTTGTATTTTCTTCAAAAACCCAAGGGTCACAATCCTCTATACAATAGAAATCGTTAATATTAGCCTTAAGTTTCAAAGATTGCTCATTCGATGGATACCAAAGAGTCGTTCCAACAAAACGAACATTATCAATTGTAACAACGCTTCTATTAAGCCAATACAAATTAGTATTATTCTTTAATACTGCCGCTACAGTTGCCTCCACAACATCATTACGTTTAACTTGATAATATTCATGATTACCATGAACATACAATACTTTCGGAAATTTACTGGCAAATTGACTTAAACATTTTTCAATGCCCGAACAAGTAGTTATATCGCCAGCTAATACTAATACATCAGTATCATTTACTTCTAACGATTCAATAAATTTAGTACCTTTATCTCTAAAAAATTCTAGATGAAGATCGCTTAGTATTCTAATTTTCATTTGAGCCTCTACTCGGAATCGAACCGAAATCACTAGATTACGAAACTAGCATGTTACCATTAACACCACAGAGGCAAATCTCTCGACTATAACGTTATATAACCAAACATGAAACCGGACACATTGTTTTCGCTTAATAAAATTGAATCATCTTTTTATGATAAACCGCCTATTGAAGCAGCTAAGCCTTTGTTAAAAAAGGCCGTATTAGATAATTATTTTTTGGATGATATTAATATAACAGACGCTTATATAAAAAATCAAACAGCTTTTATATCTATGACTTATACGCCAAAGTTTCCATTGAAATATATAAATTTCAATTTTGTTATACCAAAATAGTGGAACTTATCGGTTACGATCCGATTTCTGCTGGATGCAAACCAACGGTTTTACCCGAGTAAACTAAAGTCCCTATGATAACTTGCCCAGCCCATAATTGAGTCTTTATACGGCTTCTGCTAGTTCTGACGTTTCTTCTGCTGTATCAACGCTAGCCATTTTAACAATAGATCCTTTTTTTATAGTTAAATTAGCGATACGACTGGAGGCAGCTTTCAAATGCTGACAAACCTCATCGCAATCTTCAAACTCATTTGCTAATTCCGAAATTCTATTTGCGACTTCTTGATATGCTTCAATCATTGATACCACCTTAAGTTAAGCCAGCCGTTTCTTCTTTAATACGGGCAATGCTGTGTAGTTCGGAAGACAAATCTTTAAGAGCTTTCGCAAGTTCTAAATCTTTTTCTCTGTACTCTTCTGCCATTTGCCAAATTTTGTCCGCCGCTTCACGGAATCTATGTGCTGCGGTTGTGTTTTTCATTTCAAAGATATATTATTTTATTAGTTGTCGCTTGTTATTTTGGGATAATGACATTTGTTTTTATAGTAGGCCTTCTCGGGAACGATCCGAGAACCTTCTCCTTAAAAGGGAGTTGCTCTAACCAATTGAGCTAAAGGCCCGTGTTTTACTAATCATATCTTTCTATTTAAGAACTCTTCTTGCCCTATGTATTTACCTGTATGCCTATCCCAAAATCCCCAATCTTTTATCTTAGGACCGGATATAAATAGCGTCCACACTTTTGGAGTCAACAACTGAACTCTATGAAAATCTGTTCCACGTATATAGTTTATATTTCCTTGTAAAAACTTTCTAACATTAACATTATATCTTGGGCCTAAATCCATTTCCAGATATTTATAATTTGCGTCAAGATCATGATATAATGGAATCAATGGATGATCTGTCTCATATCTCTTTTCTTCAAGATACGAACCATCCAATATAAATGATATTGATTTGGACCATGGGTGGTCATGCAGCTCTAAATCAGGATCGCCATTATGAAAACAATGGATGTATATACTAGGCATCCATTTCAGAGGCTTCCTAAATATATAATAACGAGTTAAATATTTCTCGCCATCTTCACGAGAAACAACTCGTCTATCTAAATTAAATATGTCTACGAACTTGAGAAGGAAATTTTCTATTCTACTCATAAGGATCTCCTAAAATTAGGATTAGAAAATCCAAGAGCACTCGATAATTAGTTTAATATTATTGTGCGGGCGGCGGGATTTGAACCCGCGTTTGCAATATACCAGGCTACGATTATCCGATTTATAAGACCGGTTCGATACACCCGCGCACAGTAGGCATAATAGGATTTGAACCTATATTCACCGGTTATCAGCCGATTTCTCTAACCAGATTGAGATATATGCCCGTAAAATTTATGTTTTGTTCACTTAACTATATATCAATCTATTATCTGCTTTCTTATGTATTCTGCTTGCCACTCAATATTATCAATAACTATAAAATCATCAGTTCCATATTGAACTATTGGAGTATTTATCCAAACGTTTTTTATTTCAGTTGCCTGACGAACTTCTGTTTCTGCAATTATTATATCAAATGGTTCTAATTGAGAATTTGATGCAATCTTGTTATTAAACAGTTTTTTAATTTTTGATTTATTTAACAAAACTAGCCATAACTTTCCTGACACTGAAATACGAGATGCTACCGAAAAATCAGAAGAAATAGTGCGGGTCTCTAAGAGATCAATTGCTTTAGCGCGCCCAACTATTATCCCGTTTTTAATTAAGATAATATTTGTTTTTCGTTTTTGTGGTGGATTAATTTTATCATTTTTAATAGCAGCAGCAGGCAATGCGTTAAATAATGAAATTAATCCTAGTGATTTTATGAAACTTCTTCTAGAAAACATATTATACCTTATAAAGCATTAGATGCCTTGACAGCTTTTTCATAATCAGATTTAATCATCCGATAAAGATCGGCAGGATGATAGCCAGGCTCGAATTCTGTCTTGTTAGAAATATGAAACTTCTCTGCCTTTAAATGACAACTATAGCAAAGAGAAATTCCATTCTCTTTAACATATCCACCATTAGGCATTTCGTTCCTATCAGTTATATGATGAGCGTCCAATGGCACATTAGATACACCACATGTTACGCACTTATGTTTATCACGTTCAAAAACAACGTTACGAAAATTCTCTCTATTTTTTTTCTTTTCCGAAGACATGTGTTAATCTCTTGGCCGCAACTGTAGCTTTGGCTTTAATTTCTTCTGTCGGAAAATCGTCATCTACTTCTATTTCAATAATTTTCCGTTCACCATTAACAACGTGGCATAATCTGTTCAAAACTATTGTTTGCATTATACTTTCTTTAGTATCAGAGTCGGATTTGAACCAGTACTATCTGGCATATGAAACCAGTTAGGACGGAACAGAGTTAGTATCGTACTACTTTTTGCGGAAATGTCAAGAGCCTAAAACTTTAAAAAATCGTCTTTATTTTTAGGATCCAACATAAAATCCGTTGCAAATCTCTTTATAGCAGATATTTCATCTTTGGTTAATTTGCCGCCTTCTTGATTTGCAGCAGAAATCTCATAATTACCATCTTTCTCTTTGTAAAGATATAACCAAACCATTCTGAAATTTTTTAATATTTCAGATCGCAGTTTCTCCATCAAGGTTTTCGATCTATCGTTAATAACAAACGTTTCACTGTCACCTATCATATAGATAGGCGTTTTTATGCAGTACAAGCCTGGGTGGTGTCTGCTTTACTTATAGGTTTAATAACGCCAACTTCCCAGCGCACAAAACGTTTTATGGAAACGTTCTCGCCAATTTTGGATACCAATTCTGTCCTAAGCTGTTCAATCGTTTTTCCTGGGATAAAAACAGACTCTTGACTTAATAAACAAAATTCGCTCTTCAATTTTGTTAATTTGCCATCAAATATCTTTGCTAAAACCTGCTCTGGCTTTGGTTTAGATGAATCCATTTGTGCCCTAAAAATTGACATTTGTTTATCTTTCTCTTCATCAGATAAATCGTCAATGAACATTGGATTCATAGCTGCAATTTGTAATGCAACAACCTCACAGAACTCCTTGAATTCTTTAGACCTGGCAGCGAAATCAGTTTGGCAATTTACCTCAACCATAACGCCTATCTTATAATCATGAATATAAGAATATATTAATCCCTCATTTGTTGCTTTAATAAATAGCTCATTAGCTTTTAATTCTCCGCGTTTCTGAAGAACAATTAAAGCCTCATCTATATCACCTTTAGATTCAATAAGAGCTTTTCTACAAGCGTCAAGGCTAATGTTCGTCTTATTTCGTAATGACTTAATCGTTTCTATGCTAACAGTTTCCATCTTACACCTTCTTCGTATTTCCAATCGTTATGTGAAAACAATCATGACCATCAGGAGGTCTTGACCTTTCACTAAATTTGCTTAATCCAAATTCAATTCTTATATTATTTAAGGTTGGACTAAGAACCTGTAACCAATAATAAACCTCATCATTATAAACATAAGTAGAATATTTAAATTCTACTTCTCTACCTTCGTGTTTTCCCCAATTTTTTAATACTACAGGGTTTTCGTGCCTAACAACAGAAATATGCGGAGCATACTTTTGACGATTAAGATACCATGCTTTTGGAACTAACGACCTAGCTAATTCTACAATGCCAGGATCAACATCAACCACTAGGTAATGTTCGCTATATCTTAGTATCCCTATAGAGCTAAACCAATTCATAAACTGTCCGCAGAGAGAGACTCGAACTCTCAAACCCAGTTAAGGGTGGCAGGTTCTAAGCCTGCTGTGTATTCCAATTTCACCATTTGCGGAAAAATTTGTGCTCAGGAAGGGAGTCGCACCCTCACGCTATTTAAGCACGGTTTTTTGAGAACCGCATGTCTTCTGTTCCATCACCTGAGCAAATTTTCTTTTATAAACATATGTATTAATAGTCATATATTTATGATAAATAAAAGCGTCTACCAAATTTCTGACGAAGACTTTATTAATGCTGTAAAATCTTCTAACAATATATATCAAGCTTTACTTAAAATGGGTCTTAATGCAAGAGGAAACGCTTATTCTGTTTTTAAAAATCGTTGCAAAAAACTTAATTTAAATCTGTATGATAAAACCAATACACAAAAAACAAAAAGATTATTAATTACAAATGCACAAATTACACAAAAATGTAAATTACTTTTAAGTCGCCAAAGTGTGTTAAAATCATTTGGTTTAAATTATGGCGGAGGCAATGTACGATGGATTAATAAAAAAATAAATGATTTAAAAATAGATATTAATCATTGGACTGGGCAAGCTCATTTACGAGGCAAAACACATAATTGGACACCAAAAATACCAATGAAATCAATTTTGATAATTAATAGTAAATATACAAGTAGTTATAATTTAAAACACAGATTACTCAAAGAAGGTATTTTTCAAAATAAATGTTTTATTTGTCAAATAAACAAATGGCAAAATAAACAAATAGCATTACAATTAGATCATATAAATGGCTCACCAACAGATAACAGAATTGAGAATCTTAGGTTGCTATGTCCAAATTGTCACTCTCAAACAGAAACTTATTGCGGCAAAAATATTGGAAAAATAAACTAGTAGGTCAAAGATCGCTACGTTCTCAACATAGTGCGTCTACTAAATTTCGCCACCTATACGTTTATAATAAACTTAAACACTTCATTACCCATACAGCAAGTGATATAGCCAAAATCAAACCAAATGAATCATACCCAACACTGTATTTTACAATTCTTGGCCGCTCTTTATCACTAAGTAAATCAACTATATACACCATCGCTGATAATACATTAGTTATTAATGCAAACCATAAATATGAACTTAACATTTTTTCCTCAAATACTGTTGTTTAGTTTTTGAACAATTTCTTGCATTTTGTTTTCATCAAATGCAAGATTCATTCTTATGAAACCTGGAACTCCGAACAAACTTCCGTCCACGACTTTTATCTTAGCTTTATCAAGATTTGCTTTTGGTCCCAATTTAAACCAACCAAACATACCATTATTATTTTCTAAATCTCCAACTTCAAGAATATCAGGATTAACTTGCTTTATAATGTTCTTAGAATTACGTAAAGCTAAATTCGATTTATTTTCAAAAGCCTTAGTGTCTTCTGGATATCTTTTCATTTTTAATAAGAGATCATAAAGTAATATTTGTGGTAATACCGAAACCCCAACAGTCATAATCTCTACATACTCTTGAATCATTCGATAAAATTCAGGGTTCTTACATACTGCGTATCCTAATCTTAATCCAGATAAACCAGTTAATTTAGAAATGCTATAAATCTGAACATCACCAATTACATCTAATTTATAATTTTCCGGCAAATAAACATGACTGTAATATGCTGCATCATGAATTAATACATTTTTTTTATATTCCATTATTATTTCCAACTTCTTTAGATCATCAGAAGTAGGACAACTGCCATCAGGATTATTTGGAGCTACACAACAATAACTATCGTAACCATTAAAGTCTGATGCCAAACAATTTATATTATGTATTTCAGCTATAGGAGGAATAAGAGCCCAATATGGTTTGGGTAAATACATATCAAACTTATTCAATTTAGATAAGGCGTAAAACGCAGCCCCTAATGCTTGTTTAGCTCCATGAGTAATGACAACCGGAGCCTGATGTTTATCCTCTAACAAAGAAACTAATGGAGGATATCCAGTTGATGTTGGATAACTCAATTCGTCATATGTATAACTAAATTCCTTTTGAAGATCAAATGTATTAAGCAGAATGTCCTTGACAACATACGGCTCCCCATATGAAGCGTCAAGCCAATCTGAAGGAAGTTTATGTCTTGCTAAAAGAATATTTGTCATAGCAGGCAGCCAGTGAGTCGTCCCGGCATACTACCCTTTTCTTTTCTTTTCATACTCTTCATAACATTTATCGCACATTGTGAATATCCAGCCGATACCACGTCTACTTCCATCCTGACCACATTGTTCGCAAGTAATAGCTGACAGCCTCTCTGCTTCATGTATTGCGTCATCTATTTCTGGCGATGATAGATTAGTATAAAAGCGCAACGTTCCAAATTTTTCTTTTACTTGCGTTGCTTTTAATCTATTTTCATCATCCGGTTGTGATGCAGCAATTGCTTCTAATTTTTGAGAAAGATCATGAATTAAATTAAACCAACCTGAACCTGGGAACCCCCAACACATACAAGTTTCTTGCATGCTGGCGCCTCTATCTCTATATAAAATTGGAAATTTATCGCAAAGCTGTTTGTCTAATTCTGGTTTCATCTTTTTGTCTTTCTTTTTTATTTTTAGAATTTCTATTCTTTTTTTCTTCTTTCCGGCCTTCTTCAATCATTATAGAATGAAGTCTTTCTCTATATTCAGCCATCAAATATTCTGTTTCTACAATCTTATCATTTACAGCAGAATCATCAGTTATTTGTTTTACCCATTCAAGTGCGTCAATAAATCCTTTACAGTTTTGTATTGCATTGTCAACTATTTTACGCTCGTCTTTAATTTCATGTTTTGACATTGTATATAAATGCCAAAACTTTACTGCATCTCAGGCAAGATTCGAACTTGCAGCCAAATCTTTAGGAAAGATCCGTTCTATCCAGTTGAACTACTGAGATATAAGCATTAGGGTCAATTCTGATTATTTTCTTGTTCATCTTCTTGGCATAATCAAGACAATTTTTGGTTCCACCAGCTGATCCGTCCCAGCAACAAACCACAGTATCAGAATTATCAACCATGTATTCATTTCTTATCTGCATTTTTTTAGCAGAATATTCTCCCTCACAAACAATAGTTTTCTTTACCGCTTTATCCAAAATAGAATTGTATTCATTTTGAATATCGAAAGGCCAACGCTTCTCCTGGCCCGAGAAAGGAATTGCTGCTTCAAATGGAATGCCCAATTGGATACACACTAATGTGGCTATTTGGTCAAAACCAATGGCCATACCAGATATGCATCCTTCAGGCTTCAATTCTTTTAATATACTTTCTAACTCGGAAATAACATAGTCTTTTGCTGGATTAGATCCGTATCCAGCTCCAATTTTTCTATGTCCAGTAAATGAAACAATCATAACAGTTTTAGATCTTCTATGTTTTTTAATTGATCATTAGGAACAAAGTAAGCCGCTGGCCTATCACCATGCTCCCTTAACCACTTTTTGTTTTTAGCTTCTGCTGCTAACAGATAACCAACAACATTGTAATGAGGAGCTAAACCAGTAACATGAATAAAGATACCATCATCAGGATCATTATCTCTAACTAATAGTTCGTAATTATCTTTGCTTCTGGTCCTAACATGCAAGCTGCCAACATCAGCGCCTGTTTTGAATGTATTAACTGTTCCGGCCCAATATACATTAAGCGCTTTAGCAACAGCTAACTCTCCAGCGGCTCCTTCGATATGAACGGTCCACCCATTTTGGCCATCAAAGCCGTGCTTATCGGGTAAACCTTTCTTCAAAGCTTCCATATGTCTTTTGATACCGATATTCGCGGCCATCAAAAGCTCAGAAACTGTTAGGCTAACTTTCATAAACGTTTGCCTTTTACTAGCTTCATCGCTTGTTTTCGACTCTTTACAGTAAGATCGAATTCAACGATTTGCCAATCAGCCGGTACCAAATCAAACTGACGTAAATGACGTTTTATATTCTTTAATTCCGTCCACACCTTACCACCATCTTTTGTCCAGCCGGTAGCACCTACATCAGTAGATCTTCCGCCTAGAGAATAATGGCTGTCACTTTTTCTACGAATTTTGAAAATTGTCACTTGTCTTACCTAGTGTCTTTCTTAACTAATTAAAGTTAGTCGAGGTGGGGTGAATCGAACACCCGAAATCCTGTACCCAAAACAGGTGACCTA